AGTACCTGGTAAAAATATAGAAGGTTTACCTGAATTATTAGGAGCTTTATCATCAGTATCATCTCAAAATGTAGAAACACCATCACTACCAGCAGCACAAGGAGGACCATCAACACCACCAGCAGCACAAAGAGAACCAGTAGCACCACCAGCAGCACAAAGAGAACAAGGAGAACAAGTAGCACCACCAGCAGCACAAAGAGAACAAGGAGAACAAGTAGCACCACCACAAGGAGAACCAGGAGCACCAGCAGCACCAAGAGGACCAATACCACCACCAGCAGCACAAAGAGAACAAGTAGCACAAGGAGAATCACTACCACCAGCAGCACAAGGAGCACCAGCAGCGGTAACACAATTAAAAACACCAACAGTACCTGGTAAAAATATAGAAGGTTTACCTGAATTATTAGGAGCTTTATCAACAGTATCATCTCAAAATGTAGAAACGCCTACACTACCAGATACACCAGCATCACTAGCAAGACAACAACAAAGAAGCCCAGAAAGACAAGAACAATCTAATATACCTGCAGGGCCTGTAACACCACAACAACAGCAACAACAACCGCAACAATCTGCATCTTCGGGTACATCAGCACCAGGAAGGCTAGATACACATCCATTATCATCACAAACTGGACAAACTGGACAAACCGGACAAGTACCAAGAGAATTAGTAGGAGTATTAAATACTTTAGCAGATGTATCATCTAGACAACCACAACAACCACAACCACCACAACAACCGCAACCACCACAACCACCACAACAACAGCAACAACAGCAACAACAACAGCAACAACAACAGCAACAACAACCACAACAACAGCAACAACAACCACAACAACCGCAACAACAACAGCAACAACAGCAACAACTACCACCAGAAAGACAAGGTTTTTTTGATCGGTTTTTTGGCAGAAAAAAAGCTGAAGTACCACCATCACCACCGCCACCAGGAGGACCACCATCAGGAAGACCACCACCGGGATCACCAGGAGGACCACCACCGCCACCAAGAGTACCACCATCAGGAGGACCGCCACCAGGAGGACCACCACCACCTGGATTGCCAAGAGAATCATATACTACATCTGTACATGGCGATGACGATAGGAGTGAGTTAAGCGATGATTATGATGATAGTGAACGCCATTCGATTCCATTAAGTGGAATTATAAAGGAGGGAATTGTAAAACATTTGGATAAACCGAAGATAAATGAACATATAGAAGAACTTGAAGAGTCCGCAGTAGATACATTATCTATGTTTGGTCCAACATTTGCAAACAGAGCTCAAAAAGATTTCGAAATTCTAAAACTCAATAAAGAAGATAGTGAAGAATATGACCCCGAAAATAATCGTGAAGAATACTTGAGATTTAAAAAACAAATAGATACTATACGTAAGGACATGGAAGAGAACAGTGATAATAAAAAGTTATTAGTCGCAAATTTAATTAAGTATCTTTCACTTATTCAAAGTATAGATGAGAAAAACCGTAAACGTTTACTTGAAGAATTAAATCAAGAGATAATAAGTGATCAAGTACCAATGAAATTTGCATTTGGTAATACTAATAGTAGAGAAATAGCAGTACAAGGAGGTGGATCCCCAACTGATTATAATGAATATCGTATTAAATTTGATGCATCCGGAGGTAATTCTCCAATGGATTATAATGAATATCGTATTAAATTTGATGCATCAGGTGGAGCAGCCCCTCTTACACAAACACAAAGTGATGTAAAACAACCAACCAAAGAACAACCTACTACAAATAGTGGAACACCAAACAGTACTGCAGAAGAAGCCAGACAAACATTAGAAAAAATAGAAGAATTAAGAATAAGTTTAAATAAAATCAAATCATTTGTAAATAATGAAGTGAAAGCTACATTTCAAAATTACAAAAAACCATTTGAAAAAATTATAACAGAAAATGCAAAAGATGGTAAACATAATCAATTAAGAGAAGGTTTAAATAAAGATGATCCTACTAGAAAACCAGATGATAGTTTTGGTATTGTTGGATTAAGTGAAAGAATTGAACAAGATGGCTTGAAATGGCTTACCACAATCAAAGGTAAAATTACCGAAAATAATAATGAACTGAAACGAATTAAAACAAGTTTATTAGATGTTTGTAATACAAATGCAATCAAAACATTAACAGTTATGCCACCATATAAAACAAAAGTGAAAAATGCATTTGACGGAAATTTCGAAAAACAAACAGATCAATGTGCTGTATCTGATAATAATTTTAAAATATATAATTGTTTAGATACAGGTATAATATCTAGTTTAGAAAATATATCAAAAGGTCTTCAAACTACATTTGATGAAGTAAATACAATTATTAAACCAATAGCCTCAGATTTTAAAAGAGCAAATAAAGTATATGAAGAGACTGCAATAAATAAGCATAGAGTTCCAGTTGGACAAGGATGGGGATCAGGTTGGTTTGGTGGACCTTCACAACCTCCTCCACAACCTCCTCCTCGTTCTCCATCACCACCACGTAAAGAACCAGAAGAGGAAGAAGAATTAGATGAATTAACTGCAACAGGAAAAGGAGGTAAAAAGGATAAAAAAGCTAAGAAAGGAGGAACTGGAAGTAGTAATATTAATCAAGTTAATAATTATCTTACAATCTTTGATCAAAGATATAAAGATGTATTAGGTGTTATTAGTGAAATTGAGTTCGTGTTTAAAAAGAATGCGAGCCCATTTTTATCTGCATCAATGACTACACAACCTGGTATGTTCACTAATATTTTAAATAAATTTAAGAGTGATTCTTTCGTACAAGGTAATCTTGTTGCGACTGAAAAAATGGAAGAAAGTTTAAAAGCAAACAATTTAGTACCTGGAGATGTATTAAAAATTTCAACAGTTGATCGTGGTCTGTTTGCATTAGTCACATTATTTATAAGATCATTATCATTATATATAACTGAATCATTAATACAAAATAATAAAATTAGTGATATTCAATATGCAATATTTGTATTTACTATTATTTATTCTGGTTTATTCGTATTAACTGTATTATACGTAAATATAGATACATACAAATTACGTATTTTATTAAATTATTTAAATTTAAATATTAATGCACCTCAAATTGGATTTCATTTAATATTACTATATATTATAACATATGGTGTGTATTTAGTAATATCAAATTTAAATATATCAGTTATCGGTATAAATGCTCCAGTACAAGGTATGAATGATGAAGATAAAGCACATCTTAAATACCAACTTGAAATTATAACAGTAATTATATGGATATTTATGTTATCTATAATCGCATGTTTTTAAATTATACGTTTAGACCTTTGAAAGTTATTTATATTTATTTATATAACGATTTAAATTCTTTAGGAAATATTTCTTGAGAAGGAGATTCATCGATACGACCATGTTTTCTATTTTTTATATGTTGTGAACAATAATCACTTTTAATACTCCCATCATCTTCATCACATAAACGTGAACGAGTACATTGACCACCTTTACCACGATTCCAAATTCGAGCTAAACATCTTTTATTTGGAGAAGGTACTGATTGTTTTTCTGTATTTTTCTTTTCTATTTGAACACGTGTTTTAGTATTTGAAACTAGTTTAAGAGTTGATGTATCATCTAGAAACTCTTTTACCAATTCTTCAAAATTTAAATTTTTATTTGTAGCTACTTTTTTGAGTAGATTTTTCTGTAAATTATATAATTCTTTTTCAAATATTTCAAAAATAAAGTAAGGGACATCCATGTATCATATATTTTAAAATAAAATGTAGCTACAAATAAAAAATTAAAAATCAAAATCATATTTTCTTTTAACAAGACAACTTATTCATCGGTGTCTTTCTTTTCTATTTTTTCCATTTCTAATATCATATAAGCTTGTGCTTGTAGATTACAGATATATGTTTCATTTGGTATAATATTATTATATTCTCCATCTAATTCAATTTGATTTTCATATACATTTAGTGTATTAATTTTCATTATATTATCAATTGCATTATTATGAGTCACATTTTGAATTAATATTTGTCCATATGATTCAATATCAAGATTCTTTTCTACAATAATTTTTGTATTATTATTTGCTAGAGTTTTAACATTAATCACTTTAATTGCATCTCGACCCATAGCTAATGGAGTATTAAAAATATCTTGTAAAACAATTGTCCATGGACAAGCAAATGTTTTAATATAGGAAAATATATGGCTTACTGGTTTCCATATATCCCAAGTAGAACCTTCTTTATAAAGGTTACATAATATATCAGTAACTTTACCTGTAGCAGATTTAATTGATATAGTAACACATGGAGTATTTTTAGATATACGTTTTGGTAATAATAATTGTGATAAGCGTATTTCAACAGAATCAGGTAATGGTCCATTAAACATTAATATATTACGTTCTGAAACATGTAACCACATACGATTACTACCATGAATAACAATTGGTTTAATATTACGTATATCATTATTCATTGAATTATTCATATAAATGATAGTATTCGTCGGTTGTGGTGGTAGAGATGATGTAGATTTAGATGATTGTTCATTATTATCAATAATTGGATTTTCACTCGGTTGTTTAATACTAATGTTATCTTGTCTTTGCATTTCAAGAAGTTGTAATTTTTTCATAAAATCATCTTCTGATTTTTCATTTAATAATTCAGGTAATTCACTTACATTATGATGGTTTACATTATGGTTAACATTATGGTTTACATTATTATTCACATTATGATTTGATTGTTGTATATTTGCATGTGGTTGTAATGACGGCGGAGTAGGTAATGATTGCTGTACTGGTAACGGTGATTGTAGCACAGGTGGTGGTAACGGTGATTGTAGCACAGGCGGCGGTGGTTGGGATGTCTGTTCGACTATAAAATTACGTATTTCACTAATCGCTCTTTTATTTAATTCTTCAACTGGAGGAATAGGTGGATTATTTTTATAATGAGTAATATATTTAATTAGAATATTACGTAATATAGTTTGTAATGTATGAAATTCAAGTACACGATTATAACGTTCTTCTATAAATTTTTTACATACTGTGGCAATAGTATTAATATTTTGTTGTGATAAAACAACTTCGTTAATGTTAATGTTTATATCCATTATAAAAAGAAAGAATCTATTTTTTAAGTCATTATTTTTATTGACGTGATGATGCGGCCGGTTTACGTGGAACCTCTATTGCTCTATTTGGACGATATAATATATTACGTAATTTATGTATTTTCATATCATTTATTTTGACTTTTTCAATTTGAGCAAAAGTTATATTTGGATATTTTTTAAGTTTATCTAACCAGCGTAATTGATAACCCATTGAAAATAACCCACATTCGCTATGACCATATTGATGACGATTCTCATTATAGTCTGTTTTAAATTCAGTATTTGAATGTGTCAATTTTGCAATAAGTGCGGCTTGTGATTTTAATTTATCCATAAATGCTTTTATTTCGGGTGGTGGAGTACCAGTTGCGCTATCATAATAGTAAGCTCCAAAACATTTTTTAGTTGGATCAATGCAAGCAAATAATGATGTCCAATGTGATCCAGATTGATCATGTTTATCTAAATTTGTAATTAATCCAATATAACGATATCCTTCTTTGTATAAATTAACAATATTTAGACTACACATTTCTTTGAATAAGCATCTACCAAAGTTATCGGTACTAGCAAAATCAATTGGATATACACCTAAAAATTTATATTTTAAATCTTCATCATCTTCATATTGATTCATGACTTTTTCAATATCATAATTGGTTAACCATTCATATGGTTTTTTATACCATGTAGCAGGCTTTTCTGGTAATACATAACCACCAATTTCATCATCTTTTTTCGCACCACTTAATGTATCTACCCAACAGGTATCCTTATCTTTGCCTTTACAATGATTTTCCATTTTAGCATTTAATTCTTTTAATAATTCTTTTTTAGATAATTCAGTACCACCTGATATTTTTTTAATTTTATTTTCAGGATGTTCATGATTCCAAATTTGAATTAATCGAATAAGAGCAGATTTAGAAAAACATGTTTTATCTTTTTCATAATTATCTTTCCCTATTGGACTACAATAGGCCATCCTATATATATAGTAACAAGAGAAATTGAAATTTATTTATTAATTCTTGCTAATAACTATATTACCAAGAATTCCAATAATTAGAATTCTTATAATTGGAAATTCCGTAATTTTAAATTACACGATTATAATAATAAGTAAAGATAATAAAAATTGATAATTTTTTAGTGTATAAAATCATATAAAAAATATCCGCGTCTTTAACAATAAAGAAGATCCATTGATAAAAATGGATGATTTTAAGAAACAATTACGACTATATAGATGTGATAAAGGACAATCTTACACGCATACAAGCATTGATCATCCAAAAATAAGTTTATGCGTACCAGAAGATAAAATTGAAGAATTTCAAAATCTTTATAAAAATGCGATTGTTCAAAACATTCCATTACATCTTACTGAAAAGCCGACTGATCCAAGTCCTATGCGAATTGATTTAGATTTTAAATTTTCAATGGTTGATCCAAAACCGTCTAAAGATGATCAACTCCCTCGTCTATATAATGAAAATCATGTGAAGAAAATATTGAATGCATATTTCAAAATTATTGTAGAGTATTTGGATATACCTACAAATGATATGCTAATTGCTTATGTTATGGAAAAACCATATCCAGTAGAATGTCGTGGTAAAATTAAAGATGGCATTCATGTTATATGGCCACACATTGTTGTACCACATTCATTTCAACACCTAGTTCGTAAAAAAATACTAGAAATTGCCGGTGAAATATTTTATGGACTATCTTTTACAAATACATTTGATGATATAATTGATCAAGCAATTATTGATAAAAATAATTGGCAAATGTATCGTAGTAAAAAGCCAGATTGTGAAGAATATACAGTAAAACTAATATATAGTTATGAACCTGAAACAGAAGAACTGAAATCGATAGAAGTACCAACATTGTATGATCAACTTCAAATGGATTATGTTAATCTCTTTTCTATGAGGAAAAAAGAACATTTATTGATTCCATTCAAAGAAGATAAGAAAAATGAAGTGGAAGAATATATACGACATATATTACCAACAATTGATGAAAAACGTAAAAATAAATTAGATAATCAAATTCTTGGTAAAACTCAAAATCTTATTAAAAATTTCATAAGTGATGACGAGTTTGTACTTGCTCGTAAGTTAGTAAGTGAATGCCTAAATCATCGCCGTTGTGAAAATTATGAAGAATGGATGAAACTTGGTTGGACACTTCGTAATATAGATTATCGTCTTCTTGATGCATGGATTGAATTTTCGCGAGTATCGAGTAAATATATTGAGGGTGAATGTCAAAAACTATGGAATCAAATGAGAAGTGATACATTGGGAATTGGTACTCTCCGTTGGTGGTCAAAAGAAGATAACCCAATGAAATATAAAGAAATCTGTGATTCAAGTATTATAGATTTGATTGATAAATGTGTTGGTACAGATGGTGCTCATTTTGATGTGGCTAAAGTAGTTCATGCAATGTATTCAGATCGGTATCGTTTTGCTACGAGAGACAATTGGTATATGTTTGATGAAAAACGTCATCGTTGGGTACGTTCACGTGAAGGATTGAAACTGAAAACTATATTATCAATGGAAGTTTGGCAAAAGTTTTCGGAACGAGCCAATTACTGGAATGTCGAATCGATTCGTGCAACTGACAATGAACATAGTCAACAATATATAAATAAAAGAGATAAACTGAATGGAATATGTGTTAAATTGAAAAGTTCAAGTTATAAAAGCAATATTTTTACCGAATGTAAGGCACTCTTTGTAGATGAGAAATTTGAAGAAACGCTAGATTCACATACTCATTTGATTGGATTTGAAAATGGTGTATATGATTTGCGAATGCATGAATTTCGTGATGGTCTTCCAGATGATTATATTAGTTTCACAACTGGTCGTTATTATCAACAATATGATTCTAAAGCGAGTGATGCAAAGGAAGTTGATATGTATCTCAGTCAAGTATTTACAAATCCAAATGTACGTAAATATATTAAAGATGTATTTGCCTGTATTATTGATGGTGGTATTCGTCAAGAAAAATTCTATATTTTCACTGGTGTCGGTTCAAATTCCAAATCACTACTTCTTAATTTAGTTCAAAAAGCGTTGGGTGATTATTACTGTATTTTACCAATTGCGTTACTTACACAGAAACGTACATCTTCGAATGCAGCCCAATCAGAATTGGAAAGAACAAAAGGGCGTCGACTTTCTGTGATGCAAGAACCTGGTGAAAGTGAAAAACTCAATATTGGTTTAATGAAAGAATTGAGTGGTGGTGATCGTATTCTATGTCGAGGTTTATTTAAAGAACCGATAGAATTTAAGCCACAATTCAAGATGATTATGACTTGCAATGAGTTGCCGGAAGTACCAAGTGATGATGGTGGTACATGGCGTCGTATTCGTGTTATTGAGTTTACATCACGTTTTACTGACAAACCAGAACCAAAAAATCCGCGTGAATTTCCAATCGATCCAGATTTGAGTGATAAGATTGAGAGGTGGGCTGATACATTTATAAGCATGTTGATTCATCATCATGCAGAATTAGATATTAAAACAATGGTGGAACCACAGGAAGTACGTGGAGCAACAGAAAAATACAAGAGTAACAATGATGTTATTGGACAATTCGTGGTAGAAAAATTAGTGAAGGATGAAACATGCACGAAGAGAGTCAAACTCAATAAATTATATGGTGATTTCCGCGTATGGATTAAAGATGATAAGAAGGGTAAGAATATAGATCGTAATCAATTCAGGGCATATGTAGAAAAGGACTTTGGTATATATCCAGAAAGTGGGAAAGGTTGGAAAGGAATGCGTGTTCGCAATGCAGAAGGGGATACAAATTCACCAGATAGTGATGTTGATTAGATTTAAATTTCTATTAAAAATATTAAAAATATTAAATACCAATGTATTATTTAATAAAGTATTATTAAAAAATGATTTTTGTTCATTATTCATTTAAAGATTAAAACGATCTAAAAAGATAAAATAATATATATTCAAGGTGGATATATTAACTTTGAAAAATGGAAATATCGATTATTCGAGAAAATATTAAAGACATGCTTGATGCAAGAGGTGATGATGTGACATATATAGAAGAACATGGTGATGCGGTTGAAGCAAGTCGATATTATAATGAATTAATTGTTCTTGATACAGATAAAACAGTAGTATTCTTTGCCTTAACAAAGGAGGTATTGAAAGAATGGAAAACCAAAGAAGAATCCCACGAATCGATGGTGGATAAATATAAAAAAAATAATTTTATGCTTATATTGACTGAACCACCATCATCTGCATTAATGAATCAATTACAATTAAGGGATAAAGCACTACAAACAATAAATGGATCATTACAAGTATTTTATATGAAAGAACTCTTATATAATCCAATGAAACATGCACTCGTACCAAAACACGAAAAAATGACAGAAGAGGAAATTAAAAAATTGTTATCAATATATCAAATAAAACATAAGAATCAATTACCGACTATATCACGTACAGATGTAATAGCTCGTTGGTTAGGTCTTCGTAATGGTGATATTGTACGTATAACAAGATATAATGAAACATCCGGTACATATTATTATTACAGATGTTGTTTATAAATATATATAAATGTATATAATTATATACCTGAATCGCGAGTTGTTTAGAATAGTTAAATGTTTGAATAATTGCAACTATCTTTTTTCTATATCTCTAAAATAGAGAGGAATGGGCAGTGTACCTACACTTCAAGCAAAAATTGCGCAAAAGTTATTAATATTAAATCAAAGTTATTTAAATAATGTACCAAATGCATTTTTGGGATCTTCAAATTTAATAGATAATAATTTAAATATACCATCTGGATCAGGTGAATGTATTACAAATTATCAATCAAGTGGGTGTGTTACTGAAACAGGATACAGTAAAAATGTCATGAATAGTTTATTAAATTTTATACAGTCAAGTAAGTTTGTATATAGTGGCAGTTCTTATAATAATTTATACACAGCAAATTCAGGTACAATAACACAAAGCACAGTAAATTATTTTATTGGAGATAGTACTAATACACCGAATATAAATATATATAATTTATCAACAAATAATACAAATAATTATGTACAATATCCAATTACATCATCATCATTTACTAGTTCAAGTTTAAATTATACAAACCCAAATCCACAAGCTACAACCCCTTATACAAGTGATATTAATTTAATAGAATTATTATTAGCATTACAATCAAGTGCTGGACCAGCATTAACGAGTGTACCAACATCAGTATATTGTTTACAAGCATTATATGCCTGGTATAGTTTATTAGATAATAATACTTGGAAATTATTTGTAAATGGAGGTACAGTACAAATATATGTACCAGATTTAATAGTACAAAATCCTACTGCTGCAACCGGCGTTACAAAAAATATTCGTTTAGGTTTTAGTACTGTCACAGTAACCTATAATGGTAATACATATGGAAGTACGTATTCAACGAATCAATTATCATCTCAAATTTTATTGTCTGGTTCATCTACACCAACTGATATTGGAACAAATATTGCATCATTGATGAATTATTTTATACCATTTAGTAGTGTTGTAAATGCATATAATAGTGGAGCATTTAATCCATTTGTTGCACGTAGATTAATACATCTTGATATATTACTATTTAATTTTAATATTGGTTTAAGTTATTATGCTAAAAATACTCCATCAAGTTCAACACCTGAATATTTATCAGGAGTATATAAATTAATTCAAGCTGCAAATATTAATGTAAATGATACATCAGGAGGAACATTCCAAAATATATTACAAGGTGTTCAAAGACAACAATACCAATATAATAATAGTAGTGAACAATTATCAACATTAAATAATAAACTTTCAAATTATCAAACAGCAGTTATTACAGATTCGACAAAATTATCAGCAACAAATAGTTATCAGGATAGTGTTAAAAAATATAAATATATTGCAGTTATAATATTAATAGTAGTTTTAATTGTTGCAGCTTTAATATATTTCACTCCATTATCAAGTAGACAAAAATTAGCTGCATCTGCAATATTAATTATAGTATCTGTTGTAAGTTCAATAACATTACAATATTTAGTAAATAGCACATTTACTGCAGAAACATTTTATGCAGCAGGTGACGTTGGAAGCCAGACACTTGGTACTGGAGTTGTTAATACTGGTTCATTATCAGATATGATTAATAATTATGGAAACCCATTATATACTGAAATTGATACATATTTAAATAATACAATTTTATTATCAAATACACTAGACAGTTATCATTTATATAGTAATGTAAATAATTCATTACAACAACAAAATTCATATTATAGTGATGCAGTGACTAATCTTAAAAATAAAGACTTTAATATTCAAGCAGCAAATGAAATGAGTTATTTAGAACAAGTGAAATATGGAGCAGTTATGAATTTTGTAACATCTATTACATTATTAATCGCAATATACACGACTGTATATATATCATTAAATGATTATCCAGTATTGAAATATTATTCATTCATATTTATGATAATATGTGTAATAATTATATCTATAATATTTATTTATGAATATTCTAGACCAGTACGTACACACTCTAAACAAGTATATTGGTATACAAATACAGATACATTAAGATATAATTTATCTAAGTAATAAAAAAGATGAAGTTATTTAATTAAACATATTAATATTTTTTATATATAAATCAGTATATGATTTATCGGTTGAATTATTTTCTACAAAGCCTTGTGATAAGAGCCATCCTGGTGAAAACACATTAAGTGGATGTTTTTCATTTAATAACATATTTAATACAATAAAATAGAGACCTAATAATATAATAGTCCATTTAACACTTCTTGTGCTGATATAAAATAAAGCAGCTAATATGATTGCTTTACTTATTGGCATAGCTAATAATTTTTTTTGTGCATCAGTTAATTCAAATGTTATATGACGAGATGCACTGTGCATGATAAAGGAAGATAAAATAGCTAATAAATCAGGACCTGATCCACCCGATAAAACAGGTACTCCCGGTGTTGTCATGAAACCTCTATAGAAAAATAAGAAAATCCTTCGTCGTATTCATTTATAATTTATAATTTAAAATTTAAGTGCTCGTGTGAATATTAAACCATCAACTATAAATGCAAATGTTATTAAACATAATAATGAACCGATTGTTACATTATGTTGTAATGTATATAATGATAATAATACAAGTAATAATAATATCCATGGATGATCATATATTTTAATAATCCATAGTGGATATTTCACACGCGTTTGGAAGCTATAAATAATGCAAATACCGGCAAGAATACCTATAATAAAATTTTCTAAATATGATGACATATTTAATATATTCTCTATATATTCTCAATATATATTTATCAAAAAAGAAATATCTTAAAACATAGTAGTGGGGGTACATAAATGTATTGTACTTTACAAGAAGCGTATAATATACCATCATTTACAAATAAAAAGAAAAAAGGATGTATGAATCCTTTATCTACTAAATTAGATAATCAACAATCACCACCAATTGCTAAAATTTCAGCAGATAATTATGATGCATATGATCCTTATACAGCAGAAAGTGGTAAAGAACGTGCTTTAGCAATGAATTTAGCTCAAAATGCTGGGGTGAATATGCAACAACAACAGCAACAAGTAAATGTAAATAATGGGTATGCAAATGGGAATGGAAAAATGATTGAAGGATTTGATGGACAATCAATGCCTTCATCATTTGATCAAGTAAATGATGTAAGTTATAATGGACAAATGGGTGATTATAAATATTATTGTGATGCATTTGGAATATGTCCAAAACCACCATTAGGTTCTTCTACTGGGTCACAATCGATTGTGTCAACACTTCCACAAAATGCATTAACTGCGATGCAAACATTTGCGAATAATCAAATGCAAACTTTACCAGTAGTAGAAGGATTTCAAAATAGTCCTTCTACTCAACAAATAGATGTTCCATATTATGGTTCAAACCCGATGGGAAAATCCGGTCCATTACAAGCACCTCCATACGTACTTCCAGTAAATGATAGTAACATGCAACAATTTCAACAAGCTTTGACTGTTGCAGTTGATGATGGTAATAACCAAGGATCAACACAATGTGGGACATATCCAATACGTCGGGTAGAAATGAACAAAGTCGGTGGGTATTATGATGAAGAATTAGAAGATTTCTTAACTACACAATCAATGAAAAATGAAAAATTACCAGAACCACTTAAGAAAACACCAAATGATGTAGATTTATCACCACTCACTCCATTAAATGCAACGGAATCATCAACCGTAACACAACCTCTTGCCATATCTCAAAATACATTACAATCACCACCAACTGTTTCAAATAAGACTTCCAGTTCATATATTAATTATTTACAATCTCCACAATATATACTTGATTTACTCTTATTTATTGGTGGTGGAATATTAATTATATTATTATGTGATCAAATATTTAAATTAGGTATGTCATATGGAATGCGTGATACTGTTAAAGTACTCATGCCATATTTAAAAGATATTAAAATAACCGGAGACTAGCTAAATAGAATGGTTCAGATTGCATAGTACGAGTTTCTACACTTGGTAAAGCTAGTTTATTTTTATTATTTTTTGATTGAACAATTTTATTACTTTTATTTTTAGTGTGAAAAGTATTTGGATTATATACTAGATTGTCATTATTATATGAACTTGTATTATCATTATATAAACTATTATTATTGTATAATGTGTTGTTATTGTATAAACTTGTATTATTTTGATTAAATTGAGTTAAAGCTGTACTATTATCCATATATTCTTTTTGTTGTAGAGCAATTTGTTGACGTGGTTTTATTTGTTTAGTAGCAGTAGGTTTAGGTGGTTTTAATTCTTCAGGATCCCATGATATATAGATAACGGCGATATGTGGTTTTGGTAATATTTGAACTAGAAAGCCATTTTTTCTTAAAGCATCTACAACATAATCTAAACATTCATATAAATTATATAATGGATAACCCGCTAAAATACCAGGTATTTCATAAAATGTATTCTGTCCATTTGATTCTGCAATATATTTAATACGATTATGACATAATTCTAAAATTTTATCAAAACACACTGTACGTTTTTGTTTTTTCTTTTTTTGTATTGAATAAAGTTCATTTATATTGATCTGCGGCGGCATAAGCCTTATTTCTATACTATATATCGATAAGAATGACTAAATATTATACACATCTTGTATTGAGTGGAGGAGGAATGTCTGGATTGCTCTATTTAGGTGCATTACGATATTTACAACAAGAAGGTTATAATAATTATATTAGACATATATCTGGTGCATCAATTGGTGCATTATTTGCAGCAGCATTTACAATAGATATGTCTATGGGTGAATTAGAAGTACGATTTAAAAATTTTATAAAAGATAAAACACATTCCAATATACCACTATCATTTGATACAATTTTACAATCATTTAATGATTTAGGTATAGATGATGGTCATAGATTAGTCGATATAATTAAAGATAAATTTGAATATATGACATTTTTAGAATTAAGTAAAAAGACAGGTAAAAATTTAATTATATCGGCAACTCATGTTGATACAATGCAACCAACATATTTTTCTTTAGATACTACACCAAATGTTCTAGTTATAGAAGCAATACGTGCATCAATAGCTGTTCCATTTTTAATCAAACCAGTTGAAATAGGAAATGATTTTTATGTAGATGGAGGTGTTACGGATGGTGTACCGATATATGTATTTAATAATACACCACCAGAAACAATATTAATATTACATTTATCGAAAGTAACAAATAGTAAAATTATATTAAATAGTGATGAACAAAAAGTAAAACCATCAATACTTACATATATATCTTCAATGTTTCAAACATATTTGCGAAATTATTTGAGTATAAATTTATTAGAAATGAAATATCCAAATTATTGTAGATTTACAAATTGTCCAATTTCATTTGCGCCGCTTATATGGAATGATAATGAATTAATTTTAAAAATAACAGAAGAAGAAATAGATCAAAGTTTTGCTGTAGGATATACTCATATGCAAAAATTTATTGAAAAAAAAAATAAATTATTTAATAGTCAAGCGCAAGTATTGAATTAACTCTCTATGGTGGGCAAGATACACCATCGAAATTATTAATGTAGTCATTTAATGCAGCAGCAGTACGTTCACCAGTGTAAACACATGTTACTCCATTTTTAATAACTTTAACAGTTGGGAAACCATTTACGTCACTATCAATGCTATCTTTGTCTTTTCTTGCTTCATATTTCATTGGTGATATGGATTGAGATGGATCACTTAATGCTTGGCTTTCAAATATGTCCCATTCGGGTTTAAAGCGTTTGCAATGACCACATCCATCCATATAGAAATATTTGACAATTACATTACCACCACTTTCATCGCTATCGTAACCAACAAATCTTTCTAATCTTCTACGGAATACAACAGCAAATAATACAATTATGAAAATAACGGCAAGTAAGAAATACATTTTATTGTAAGAAGCAAATTTTTTTGGTAATAAAGAATACATTCAGCAATAAACAAATTCTATATATACCATAGAATATTATTACTAAAAAGAAATTAATTTAGAATTAAAAATAAAAGAATATTAGAATTAATAAATATATACTGGAATTGATAAATCATTATTAACATTGTCATCATTACTATTTAAATCATAAGTATCATTATAAGCATCATATAATTCTAATATTCTGGGTGTTCCTTCAACAAAACCACATAATTTTGCATCATATAACCAATTTTTAATACATTTATTACCAATTTCACCAATACTTGCTAATGCTACTAAATTTTGGTGTGGTAATAAATATACTTTTATTTCACTATTTAATGTATACCAAGTTAAATAACTCATAATAAATATTCTATGTAAATTTGTATTAAAATTTAAGTATTTATCTCGTTCATCATATATATCATCATAATAAAGCACACTTACAGAATGATCTTTATTATGTAATTCTTTAGCTATTTCATATACTTCTCCATCTGTTTCACATATTAATAATGTTTTATACACTGAATTTTCATGAAAATAGTTTTCAAATGTAGCTATCATATGTTTGATTGGGGATGTATCTAAAGTATTAGATTCAAATCGAATAATTGGATTACCCATTCGTTATAATAAATTACATAAATAAGTCTTTATATCTATTCGTAAATTATTAAATTATTAAATTATTAAATTATTAAATAAAAAGAAAGAAGCTATTAATTAATATAAAAGCGTATAAGGATAGATAAGCTATCAAATGTTTAATAGAGTGTTAATAACATCTATGGGGGAAATAAAAGTAGAAATATTTTTAGAGTTACGTGAAAAATGTCTAGAACCTTTAGAACACATACAATTTAAATCAGATACATTGCAAAAAACATATGCATGTTTTCAAGAAATAGCAGAAGCGCATACACTTATACATTCCCATTCACGTAGAACTATAGATAGTGATAAGAAATGGGGTGATAAACAAATTAAGAAGACGATTGATCGTCCAAAAATAGGTGGTATAAATAAAGAAATATCAAAAGAGGATCATATTAAAAGAGATTTTATGTCTTTTATTAACAAATTAAGTGATAATAATCTTAAAAATGTAGCTACATATTTTGAGAATAATTTTCAAATAGATTTTATTGATATATATATTAAACTCATATGGGAAGCTATATTAAGGAGTGAAGAATATCAATATTTATACGTAGATTGTTTAAATGCAATATACAATATTACTTTAAAATTAGAAAAACAGCATGTGTTTTACTCTAAAATAAATAATTTATGGCAAGATTATTATAACGCAACAAAATGGATACCTACAGAGGAACTTATAAATGAAGAAGATTACGATGATTTTTGTGATTTTGTAAAATGGAAGAAAACAGCATTAGCGTATATACATGGATTTTCAAAATTAATTTTAAAAGAGTGGTTATCGGTTACTGTATTTAGTAATATATTAAATGAATTATTAAAAGAAATAAATATATATTTAGAAAAAATACCACAGGGATGTAAAGTAAGTGATGCTTTATTTGATCAATTACAAATATTAATAAAGTACATTAAACTTGATTATAATGAGACAATATATAATTTTATCCAAAATTTACAGAATAATTCAATTGAATTTAAACCATCTACACGATTTAGAATATATGATATAATTGAATATATTAATATGAATTCATATATAAATGTATAAATTGCCGAGAAATTTAAATATTGTACAATAATAGAAAAATCATGTTAGAATATTTCTTAGTAGACAAATTTATGAGTAAAAATGAATCTTTTACAGATAATTCTAATGCATCTAGCAATTCTGCATTTACCTATGCTAAAATTGTGTTAATCGCATTATTTATATTATTCTTAGTGTTATCTCTTTGGGCTGCCAGTTTAAGTTGGGCTTCAAATACATTAATTGGATGGGGTATTTTCCCTAAAGTCATCTTTGCTATCTTTGCATTTTTAAGTGGTATAGGATATTTATTTGCCCATTTAATTTATAAGTTAGATTTAATTCGTTATATTAAAAGAGTAAAACAAGCTGAATCATCTAGAAATTCTTCATGGTATTGAAAGTAAAAATGTAAAAAATGATTTTATATGTGTTATTTTTATTTAATTAATAATATACTATTACTATAATAGTGTTATTTTTCACAATACACAAATGACTGATTTTAAATCTCTTATAATTGAAGATTTAGAAGTGTTACGTAAAAAAGAGCAGCAAGATCGTAATGTTTTCAAAGTGCGCGCATATGATAAAGTTTTAAAAGGTTTGCGTACATTTGATAAACCGATCAAAACTATTGAAGATATAGAAAGTATATCTGGTATTGGAGCACGTATTAAAGAAAAAATTCGTGAAATTATTGAAACCGGTGTATTAAAAGCGGCGGAAAATATTAAAGCAGATTCTGGTGTGAATGCGACTGATTTAATAATGGGTATATATGGTATTGGAGCAGTAAAAGCGAATGATTTAATAAAGAACCATAATATTCGTACAATTGCTGGATTACGTGAAGCAGTTGAGAAAAACCCAAAACTTCTAAATGAAAAACAGAAGATAGGTTTAAAATATTTTGAAGATATTCAAGAGAGAATTCCACGAAAAGAAATGGAAGAACATGAAAAAGAGATTTTAAAAACGGTATCACATATTGATAAAACGTTTGAAGCTATAATAGTTGGTAGTTATCGTAGAGAAGCGGCATCAAGTGGTGATATAGATGTACTGATTGGATATCCAGAAGGAATGCCTGAAAAAGAGGCAGAAGAGAAATTCAAGAAAATAATTGAAGAATTTGAAAAGAATAAGTATATAACGGACGTACTTGCTAAAGGTCCTAAAAAATGTTTAGCGGTGGTAAAAATGACTGAAACACATACTGCGAAAGCGCGACGTCTAGATCTTTTACTAACCCCACCTCTTGAATTCCCATATGCTCTTATATATTTTACCGGTTCAGATAAATTTAATATTCAAATGCGTAAGAAAGCATTAGAAATGGGGTATTCATTAAGTGAACATGGATTTAAAATAAGTAAAAAAGATGCAAATCCACCAACACCTGTTCCACCAATTATGAAAACAGAAAAAGATATATTTGAATTTCTTAAAATTCCGTATCTTTCTCCAAAAGAAAGGTAGATACAAAAAAATTATCGCATCAATGATATAGAACACATATATCATGGATTTAGGTCTTGCAAATGCAATATCGATTATTGGCAAAATGATTGGCTTTATATTATTAGTATTAGCTTACATGTATCTTAATAAATTAGAACAAATAGGTTGTGATTGCGCAGAACATCCTTACCGCAATCGCATTAAGACATTCTTAAAATTCGCAATTGGTTATTTCTTAATAACTGTTTTCTTCCCACCAAGTGTTGCCGTTAAATACTTTGGATCAGTTGTAGGTATTGTATATGTATTAATTGATATTGTATTCACATTAATCTCCCTTGTATTCTTCATATTAATGATGCGTTATATTAAATACTTATCTATTGAAAAATGCAAATGCAGTGAAGGAAATACCCGTGAAATATTATACATATATTCAGTTGTAGAAGTTATATTATTATCATTATTAGTAATATTACCAATTGTAACAAGTATAATAAAAGGAGCTTTTGCGCTTGCAGTAACAACTGTGCAAGAACTTAAGAGCTCAACTGGCACAGTAACTGGTGCAGTTTTCAATCCATTAAAAGCTATTAAAGATATTCCATCTGCGTTAACACGTGATGTAAAAGGTGTAGTATCTTTACCAAAAACAGGATACAAAGGAGTTAAAAAAGTATTAAGCCGCAGCCGTAAATAAACAAATAATTAAAATTTTGTAATTTTAAAATATAGTTATTTTTATAAAATTAATTTAGTAAGAATAATTAATGGAGAGGTTTTTCACAAAAAAAAATTTAATATTATTATTGATATATATATTGATAATATTAATAGTTGTATATATTTATAGAAATTATTACAGTACTGAAAATTTCCTAGACATTTCAGGACCTACTTTTGGTACATTAGTAGGAGGAAGTGGTGTAACTACTGGTGCAAGTGGTTCAAGTGATGTAAGTGGCGCAAGTGGTTCAAGTGGGAGTGGAGGTTCCACAAGTGGAACTACTGGTGGAACTACTGGTGGAACCACAAGTGGAACTGTAGTAAATCCGGTTCCAGATCAATCTGGAAGTATTGCTGCACAAAATGCACAACTTTCAGGTATATTTGCCGGAAATGCTGCACAAGAATATAATGGAGCAGTACAACAAGACAGAGCTGCAACCCAAGCAGCAGGAACTGCAACCAACGCTGCAGGAACTGCAGGACAATCAGCAAATACAGCTGGTCAACAAGCAGGAGTTGCAGGACAAGCAGCAACTGTAGCTGGTCAACAAGCAGCAGCCGCACAAGGAGCAGCATCAGTAGCATTAGGAGCAGCAGGAGCAGCAGACACAGCTCAACGAACTACAGCAACTGCAGTAGATATTGCAAAAACAATTGTTGATGGAATTAAATCAGCGACACCTCCACCACCACCTCCACCACCACCTCAACAAGATAATAGTGCATTATTAGCTGCTGTAATTAACTCAGCAAATTCTAAACCACCGCCACCAGATAATAGTGCATTATTAGCTGCAATTACTTCAATGAATAATGGACAAACTTTAGCTACACAAACACTTGGATTAACCGCTCAACAAGCTATAGCAGCACAAACTAGAGCGCAACCAGTATTAACTAGATCATCTTTATTAGGAACACCATTAAGTGCACTTGCAGGTGATGCAACATCTACAAGTGCAAGTGGACCATTATCAAGTGCTAATCAACCATCAACAAATGGAGTAACTTACAATGGTGTAATTGCAGCTGGAGGAACAGGCACTACAACTGGAGCTATAGTATATCCTGCAGTAACTTCACCAACAGTACAAGGAGTACTTGGAAGTACTAGCACAGCAGCATCAATTCCAACATCCACCAATCTTATAACTAATCTACAACTACCAACACAAACAGTAACACAATCAGGATCTACAGATCAAACAGCAGGAACAGCAACACCACCACCACCAGCACCACTTGTGGCACCAGCAGCGGCGGCGACGACACCAGCACAGGCACCACCTGTGGCACCAGCACAAACAGTAACACAATCAGGATCTACAGATCAAACAGCAGGAACAGCAACACCACCACTACCAGCACAACCAGCACAACCAGCACAACCAGCGCAACCAGCACAACCAGCGCAACCAACACAAACAGTAACACAATCAGGATCTACAGATCAAACAGCAGGAACAGCAACACCACCACCACCAGCACAACCAGCATCAGTCGATTGTGTAGGATCATGGATGATAACTAATCCAAATATATGTAGTAAAACAGCTTGTGGACAAACCGGAACTTTACAAAGAACATTTACAATAACTCAACCAGCAATTGCTAGTGGTGCACAATGTACAAATAATAACGGTGACACAGATTATAATGGTGATTCTTGCACTTCACAATCATGTGGTTATGGTGTAAGTTGTGATAATTATTCTACTTGTTCAACGGATGGTAGTTTATATTGTGATATTGGTAATACACAACAATGCCAATATTATTCCACCACTTGACTATAGCAGTGGATAAGCATTTTCAACAATTATAATAATTTTTGTATATATTCATAATAGAATAAAAATTATTAAATTAATTTAATATTAATAGTTAATGGGAAAGTTATTTAATAAAGAAAATTTATTATTACTATTAATAATAATAGTAATAATATTAATAATTATATATATTTATAGATATATTAATAATAGTGAAAAATTTGCAGATAATTCTGCATTGGCTGCTATTGCTGGAATGTCTGGAACACATACTTTAGCTATTCAATCACTTGGATTAAATGCTCAACAAATCGCAGCACAACCATTAGATATGGATCCTTTAATTATAGATGATATTGGAACCGACACAGTTCAAAGTAATAGTGGAACTGCTTCAACAGTTAATACTAAACCAACTCCAGCTACACAATCTCAGCAAGATATGACAGATAGTAGTGAAGTTACAACAAATGCAAAAATAAATGGTAAAGGTAAAGCATCTATAGTAATATCATTAAATGGCAATTCATTAGTAAACCCTACAACATCGATAACCGCAGATAATACTGACGGAACAACATCAACACAACAAGCTTCTTCAGCTTCAACAACACAACAGGCTTCTTTAGCTTCAACAACACAACAGGCTTCTTCAGCTTCAACAACACAACAAGCTTCTTCAGCTTCAACAACACAACAAGCTTCTTCACCTTCGACATCACAACAGGCTTCTTCCGCTTCAACAACACAATTACTGTCTCCAGCTCAAGTAAGACAATATTTGTCACCAGCTCCATCAACATTATTATTTTCCCCAGCACCAGCTCCATCAACATTACTATTTTCACCAGCACCAGCTTCAATAAAACGAGATAATCTTCCAGTTCCAGCACCAGCTCCAATAACACAATATAATCTTCCAGTTCCAGCACCAGCTCCAATAACACAATATAATCTTCCAGTTCCAGCACCAGCTCCAATAACACAACTTAATTTTCCAATACAAGATCGAATAATAAATACAGTAACTGAAAATGGAGCAGCAACAACAGTTCGAACGGGATTTCCATTAGATAGTCTATCATCTAGTGCAATATCATCATTACAAGGTTTATATTCATTAAAACAACTCATGTCTAGGTATACTGGCCCAATTGTAAATTTAAGGAGATCAACTGATGATCTTACACAAGATTTCTATGCAGATCAAAATGGAAATTTTTGGACTGGTAGTAATGGGATAGTAACTTCATTCACAGATTGGGTAAATGGAGGTACTGCAAGTGTAGCTATTTGGTATGATCAATCTGGAAATATGAATCATGCAATTCAAATAAATGATAATTCATTTCAACCAGTATATAATGATACTTTTAAACTTATAGATTTTAGTAAGCATCTAAATACGATGCGTTTATCATTGCCAGATGGAACATTTCCAACTGATGATAGTGCATATACTATAACTTTAAAACACGGTAAAATTGTATCTACAAATAATAATTCTGGAATATATGGTAGTGGGGATCCAAATGCTAATGTATTAGCATTAGCTGTATCAACTAGTAGTGGTTCTATTGGATTTTATCGTGATTATTGGTTTAATACAGCTAATAATTCTGAAGATTGTTCTAATGGGTGGGGATGGGAAAATGGAGTTTGGAAATGGACAACAATATGTGGAACGAAATATCCTAATTGGACTGATAATAGTTTAACTACATCTCAAACTCTAATTTTACCGGGTAATATAATAACAAGTAAGTATACACCAGGAGGAACTAATAACCAAAAAATATATATAAATGGACTATTATATGGTCAACAAACACCAATATCAAATAGAGCAAGTACACCACAAAATAATTATATAGGATATGGTGATATATATACTGATAATTATTTCAATGGACAATTATATTATATATCGATATTCGCATCACCATTAAGTGATGCCGATCTAGCAATTGTAGAATCACAATAAATTTATTTAAGTAATTAAAGCGTTATTTTTTTGATACTTTATAATAGATTCTTCCCAAAAAAGAATTGAATATGATTCCTTTTCCTTGTAATACTTGTATACACTTTTCTGGTATGGGTTTTATTCCATATTGTAAAAAGAAAATTGTTGGTCAAGTGAATAATAAACCGGTTTATGAATGGTGTAGCGTTATGCGTACTTTTAATGGAGAATGCGGTGTTGATTCTAAATTATATGAAAAAAATGATAATGTTATAAGGATTGGACCCACTGTTATATATAGTGGTAGAAACAATATATCAAATAAAGGTAATGAAACAGATTTTGACAAAAATAAGGGAAAGATCGAAACGAGTGAAACGAAAAAATCAGTGGAACCAATACTTGCTCATGGAGATAAACAATCAAGTAACATATCAAAACAATCAAAAAGACATCAAACAAAACCAAAATCAATTCAAATGGAGCAATTGGCAACCGTATTGGCAACAACTTCCCAATGATGTAATTAGACGAATTGTATATTTTGTTGATGATATTGATGTTCGCAAAGAGTTCAATATGTTAAAATATCCACGTAAATTAATTATTCCGCCAGTTCTTCGTGATAGAATAGAACAAAATTTTTTAAATACAACAATTTTATTAGTATTTGTACCAAATGCAGAATTTGATTTTTCACACGTTTATAATAGTTTATATATATATTCGCGTGATACTGAATCATTACATATTTTGACAAAAGGTTATGATGAATTTGCTGATCCTTATTTTAGTCATAAAATTTATCATGGGATTCTATTTGATCGTAATCAATATAATAATACATATTTTCGTAATAAAAATGCATATTTTCATTATGAAACAGTATATAAATATATTGAATTAACAAAAACAACAATTTATATGAATAAACCAATATATAACACTACAGGTATAGTAATATCAAATTATCATAAAATTTCAATAGCAAGTACTGACTTAGATCAAACAAAATTAGAATAAATTTGAATAAATTATAAATTCATAGTACGAGTGCTACCACGTTTACCGCCACCACGGCGTTTTCCTCCATTATTCATCATTATACCATTTAAATCAGCAGTATCTTCAATAATTGATGTTATTTCTTCATCAGATATAGACATTGTCTCTATTTGTCGTGATCTCTTTATTTCTTGATCTACTTCATTAGAATTTGTAATAATTTCTTTATGAATATCATCTATAATATGATCGATATCATTTGCATCACGCACTGGTTTACCTTGGCGTGTCATTTGTGGAACTGGCATACTATTACCTGGACGACCATTATTTACACTACCACCTGCACCGCCACCGCCACCGCCACCACCGCCAGCTAAACCAGCTAAATTCATCATATTACCTAACATACCAAAAATACCACCACCGCCTCCACTGCCGTTACCAGCTTGTTGGTATTGTTGTTGGCGTTGTTGTTCAGCCATTTGATTTACGGCGGCTGCTTGGAATTGTTTCATTAATTCTGGATTATTACGTAATACTTCTTCAACACCAGGTAATTGTGTTTTAGATTGTTTAAACATACTTTGAGTTAAATGATACATGAATGCACTACCACCAACACCTAAGAGTAAACGAAGTTCTGGAGCCATCTTTTGTCCAGTACCTTTATATTTATCATGTAATTCTTCGAATATATCATCATAATCAGTAATATTATCATGAACTTGTTCAGACCAACCATCTAATTTAGCAGCAATTGGATCAAATTTAGTATTTAAGAATTCAATACCAGAAACAGCAAACATCATAGCTTTGCGTTGGAAGCGAATACTTGCATCAATTTCTTTTTCACGTACAATACGGTGATATTCAGCCCGCATTTCTTCTAGATCACTTTGCATAGTGAAATTACGTGGTAATTTATAACCTTTTGCTTCCAGACGATTCATTTGGTAAAGAATTTCTTTCTTTTCCTCCATTTCATTATACATACGTGAACGTTCGGCTTGAAAACGATTTCCAAAGCTATCACCGCCACCACCGCCGCCACCACCGCCGCCGCCTTCAGATTCATCATCATCGTCATCATCACTCTCACTTTCACTGCTACCACTAGATTGTTGAATTACAGGAATTCTATTAAAACCACCACCACCGCCTCCGCCACCGCCGTAGTTTTGTTGTTGTGAGTAAGAAGGTAAAGGAGTAGCTATTTTTGGTTTTTGTGTTTGAAATTGGGGAGATCCAGAACGAGATCCAGAACGAGATTCAGAATATTCACTGCCTTCTTGGCTTGATGAAGAAAGAGACATAACTTCATTACTTACTTTACGACGATTAATTAACATATCAGTACCTAAATTTGGACCAGCTTGTCCACCCATAGAAGATGATGGACGAATTGCAGATGGAGAACGTGGTATTTGAAAAGATGATGATTTTTGTAAGTCAACGACATCATCATCATCATCTAAACTAACACTTGGACCTCGCATAAAAGTATTCATTTTTAAATTATTTTATTTGTCTATATTCACTTGGTAGAGATCTTTTAAGTACTTTTATACGCAATAAAATAATTAAAATATAATCGTAAAATAGAATATTAATGAGTAATAAATTTAAATTAAACTTTTTAAAACCAGATGTAGAACCATTATAATGTTTATATACTGAAAAAGATGGTAAATTAATAGTAAATCCAATTTATTTAGAAGAAAAAGAAGTAGAAGTACATGATTTAAATCAAAATGATATAAAATTATTACTTGGTACTCATGGTTTTCAAATAATTGATTTAAATCAAGATGAAAAATTATCAAAATGCTTTGCTGATATTAAGGCAAAACAAACTGTAGACGGAAACGCAAGAAAATGTTTACGTAAATCATTACAATTATTCGCAGAAGCATTTCTTAAAAATTCTAAAGAATGGTGTGATTGTTTAGGTATTAAATTTAATCATGTAGTAGCAGTTGATGCAGTATATCGTAATACTGATCCTGCAGCTAAAAGTGAATTTTCAAGTGTGCCACTTTCACATATTGATTTTGACCCAAATCAAACAAATCTTGCAGTAATTGAACCATTTTTCGATACTTGGAGTGAAAAATTATCGGATGAATTAGGTTCTAAAATACAAAATATAAATTATTGGTCATCTAAAAAGAAAATAGTTAAAATGGTTAATGTATGGATTTCATTAACAGAGAATGGGATTAAAGAAGATCCATTAGCTTTAATGGATAAAAGAACAGTTGATAAAGATCAAGTCATTAATTATTGGGCATCACGTAGAAGAAAAGAAGGTCATCGTGAAAATTTCATAGCAAGAGCTATGAAATATAATAGTAAAAATAAATGGTATTGGAAATCAAATATGAAATTCGGTGAAGCTTTTATATTTGATTCATTCTATGCACCACATACAGCATTTAAAACTGGTGAAGGATCATCTCGTCAAAGTATTGAATTACGACTAATGTTTATAGATGAATATGATGATGTAAAATCAAAAGCATTAACAAGTTCCACATCAACAACTGATTTACCAACTGGTGTTCAAACTTATACGGAATTACCTACACGTAGTACATCAAGACGTACATCTGCGAATGCAAGGCATATCAGTTCACATTCAACGTCAACAGCAGCACAAGTACAACGTACTACATCTAGACATGGTTCATTATCTAATCCATCAAGAACACGAGTAGTGGGTGGTAATAATAAAGATGATAATAACAATAATAAAAATAATAATAAAAATAATAAGAATAAATAAATTATTAAAGTATACCAGGTGTTATTTTAATATTATCAAATACGCCACCTCCTCCAAGGTCACCAACTAATCCAATATAAGTACCTTGTGTATTTAATAGATAATTTTGATCTTGAACAGTACCATTTAAATACCAAGTCGCATAACCAGATGAAGTTATTTGTATTTTAACATTATACCATACACCTGAAGATACATATGGTTGCGTACTTGATGCTGCCCAAGAAGTCCAAGTTAATGTTTGTGAAAATCCACTTTTATATGTAGGTCTTGATTCCAATCGTAACATTTGTCCATTACCATTGCTATCACATGCAAAATAGAAATTAACTAATTGAGTTGTTGTAGGTGTTACTTTCATGTTAAGAGTAATTGTAGTATTTAAGAGAGATGATAAACCACTTGGATTAATATATGCATATGTATTTCCAGGTACAAGGAAAGAAGGAGCGGGAACACCGTCAGTCACAGTTATTGATACACTACCACTTGTAGTCCAACCGGTAAATGAAGAGCCATCGGTATAGAATAGAGGAGTTGGACCAGGATTAATATTTGAACTATAAATAACTGCTGCATTTTGTAAATTTAATACATCTTGATTAAATCCACTAAATATAGTTTGATTTAAACTGCTATTCAAACTTAAATTACTATTAAAAAAAGTTAAATTATTAAATGCCATAATACTATTTTATTTTTTGATATTAATTTTATTCAATGGACGCAATAAAAACTATGCGAAAAACTATTTAAGATTTTATATCATATATTTTATTGAGTTACTTTTGTATTCGAATTAAATTAGAATTAAATTAGAATTAAATTAGAATTAAATTATAATAAAGTTATAATTAAATATGAAGATATTAAGTATAGATTGTGGTATTAAAAATTTAGCATATTGTTTATATAACACTGAAACAAAACAAATAGAAAAATGGGAAGTTGCAAATATTTCACCTTATCCTGAATCAGATAAATCACCCGAACATTGTTATATACCAGAATTATGTGTCGCATTTTTTGATACACATAAACATTTATTAGAATGTGATACAGTTATAATAGAAAAACAGCCACCTCGTAATGCTAAAATGAGAGTAACTGAATCATCTATTTATACTTATTTTCTCATACGAGGGAAATTAGATGGAGGTATAAGCAAAGTAGAAACATATTCACCGAAACATAAATTGAAAGGTATATTGGGTATATCTGGTAAAAGTGCTTATTCTAAACGAAAAAAATTAGCAATACAAAAAGTTACTGAAATATTACAAAAAGAAACACAACAAGAAACAGAACAAGAAACACAACAAGAAACACAACAAGAAACAGAAACTCCAGATAATAATACAAAAATTTGGTTACATTACTTTTGCGAACATAAAAAACGAGATGATTTAGCTGATACATATTTAATGTTATTAGCATATTTAGAAGAATCTTTACAATCAAATAATAAACAAACAGATGAAGTGAAAGTTCGCATATTAGCGAAAAAACCTAAAGAAAATTTAAAAATTGCAGACTACTCCCTGGGAAATTTAAAATACGTCTTGCGCGAACATAAAACTGTTCATACGACCATACCACTCTTATCTGCCTTTTTAAATGAAGAAAATAATAAAGAGTTATTAGAGAAAATTTTAGAGAAATATTCTTCAATTGAAGAATGTATACGCATATTAAAATTATAATAATTTTATACTATTAAAATAATTTTATACTATTATAGTAGTAATATAATGGCAGATAATTTAATTCCTATACCAGATAGTGGTGGTATGATAGATGGTGGTAGAAAGAAAAAAGCTGGAAATAAAAAAGGTGTACACTATGTTATTGAAAAAATAGATGGTATGCCAAATCATGATTTAGTTATACAATACAAAAATGGTAAGAAAGTAGGCCAAAAAGTTATTGCACTTGATAATTTAAAAGCTGCTTCCGCAAATAGCCTGGCAAAAAATAATCAAGCAAAAGGTAAAAAAACAAAGGTTGTTTATGTGCAAGGTGCTCCTCAACAACCTGTTGTGGTGCAAAAACAAGCCGGATTTGGTGATTATTTAGCTGCTGGGTTTGGTGTTGCTTTAGGTGCAGAAGCGGCAGATGCATTATTTGATGGCATTGATGATGCTTTCAGTTATTAAATTAATTCACATTAATTATTTCACATTAATTATTTATAAATTTTAATTATCTTATCTTTTGTTTTTATATTATCACATACAATTGTTTTACATTCAATCTTATCACATTTAATATGTGATGCTTTATTTATATTGTTATTTTGCATATTATTCTTATCATTTTTAAACTTATCATAGAGTTTGAATATAGCATCTATATCTTGATCACAAGATCGCTTATTTTCATTTACTTCTACAACACATTTTGTAATATCACATACAATTCGTAATGTATTTCCAAATGATGACATGATCACGAATAATTACTTATAGATTTGTTATCAAACAATACTTAAATATTTTTGTCATTTTTTGAAAATTAAATAGAACAGATATTAAAATGTTGATTAGAAAGATATTTTTATAAAATCAAATACAAAACTACAAAATAGTATACATTTTGTTACATTATTATACATTCTTAATACATTATTATACACTTTTACATATTATATACTTTTACATATCATTACAATTTTTTGTAATTTTCTGTTTTTTGATTTTTATTTGTAGCTACTTTTTCATCTTCATGATCCACTCATGAGAATTATCCACCAGCTGGAAGAGCCCAGTCTCATTCACAACTTGATAGAGTGCAGTCCTTGCATTCTTCTCATTGTCCGTTAGAAACTCGGTCCATTTTGGCTTGTAGTTGTCTGCGATTTTAACAATCGCCTTCTTGAAGTCTTCCGTAGAGTAGTTCACATACTTCTTGAAGAATTCAGGGCTCTTGAGAATCTTGATATGGCTTTTCACCTTCGTGACACAGCGACGGTTCTTGTTCTTCTTCGTCACCACTGCATCAAGCGCATCATGGAATCGCTTGTTCATGTTCACCATCTCTGCGTGATCATCAGTGAACGGACGCCGGTTGTTGATAGCGTTGAGAGTGAGTACAATCTCATCGGCATCATCACACACGTGAACATGTAGAATGATGTTCATGTTCACATGAGGCATGGTACTCTTGATTTTCTGCATCGCCTTCCAGCGGTGCTGACCATCTAGAATGATCGCCTTGTAGATTGGTACCTCCTCACCTTCGTTCATCGCTGTCAGGTATGCCTTGATATCATTGATATTGATAGCGATATCTAGGATAGGTACCTCGTTCTTCATTGCCACACCCAGCATCTGCGCCATCATTTGATCAACCCAGTTCTGGTCAGTCGAACGATTGAGAGGATGTTCATCGAACTTGTCCAGGAAGGAGAGATCACTCATCACCATGATCTGCTTGGGACTCACTGGCGAATTCGCATACAAGATGCTCTTACCAATATAATCACAAGCCGCCCTGATATGCTCATCCGTCACTGCGACTTCCATCGTGATTGAAGAGCTGTTTGTAGCTTGCAGGGAAGTGGTATCGTTGTTTCTCTCCTCACGAGTGCGCTTCATTTGTTAATTCAGTTTTTTAAAAGCGAATTCAATTTTTCTAATTTCATCCGTCAAATTGAAAAAAATTGAAATTGCTCTTTTATTATGTATAATGGTGTAGTACATTGAATAAAAATGACTGATCCTTACTGTAGCAAAGAAGATGATCTATTGCACTATTATGCAATTCTTGAATATGAGATTAAACAAGATATATCAATGTATGTTCCTGGTCTTGTTCATATCGATCAATATATGAAGATATTTGCCAAAATTCAAGAGATCACTCATATTATTAATGAGTGTAAGAGGATCAAGATGGATGATGGTTATATTCATCATATGCAAGTCGCTCATGCCAAATTTATAAATGATCTACATCTTACCTAAAACAATATCAACACAAGTAACAAAAACCTAATTCTTTTGTTACTTTAGTATATTTATACTTTTGTATCTTCATCTAATACATATAATTTAACATGACCATTCTTCACATTTTCTAATTGACAAGCTATATTGAAATAATCTTTTTTGACTGCCATGATAAATGGATAATCATGTTTAAAGTTTGATAAAGCACTATCAATTGCGGCAATTCGGCCTTCTGGTCCTTGAAATTGTGTTGGACGTGGTTTTACATTAGTTGGAAAACGAATACGCCATTCTAATTGTAATCCAGTATTTCTATTAAAATTATCACTTGCGGATGATATTACCATAATGAATTCCCAAGGACGACGTGCTTTTGTAGTTCTTGCGCCACCGGTGATAACACCATTGTGTTGACGAATACGACGTTCTAAATTTACTGTATATCCATTATATGTATAATTTGATTTCGGGTTTGCCGATTTTAATATGTAACAAAAATGTGCATATGTGTTATTTAACTGTGCTAATGTGATTTTATTGATTTTGCATTTTTCCATGTAGCGTCTTGCAGCTGTCTTATTATACTAGCTGAAAATACTTTTATATGGTTTTTCAAAAGTAATTGTTTCATAAATTTCCAAAAATCATCATTTTCATATGCAATATTTATATCTATTATTGATTTACACTTTGCTGCTAACCAATTATACTGTTTCGCGAGTGATTTCATACCATCATCCATTTCATTTGGAATTACACATAAATATCCATTATTTATGAGTGTAAGTATTTGTTGTTGTATAACTGGATGTTTACGCGCTTGTAATGGTATACCATGCAACAAATTCTCAAAAACGGCATAATTATAATCAGGACATAATAATAAACGATCCATACGATCTGTATATACTGCATTATTATCAATAATAACAACTTGATTTTCTAATATATATTGTCTTTGTCCAGATGTTAAATTGTATTTTTTAGATAAACTTTTCATTATACGTGGGTATATTCTTGCTAATGATTTGCGGTAAGAACCAGCTGAATCAGTGGTACATTCATCACGTGTAAATATTGGTCGATTAAATTGAATATCGTGTGTTTTTTCAACCCAAGCAATCTCTTGACAAGCCCATTGTTTTTCACTGGCTGTATAAATGAAAAATTGAATATCTGGATAAAGTTTTTTCATTGCTTTTACAAACGCATCGAAACCTGGACGTACAAGTTTTGCATTTGGATAAAACGCTGGTGGTATATTATATTGTTTATTTGTCTTAAAACCATGTTTTCGCAGTATATTATGAAGACTATGTTGTTGGGATTGCCAAGTAACGTTACCAACTACCGTACCATCCCAATCCAAAATAAATATATATGGTAAATTATTTGATGTGGCGGTCCCCGCTCCTGCAGGCATTATATTTTGTTTATTATTTGTACCTCCATGAGCATTTGCCATTGAATACTCTCTATCATTAGAATGAGATAGAATTTATGATCCACACATTAAACATCCTTCTGGATTATCACGACGACACGCCATAATTTGTTCTTCGGTCGGCGCCGCTTGTGTATTTTGTAGAGTACGTTTGGGTGATACATAATTTGCGGCAACTGCCACATTACTTGAACCAGGTGTAATACCGCCACCGCTAGGTTGTGCAAGTTTTGGTGGTTCAATTGTAAATGCACTAATTTTTGCACGAGGACGTGTACGCAGATAATATACACCTGTCTTTAATCCACGTTTCCATCCATAGAAATGCATATTTGATAGTTTACTCATATCTGGATCTTCGACAAACAGATTAAGTGATTGAGACTGACAGATATAAATACCACGATCTGCTGCTTGATCAATGAGTATTTTTTGTTTCATTTCCCAAGCTGTTTTATAGAGAGCCCGAATATTTTCAGGAATTTCTTCAATTTGTTGAATACTACCACCGGCCATAAAGATACGATTCTTCATATCTGGATTCCATAGTCCAATATCCAGTAGATCTTTAATGAGATGTTTATTAATAATAACGAATTCACCTGCGAGTGTTTGACGTTGGTAAATATTACTGGTGAATGGCTCAATGGATTCATTGAAACCTAGAATTTGACTGGTACTTGCCGTTGGCATTGGTGCAAGCATAAGACTATTACGAATACCATATTTCATAATATTTTCTTTGAGTTCTTTCCAATCCCATTTTACTTTACCGGAACCACCTGTACCTGCTTCTACACCCCATAGGTCAAATTGAAGCAATCCTTGGGAAGCCGGTGATCCATCGAAGCTAGAGTATGCACCGCGATATTTCGTCAATGCAATTTCTTCTGGAATCATTTGTAGAATTTTGTTGAGTTCATTTTTACGTTTACGTACTGTGCATGTATCGAGTTCTGCCCGCAATTCTTCACGATATTTTGCAATTAACATAGAAGCTGTAAGTGAACCATGATAAATTGTTTCAAATATGTCTCTATTTAGTTGGGCAGCTTCTGGACTATCGAATGGCATACGCATCATGGCGAAAGTATTGGCTAGTCCTTGTACACCAATACCAATTGGACGATGTTGACGATTGTTTAGTTCAGTTTCTGGTACAGGATAGAATGTCTTATCTACGACTTTATTCAGATTTTTGGTAATGACTTGAACATTCTTATGGAGTTTTTCAAAATCAAATACCGGATTTTGATTATTTTCATCATATTTCACATAAGAAGGTAGAGCTACACTCACTAAATTACACACTGCGTAGGACTTATCATTTGAGTACTCCATAATTTCCGAGCAATTACCGGTTATTACACCATTAAAAATACCCATATGACGTTTTGGTTCATTAAAGCAATATGTTGCATCAATACGACCGGTTTTCTCAATTTTACTAACAAGTATATTTTTATTAATTGAACCATCTGTACGTGTCCATGAAATAAGACAATCTGCAATTGATAAATCTTTCGCTTCTACTGGATTTGGATTATCTTCAAGATAGAATTTATGATAAGGTGTGCATTCTAGAACACTACCATCACTAAAAGTGATTCTCATCAGTTCAGCTGATTCATTTGTTTTCATTACAGTTGTTTTACTCCATTCCACACCATTCCATACATTTACTTCTTTATTTTCGAGAGAACGAATTTCTTGATATCCTTCATTTGTTAGAATACGAGTCTCTGGTGCAACGCATAAGTTGGAACTCTTAATCGTACCGAGATTCTTTTGATTTGATTTCTTATTGGCGGCATCTTTATAGCATAAATATGGTGTACCTGTTTCAATCTGTGACTTGAGAATAGTCATCCATAGTTGTTGTGCTTTAATCTTCTTACGGAATTTACCTTCCGCTTCATATTTCTCATAGAGTGCCACAAAATCATCTCCTACTGCATCGCTCAAACCACGGCATTCATCCGGGCACATGAGAGACCAATCACCATTTTCCTCTACTCGCTTCATGAAAAGATCAGGAATCCACATAGCCGTAAAAAGGTCACGACAACGGTCTTCTTCACTTCCGTGATTCTTACGAATATCCATAAAGGCTTCAATATCCGCATGCCAAGGTTCAAGATATATAGCAATACTGCCATTTCTCTTACCTGAATTATGAACTAGACCCATATCAGTCATATAATTATGATTATCACACATATTGAAATCATATACATAACCTTCATATTCACTTTCCTTTAGAAATTTAACTCGAGACCATAACATATTATTATATTTAAAGAACTTGATAGTTTTAGAATATTTGACTGAATCATCAAGAATACATTCAAGTGATGGATCTTTTGGAATACGTAGATTATAAGAATCTTTCTTTGTCACAATGAGTTCTTTCTTTCCATGGCGATTTGTAATATAATGTGATTGACCTTTACATTTTTTAATATATCCTGATGTCAATATACCCATACGAAGAAGCATATAACGAAGAGAATATATTAGATTTTTAGATGTATTTGTAAATACAATTTCATTTAGAAGAGATCCATCTGTTTCTAGAAGACCTTGAATAATTGCCATTGTCTTTTCTTTTGGCAGATGAAGATATTTTGATGGGATTGTTTTAATTTTATCAACATATAAATCTTCATGAGATAGATTAATTTTATCAAGATTACCACTCCACCGAATATAATTAGTGTGTTTATTTTCTTCTTCGGTAGTCCAATAGTGGATATCTTTTTCTTTCAAGAAATTTTCCATAAATTTATATGTTTCAGCTTTATCAAAGCCGAGAGTAACACCGCATTCATTACGATTTGAACATATATGGCCATCACCGAGCATAATACCATAGAAGCGGAAGAAATCAACTGATTCTTCACTATCTTGAACATATGTTGGAATTGGAAATCCAACGAAATCTCCTTTTTTAAGTTCTTTTGCATCACAATATTCTGGTGCAATTGTTTTTGAATCTAGACGTTTACGAAGAGTTGAATAGTTAAGCATCATTGCTTGATTACGAATTGCATAAATTTGATGTTCTTTAGTTACATTTACATCTTCAATGCAATGTGTAATACCGATTGTTAGAATAGGTTTTTTAACGAAATTGCGGGAAATTCCCAATACATTTTTAAAACTTCCATCGATTGTGACAAGTTCATTGCCTACTTCAACTGAATCCATTTGTTTAATACCATCCTTGGTATATACTAAAGTATCGCCACGGAAGCATTGATTGACATAGCGTGCGGTATTGTTAAAGACACGAAGCATAGGTATAATTCCCGTGCTAATTCCATTCGTTCCGCGGATATAACTTCCACAGGCACGTACATCATGAATGTGAATACCGATACCACCCGCATATTTACTGATTTGAGCAGAATCACTTACTGCTTTGAAAATACCCGTAATACTATCCGCTGCTTGGAAAAGATAGCAACTGGCCATCTGTGGACGTGGAGTACCCGCATTGAATAGCGTTGGAGTAGCATGAGTAAAATAGCGTTGACTCATGAGATCATAAGTTTCAATAGCATCTTTGATATCTGCGCCATGAATACCAAGAGCGACACGCATCCACATATGTTGAGGACGTTCCACGATTTTACCATCTACTTTCATGAGATAAGAACGTTCCAGAGTCTTGAAACCGAAATAATCGAAACTGAAATCACGTTGATAATCAATAACTGAATTGAGTTTCGTTTTATGAGCTTTTACGATATCCCACAATTCCTGGGAAATGAGTGGATTGGGATTACCATGAATATCTTTGGCATTATATAGCAAACTCATAGTTTCACTGAATGATGGAGAAGTGTTTTTGTGATGATTACTCATAATAATACGGGAAGCAAGAATACTATAATCAGGATGAGTAGTGAGCATAGATGCACAGAGTTGTGCCGCCAACTCATCAAGTTCACTGGTTTTTACGCCATCATAAATACGAGAGCATACTTTCTGGGCAATTTCATCTGGGGAAATGCCTTTGATATTTTGACATAGATTACGAATACGCCGAAGTACTTTATCAAATGAGATGGGTTCGTATGTATTATCACGCTTTAATACACGCATCATTTTTGATGCTTTCTTGTGAATTAATAGTATATATCAAAATATTCTTATAACCTTTTCATTTTTTGCAGGTAATTCTAAAAATAAACTTTTGCATCTAATATTTTTATTCATTATTTCAATTCATTGTTTCAATTCGATATTACGAATTAATTACCACATAAATTCGTCCAAGGAATACCACAAGCTTGAGCTTGTGCACAAGCAAATGCATTTGGTACATTCTTTAAATCTGCATCTATGGAATTTTGTGTACCTAAATATTGAGGGAAAATTCTATCACATAATATACTATTTGGACCAAGATTACCATATTGATATATCGCAGATCCAGATTGTCCTCTTCCACCTAAGTTACTTGTATTATTTGTTAATTGTGTTAAATATCCATTTGTACCATTTGTTCCAACTAATTTTTTAATAGCAGCGGAAGTGTTATTATCTACAGTGATATTACTATATGTATATGGAACTCCTTGACTTATTTGATTTGCATAGGGATTTGTAGTATTTCCCGTAGCTTGAACATTTTGAACTGATTGTCCATAAACATTTGTATATGTTGTAATGTTATTAGTCGTATTTGCAGTAGATGTAGGTGCATTATAAGTTAACCAAACATTTGAATTTGGCACACATTGGTATGTTAAATATTGTTGATAACTCGTTTGTGCGGCATTTAAATAAATTGGATCATTTTTAGTATCAACTTGTTGAAGAGTCCAAAAATCGGGGCAAATATTATTATCATATATATTTGCATTATTTGCGATAGGTTTAAAGTTTGTAACAATTAGTAAAAGAATAATTATTACAATAATCATACATGTGCAAAATGTTATAATGAATGGGCGAATATCTACACCTAAAATTGTACGGAATGGTGGATAAAATACGGTAAGTAAAATTAAGAATAATGTTACACTACCATAAATTACACAAGTTGCAAGAGTAAATTTAAATAATTTAAGTTTACTGTCGTGATATACTTTAAGATCTCCTTGTGTTAAAGCCGTATTTGCAGCTAATAATTGTTGATCTTCTGTAAGTGTTGATGTAGATGATAATGTTGAAGTTACTGTTGCAGTACTCATATCCTATTGAAAATAAAGAATAAAAAAGAATTGAAATATATTACATAAAAGAAGTAATTTCCAAATTCTTTGTTCCTTTCGTTGTCATTAATGGAGAACGATCAAGAGGAATTGGAAGTGTACTTAAATCTATTTTATATTGTTGATATTGTAATAAATTACTTAATACATCTTGTACACACCAATCAAGTACATACGTATTTAATATTTTAACTTGACCTACACAATTTGTATCTTGATTTAGGGAATATTGGAAATATATTGATCTCATAACTGCTTTTAATTCTTGATCACTTTGACGACCAATTATATATTTACCTTTTGTTTCATTATATATGCGGTATCTTATCGCATCTTGTAAAACATTTATATTTAATTCCGAGAAAAATAGATCGTTTACGGGATTTGATGATAAAGAACCTACAATAGCTTCCCTATTATAATCTTTATTATTTACAGATTTTCTTTGATAATCTGGAACATCAAATTTCGGTGTAGTTGAAAATACATCAACACGACCATTTGGGGCTGCACCATGTGAGAGGATTGCAGTAGACGATTGATCAACAGTCGCAAAGTTTTGGCTTAAACGACTCATTGAATTTATATTCTCTTCTATCTTTCATACAATAATATATTTTCATTGTATTTTGTAGTAGATATGAAAAACTTCGATAAAATTGTAGACAAAAGTATTGAAATTATGGCTATCGAATTCGCAAAAAATGCAGACGTATCATCAATTAAGAATATATTAAAACGTTATTATGAAATGCTGATTTATAATATTACTTCAATTGTTGTAGTTATAGCATTAACCCATAATTTAACTAAAATAAAATCAAATCATATGGAATATGTTAAGGATTATGTGAAATCAAAATGTAATATGATACCGAAAAGTAAGGGAGGTTGTGGAAGTACATATAATCCAAACCAAAACCAAAATTCTATGCAATCAGGTGGTTCCGCATTACCTTCTGAATATTGCGGTTATAGCATAGATCCATCTCCATATTCTGCCGGGAATGGTGGAGAACAGAGTGTATCAACAGTAGATTTTGAGAATGGTATAGCTCGTCAAGCAATTGATACATCTGCTTCATATAATGGACAAATGTTCGGTGGAGCAAAAACTCATTCCGCTGAATTAGTACATTTCATATGTGTAAATAAAGATGTTAAAAAATATGTTCGTGAAATATTAAAACATCATACCATTACAGTCGATAAAAGAGCAATGCACATATTATTACATTTAATTGAAATACATATACATTGTGTATTAAAAGATCTTAAAAATAAAGGACCACTCACAATGACAAAAATTGAAAAAGTTTTTAATAGTAAATCACATGCGATATTCAATTAAAATAAATAGCATTCATTCATACGATTAAAATTACACAACGTGAATTACATCAGACAACTTACTTAAGGTTATTTTACTAAATAATATAAAATATATTACTATATTATAATATAGTTTATTAAAATATTATATTCATTAATATGCCAATTTTTACTATAGATGGAAATATTGGATGCGGTAAAAGTACTGTATTAGAGTATTTACACACAAATTATATATTGCCAATTGATTTAGAACCAGTCAAAAAATGGCAACCGTACTTAAATGACATGTATTATCATAACAAAGGAGCATGTGAATTCCAAATTCGTGTATGGCTTGATAGGTGTTGGATTCAGCCAAAACAAGAGAGTATTCTCATAATGGAGCGTTCACCATATTTTCAGAAGAGCGTATTCATTCCAATTAATAAGGAATGTGATCGTCTTACTGAACGAGAAGTAAATATGTTAAATGAGATGTATGATAAAAGTAGTAAAATATGGAATCCGGCTGGATACATATATTTGCGATCAAAACCAGAAAATTGTATGAAACGTATTGGTCATCGTTCACGCGAATCAGAGGAATCAATTGATAAAAAATATATTGAAAGACTACATGAATTACATGAAGCAAACTATTATTGGGGAGTATCGAATGGATACCCAATGGTATGTGTTGATGTGGAAAATAAAACAGTACAAGAAATAGCGCAAAATATATATCAAATATTAAATTTTATGGGAGTAACGGTAAATAATGGAAAATACGTATATAACAATTCAAATATACAATCACATAATCCAAATTCATACCCAGCTTTTAACAATACTGGAAATCAGGTAAAAACGGATGAAATGAATTCACTTATAGCGCCAAATTTATTTGCCAGTTTTACTCCCAGAGTTATACATCAACAACCCCAAAAAGAACCAGAAGAGCCAAAGAGTATTGCATCAAAATTGAGAGATTCATCTAAGGCAGCAAATATGCGTCGTAAACATGTAAAGTCAACAACTTATCATATAAATAATCCAATTAATCAAAATAACCAAATTAATCCAAATAACCAAAATAACCAAAAAAATATAGAAGAGTATTCGAATTATAGAATTTTAAAGAAAACATCAACTACATCTACGTCGACGTATAAAAATAAAGTTGTAAGTGAAATTGAATATGAAAAAGCATTTACCAGTGAAGAGGATGATATAGAACATGGTGAATACAAAAATAATAATGCGAGTACGAGTGATTTAAGTGAAAATAATGAATGTGAAGAAATTACAATCGTTTAAAGTCTTTTAAATATCATTATTGGTTTAAGAAAATAAGTAATAATATAATAAATAATACTATAATAAAAATTGATATTTCTTTTTGTTATTCTTTTAACAGAGACTTATCTTTTAAAATAATATGGCTCAAAAAGAAGTTGATCAAAAATATAAGAAACATGAATTACGAGACCATATTTATCAACTTCCCGATACTTATATTGGGAGTGTAGAATCATCACAACTCGATACATATATATATAATGAAAGTTCATCACATATGATGAAAAAACAAATTACGTATGTACCCGGTCTCTTTAAAATTTATGATGAAATTGTTGTGAATGCACTCGATCACGCTATGAGACTGAAAGATGAGTCAAAAAAAGGTAAAAAAGATGTTCGTCCCGTAAAATATATCAAAATTTCAATTGAAAAAGAGACGGGATACATTGAAATTGAAAATGATGGCGATGGCATTGATGTACAAATACATAGTGATCATAATATATATATTCCACAACTGATATTTGGTGAACTTCTTACATCCACAAATTATGACCAAGATATGGAGAAACTATGGGGCGGTAAGAATGGTTATGGAAGTAAATTAACTAATATTTTCAGTAAAGAATTTGTAGTAGAAACACTCGATCATCGTGAACAAAAGAAATACACACAACGTTTTCACAATAATATGAAATCAGTTGATAAACCATCTATTAAATCAGCATCAAAAGGACCATATACCAAAATTCGTTTCTTACCAGATTATGAACGATTTGGCCTCCGTGGTCTCACAGATGATATATATGATCTCTTTCATAAACGGGCGATTGATGCTTGTGCCACAACAGATGCAACTGTAGCAATTTATTTCAATGATAAGAAGATAGATATTAAGAATTTTGAAAAATATACTGATTTGTACATTGGTAGCAAAGATGAACATCCGCGGGCAGTAGAAACTTGCGGTGATCGTTGGGAAATTGTAGCTACATACAGTGAAGGACAATTTGAACAAGTATCATTTGTAAATGGTATTAATACTTTCCGTGGTGGTAAACATATTGATTATATTACTGGTCAAATTACAAAACGTATTAGTGAAATGGTCGCTTCTAAAACGAAGAAAGAAGTCAAACAACAACATATCAAAGATAACTTGATGGTCTTTGTAAAATGTCTTGTTGTCAATCCAAGTTTTGATACTCAAACCAAAGATGCTCTTACTACACCAGCGGCAAAATTTGGTTCTAAATGTGAATTGAGTGATAAATTTATGACGGCTCTATATAAAACAGGTATTGCTGAAAAAGCAATTAATCTCACTGAATTTCATCAAGAGAAGAAAGTTGCTAAGACAGATGGTAAGAAAACCAATCGTATTATCGTACCAAAACTTGATGATGCCAATCTGGCAGGAACAAAACATAGTGATGAATGTACACTTATTTTGACGGAAGGAGATTCAGCTAAAACTATGGCGATTGCCGGTATTAGTGTGGTTGGTCGTGATAAATATGGTGTCTTTCCACTTCGCGGTAAAATGCTTAATGTAAAAGATGCCGCATTGAAGAAGATTGGTGAAAATGAAGAAATTACCAATCTAAAGAAAATTCTTGGTTTGCAACAAGGAAAGTCATATGATGACATATCTCAATTACGTTACGGCAAGATCATGGTATTGACTGATGCAGACGAGGACGGCTCACATATTAAAGGACTTCTCTTTAATTTGTTCCAGTCACTTTGGCCATCACTGTATCGTATGGATGGTTTTATGACATCTATGCGAACTCCTATTGTAAAAGTAACTCATGCATCAAGTAAAGAAGTAATTAGTTTCTATAATTTGACAGATTATGAAAAATGGAAAGAATCTACAGAAAAGAAGCCAGGTGGTCTTCGTGGATGGACAATCAAGTACTACAAGGGATTGGGTACCTCTACGGAAAATGAAGCAAAAGAATACTTCAGTAATATGAAAATTACGAATTATCATTATAATACAAAAACAAGTGATGAAAGTATTGATTTGGCATTTAACAAGAAACGTGCCGATGATCGTAAAGAATGGTTAATGAAATATAATCGTGATAATGTTCTAGATTATAAAGATGATACTATTCCATATGAAGAATTTATTCATAAAGAACTCATTCATTTCAGTAATCGTGATTTAGAACGATCAATCAGTAGTATGTGTGATGGTTTTAAAGAATCTACTCGTAAGATTATGTTTGGTTGTCTTAAACGTAAATTATGGAAAAATGATATTAAAGTAGCTCAATTGGCGGCATATATTTCTGAAGTATCATCATATCATCATGGTGAAACTAGTTTACAAGGAGCAATCACTGGTATGGCTCAAGTTTATGTAGGAGCAAATAATGCTAATTTGCTTTCCCCAAGAGGTCAATTTGGTTCTCGTATTCAAGGAGGTAATGATGCATCTTCAGCTCGTTATACATACACAGTACTAACTAAAATGGCTCGTACTCTTTTCCGCGAAGAAGATTTGCCATTACTTGATTATCTCAATGATGATGGAATAAGTATTGAACCATCGTATTATATACCAATTATACCAATGGTTCTCATTAATGGTGCAATTGGTATTGGAACAGGATTTTCTACAAATGTACCATGTCATAATCCAAGTGATGTGATTGATCACTGTGAAAAAATTATTGAAAAACTGAATACTTTGAAAAATATTGAAACAAAAGAAGATTTACGCGAAGCATGTGAAGCAATTAGTAAAGTTCGTTTGAGTGTGCTTACACCATGGTATCTTGGTTTTACTGGTTCAATTATTCCATATAAAGAGGGATCATTTGCCAGTCGGGGTACATATACATGGATAGATGATCAAACAGTGGAAATTACTGAATTACCAATTGGAACATGGACAGAAGATTACAAAGAATTTCTTGAAGCGATGATACTAAATAATAGTCCAGTATTAAAATCAATTGAACCACATAATACAGCAAAAAATGTAAAATTTACACTCAGGCTCTATCCAAATGTTCGTTCAGCAATTGAGAAAGATTTTGAAGTAGAATTCAAACTCAATTCATCTAAAAATTTGAGTATGAATAATATTCATTTGTATACGGAAGAAGGGGCTATTAAGAAGTATAAAGATACGAATGAAGTCATTAAAGATTGGGCTCAAATACGTCTAGTAAAATATTTCCAACGTAAGAAACATCAATTAAAGATGTTAGATAAACAATATACACTTCTATCAGCAAAAGTACGTTTCATTCAAGACATTATTGATCAAAAGATTTCAATTATGAACAAGAAGATTAAAGAAGTAGATGCACAATTAGCAGAAATGAAATATCCAGCGATGACAGATTCTGCTGTAGATGAAGCAATGAATCAAGAGCCAACTGAAGAGATATCTGAACAATCAGACAATTCAGAAGAAATTCAAGGAGAAGAAGTAAAAATAAAAGAAGTACCATCATATAATTATTTAACACGTATGCCAATTCATCAATTGACATATGAAAAGAAACGGTCACTTGAAAAAGAAGCCGAAGGAATTAAGATGAAAATAGAAGACCTTAAAGCGAAACCACTCCAAAAGATATGGTATGATGAATTACAAGAATTCAAGGCAGCCTGGATAGACCACAAGACAACGGTTGAAGAAGAATATAGAACAGATCGTCTGATGCGTCCGATACCAACAAAAACAAAGAAACGCTAAGCTAAAAAGAAAGAAATCTTTTTAAAAAGTAGCTACAAATTTAAAATTAATTTTCACTTATTTTAATTTTTTCTTTATATTTTACTTATTTTTAAGGATTGTTAAGATCGATTTTACTTATCATATCTTCTAATATATTCTTTTTTTGTGTCATGAGTTGATCCATTGTTATATTTGAAGTTAATTGTTTATTTAATAAAAGAACACGTGTCATAACATTGGTATATAATGGAATATTACTGTGATCTACAGTTGATAACTGATTTTTTGCATCAATATATGCATTTTGTAAATTAGCATATTGATTTGGATCAGTTGGGACAGTTAACATCATTTGAGAATCAATGGCATCTAATTCAGGTGATAATGATGGAAATTGTGGGCGGTACATCTAAATCTAAACATATATTATATAATATTATTTATAATAGTAACACATTACTAAAAAATAAAAATGAATCCGAATAATACAACTGGATTTATTACATTTTCCAGTATAATCGGATATCAAAATTTTGTTTCTTTTACGCAATTTAATTCAAATAATCCGATGACATTTTCACAAATTCCTTTAAATATTACGGTAAATCCATTATGTAATCAAAATTATTTAGCAGGAACATCATTTAACGTAACCGCGATAAATCCATATGGTGTACCAGTTAATTGGTCATATCAAGCACCATCCGAATTATCATTAGCACTAACTAATGCAACAAATACATCAGTAAGTGTACAAATATTAAATAGTGGATATAATAATTTAGTACCAGCAATTGTAGCACAATCAGGTATATTTTCGTATTCGAATATATTTAATTTATATGCGTACTTAGCTGGACCAGCAATAAATATATATGGAACATTAGGAACAAATAATCTTACAATAAATTGGTCACCATATAATAAAGCAAATAGTAATACAACATATAATTTTCAATATACTACAACTATTACATATAATACATATACAAATTTACAAACAATATTAAGTTTTTATAATAATTATGCTCAAATAGCAGTGGCAATAAGTGGGGATGGTAATACTCTACTTTTTGGATCTGCATTAAATAACACTGCAACTATATATAAATATCTAAATAATTCATGGGGTAGTTCATATACACTTCAAAATTTAATAGGTACTGGAGTCAGTTTTGGTTGTAGTGTAAGTTTGAGTTATGATGGAAATACTGCAATTGTTGGAGCGAATAACTATAATAGTGGTCAAGGGTATGCAGCTGTATATAAATATACAAATGGAAGTTGGAGTTCTCCTATGGCACTTACAAATACAACAGGATCAGGATCATTATTTGGTAATGCAGTTGCTATAAGTGGGGATGGTAACACAGCTTTAGTTGGTGCACCATTTTATTTTGGTTCACAACAGTATGGATATGTCGCATTTTATACATACAGTAATGGTTCATGGAGTGCACCATTTGTACCAACAAATCCGTTGTATGATAGTCAATTAGGAAGTTCAGTTGCTTTAAATTATAATGGAACAATAGCTATAGTTGGTGGAGTTTATTATAACTTTTTTGTAGGTGCAGCAGCAATATTTAATTATTCAAGTGGAACTTGGTCAGTACAACAAACATTTATTGGTACTACAATTTATGGTTCTTCTCCGCAATTTGGTCATAGTGTTTCTTTAAATAGTGCGGGAACAATTGCTATAATTTCATCACAAAGTGTATATTTTGCTATAAAAGTATATAATGGAAGTTCATGGGTTACACAAGGGACGAATACATATCTAACTGAAAGTTATAATATTCAAACTGTAGCTTTAAATGGAGATGGAACTATAGCTGTAATTGGAATGAATGGTGGAATAGGTACTGGTGGACTAAGTGATGTATACATATATAAAAATAATGATTGGAATTATAGTCAAACATTATCTAATGGACAAAATGTAGCAATAAATAGTAATGGAAGTTCAATAATAATTGCTGATGGATATACGAATGCTAATGCTATAGTAGCATACTATTTTAAGGGAAATTTACCAACAAATTATAATATAAATAATATTACATCTGGTTTTGGTCCAATAAATTCAATACTACCAATAAATACAGGAAGTTCAACTTTTGGAGGTTCGGTAGCTATAAATAGTACAGGAACAATAGCAATAGTTGGTGCATATATAACGAATAATTATAATGGATGGGCTGGAATATATACATCAAATATTTCAAATGGAACTTGGAATAATCCAATCGTATTAACAAATCCATTATCTGGAGGTGCATATTTTGGATGGTCAGTTGCAATAAATAGTGCCGGTACAACAGCCATAGTTGGTGCATATATTAATAATAATGATGTAGGTTGGGCAGGAATATATACTTCAAATATTTCAAATGGAACTTGGAATAATCCAATCGTATTAACAAATCCAATATCTGGAAGTTCAGCACAATTTGGATATTCAGTTGCTATAAGTGGAGATGGCAATACAGCTATAGTTGGAGCACCTTTTAATCGTGATATTAGTGGTTTAATAGGTTGGGCAGGAATATATACATCAAATATTTCAAGTGGAACATGGAATAGTGCAATTGCGTTAGTGATTCCAATATCTGGATATGCAGATTTTGGATGTTCAGTTGCATTAAATAGTACAGGTACAGTAGCCATAGTTGGTGCATATAATTATAATAATTACGTAGGTTGGGCTGGAATATATACATCAAATATTTCAAATGGTACTTGGAATAGTGCGATCGCATTGACAAATCCATTATCTGGAAGTACATCACAATTTGGATGGTCAGTCGCATTAAATAGTGCAGGTACAGTAGCAATAGTTGGAGCAAATAGATATTATAGTAGTGGTTATTTGGGTTGGGCCGGAATATATACATCAAATATTTCAAATGGAACATGGAATTCGGCAACTTCCCTTAATCCATTTGCAGCAGGAACATATTATGGTGATTCATTTTTTGGTTGGAGTGTAGCTTTAAATAGTGCAGGAACTGTAGCTATAGTTGGAGCACAAGGATATGATAATTATCTTGGTTGGGCAGGAACATATACATCAAATATTTCAACTGGAACATGGATTAGTTCAACGCCACTTGCTAATCCAGGTAATGGTTCAAGTAGTGTCAGTTTTGGATGGTCAGTTGCAATAAATAGTGCCGGTACAGTCGCAATAGTTGGTGCACAAAATTATAATAATTACCAAGGATGGGTAGGTATATACAATGCAAACTTTTTAGGATATATAGTTAATCCACAAAATACATTAATACCATATACTATAACATCTTCTAATCAAAATGGTATTGGAGCAAGTACAGTATATATATATGAATATGCAGCGTCCGCCATCACATTAGGAATAATTACACCAACATCCATAACACTATCTTGGATACCATATAAAGGAATAGAATATGAAGATCCACCTAATTATTCTATATCAACAACGCCATCTTCTGTAACAGCAATTACACCATCATCATTCTCAAATGCATTTAATTTTAATGGTTTAACAGCAGGTACATATTATACTTTTACATTAACATCATTGTCTTCTAGTAACTATGCAGGAGGTTCAATCACAAGTAGTTCTATTGTATATTCATTACCAGTTACAAATTTAACTACAAGTACATTAGGGCGTACACAAGCGAATCTATCTTGGACAATATCAGCGAGTGCTACATTATATAATATAAATACAATACCTATATCATATTCAAGTACAAATATATTAATTAACAGTGGTGCTATTTTAAATAATATAACTGGAAACACCGGAAATATTAGTTTAACGGGAAATACAGCATCATCATCTTCTAGTCTAGGATCGAATGTTGGTTCAAATGGCTGTAATGTAGGGCCATTAAATTTTGGTAATTTCGGCACATCTATTGCAATAAGTGGAGATGGCAATACTTTAGTAGTTGGTGTTGCATATGGTAATAGTGGTTCTGGTTATGTTGCAATTTATAATAATACTACAACAAGTGGTTGGAGTACAACACCTACACAAATTATTAGTATGGCTGGTATAAATGCAGATTTTGGTGCATCTGTTGGTATTAATTATAATGGAACTGAAATAATTATTGGAGCACCAAATGCAGTATATACTATTGGTACACAAGCATATACTGGTTATGTAGCAATATATAAATATTCAGCGGGAACTTGGACAGGCCCAACTGTTCTTGTAAATCCTGGAGCATTTGCTACACCATATGGTTTTTCAGTTGCAATTAATGGTAATGCAAATTCAGTGACTACGTCATTAGTTGGATCACCAACTTATAATATCGGTATTCAAAGTTATGCAGTGTTATTTAATTCACAATATCCAAATGGATATATAATTACAAATCCAACCGGAGATATAAATAGTGAATTTGGTTATTCAGTTGCATTAAGTTATGATGGAAATACAGCAATAATTGGTGCGCCGAATGCAAATAATGGTATAGGTTATGTTGCAATATATACTGCAACAAATGGTTGGAATACACCAATATCATTGCTTTATAATTATACAAATGTAACTAAAAGTTTATTTGGATATTGTGTTAGTATAAGTTCAGATGGAACTACTGCACTTGTCGGTGCACCGGGTGGAGGTCCACAAGGATATGGATATGCAGGAATATATTCTTGTAATGTAGCTACAAAATCTTGGAGTAATTTATCAAATCCAACATCCACATTAAATAATCCTTATACATCAGCAAGTGGATTTGGCTTTTCAGTTTCATTAGGATCAAATGTAGCAATCGTCGGTGCACCAAATTATCAATATGGTAATGCAATTACATATAATTATTTAAATAATACTTGGAATAATTCATCATCAAATATATATACTTATATTGCTGGTGCAACATATACACAACTTGGTTTTAATGTAGGTATAAGTTCATCTGGAGGATCGATTGCTATATCTGCAACGAATACACCATATATAGTAACATATAATTCAAGTGTATATATACCACAAACAGCTACAAATTATTTATTAAATAAATTACTTCCAAGTACAACTTATCAAGCTATAGTCACATCAGTAAATAACGTAGGACAACTATGTGGTTCAAGTATTTTATCTTTTATGACATCTCAATAATATATTCATAAACAATATTATTTAAGTTTAATTATTCAAATTTAAATATAATTATTCAAATTTAAGTATAATTATAATTATTCAAATTTAAGTATAATTATTTAAGTATATAATTTATATTTATTTTTACAAAATATTATGTTAAATATACCAAAAATAATCCATCAAACTGCTCCGGCTGATAAGACTAGATGGCATTCTATTTGGGAAAGATGTCAAAATAGTTGGAAACATTATTTTCCGGAATGGGAGTATCGTTTTTGGTCAGACGAAGATCTAGATACATTTATAAAAACGAAATATGTTTGGTTTTATCCAATATATGTATCGTATCCAAAACAAATATTTAGAGTAGACGCAGCCAGATACTTTATTTTAAATGAATACGGTGGATTATATGCAGATATGGATTTCGAATGTATACAGAATTTTGAACATATATTTACAGAGAACAAAGTATATATCGCAGAGTCAGAATATAAAGATACAAAATATGAATCAGATTTTGAATATGAAATATTACAAAATGCACTTATAGCCAGTCCACCAAAACATAAATTTTGGATATATTGTTTTGAAGAATTATTAGCATATCCAGAAGCAAATGTTTTAAAATCAACTGGACCACAAGTAATGATCCGTACATATTTAAAACATCCTGAATTAGTGAATAGATTACCAAGTAATATATTTTCTAAAAGAGAATATAAACCAGAAACAATGGCCGTACATCATGGAACAAAAATGTGGTAACTTATTTAAGAAATTATTATTAATTTATTATTAATTTATACTAATGGACTATAGTAATATAATACCTAAATATATACCAGTAAGAAACGATATAATAGTTAAAAATAAATGTGAAGTATTTAATGATAAAACAAATATTATTTTATATTATATTACACCGTTTCAATGTCGTGCAATAGTTCATAAATTATATGACTATAATGAAGATATTAAATTTAGAATATATACTATAGATGAAACTATTAACCAAAATATAACGATTGAAAAAGAAAAAATAACTGATAATGTATTTGAAATAACTCTAGATACAGTTGTGATATTAGAAAAGCTTACATATGAAAATCAATTAATACCTAAAAGAATTATACAAACATATTTTAGTAATGAATATGTAAATAAATATCACAATATATCTGTACAAACATTAATTAAATTGAATCCAGAATATGAATATCATTATTATAATGATTATGACTGTAGACAATTTATAATTAAAAATTTTGATGAAGAAGTATTATATGCATATGATAAATTATACCATAATGCATTTCGTGCAGATTTATTTCGCTATTGTTATTTATATATACATGGAGGATGTTATTTAGATCATAAAGTAGTTTTAGTTAAACCAATAAGAGAAATAATAAAATCGACTGATGAAAATGTATATTGTCTAGATCGTCCTGGACATTTAATAACTGATACTGAAGGCATATATACTTCATTATTATTAACTATTCCAAAAGCTGAAGAATTACATAATATAATAAATGCAATTATTAATAATGTGAAATGTAATTATTCATTACATTGGGAATTAGTTTCAGGTCCTTCATTATTTTATAAATATGCATACGATAAAAATATATCATTACAACACATTGATAGTGATAGTAATAATGATAGTAATGATGATAAAATATATAATCCAAATAAAATAATAATAAAAAATACAAATGAAACAGTTCTATATATAAATTTTTATAAATATTACGATACTTATGATTATTCTAAATTTAAATATACAGAACCACCTTTTTATTTTATAAATTATACAAAAATTAATGATAAAGTTATACAAGTTTATCCACATCCATATCCTGATATATTTGAATTTGAATTTTTAGATAATTTATCATTTACTAATGATAAACTTTTACTAATAAAAAGAGTCGACCTGAATCAAGGCTGGTGTCTTAATCTTAAAATTATGATAAATGAAAAAACGTATAATGTTGGACCTTCTAATAATGCGTATACTGTATTAGTATTAAATAATCCTGTTAATATACCTAAAATAATACATCAAACTGCGCCAGCTGATAAGACTAAATGGCATTCTATTTGGGAAAGATGTCAAAATAGTTGGAAAGATCATTTTCCGAAATGGGAGTATCGTTTTTGGACGGATGAAGATCTAGATGAATTTATAAAAACAAAGTATGCTTGGTTTTATTCAATATATATATCGTATCCAACACAAATACAGCGTGTTGATTCCGCACGGTATTTTATTTTAAATGAATACGGTGGATTATATGCAGATATGGATTTCGAATGTATACAGAATTTTGAACATATATTTACAGAGAACAAAGTATATATCGCAGAGTCAGAATATAAAAATATAAAATATGAACCAGATTATGAGTATGAAATACTACAAAATGCACTTATAGCCAGTCCACCAAAACATGAATATTGGACATATATTTTTGAAGATTTAATAACATATGTAGAACCAGATTTATTAAATAATCATTTTATTTTAAAATCAACTGGGCCACAAGTGATAATTCGTACATATTTAAAACATCCTGAATTAGTGAATAGATTACCAAGTAAGATATTTTCTGAAAGAGAATATAAACCAGAAACAATAGCAGTACATCACGGAACTCATATGTGGGCTTTAGAACAAAATGTTTAAAATATTTGAATATATTTAACAAATTTGAATATGTGTATAAATGAAAAAGTTAAAAATATACATTAATTTAGAGTGTGATAGTTGTTACATTAATGGAAAAAATACCAAAATATATTCCTGTAAGAAATGATTTAATAGTTAAAAATAAATATGAAATTGATGATACGCGAATCAATATAATATTAAACTATATTTCACCAAAAAAATGTCGTGCAATTATTTATCGTTTATATTATACTACTAGTAATATACAATTTAAAATATATTCAATTGATGAATATTATTATCAAGACATAATTATAAAAGATGAAAATATTAAAGAAATTATAATTGATATAACTCAAAATTTTAAATTAGAACCACTTATATATAAAGATCAATTGATACCTAAACGAATTATACAAACATTTTATAAAGATGAATATATTACAGAATATCATTATAAAGCTATACAAACATTAATTAAATTGAATCCAGAATATGAATACCATTATTTAAATGATTATGACTGTAGACAATTTATAATTGATAATTATGATGAAGATATATTATATGCATATGATAAAATATGTATAGATGCATTCCGTGCAGATTTATTTCGCTATTGTTATTTATACAAAAATGGAGGCTGTTATTTAGATCATAAAGTAGTTTTAAAGATGCCGATAAGAGACGTAATAAAACCAGAAGATGAAAATGTATATTGTATTGATCGTGAAGTTTTCAATAAACCTGCAATATATATATCAATTATGTTTACAATACCAAAAGCTAAAGAAATATATAATACTATTATTACTATAGTGAACTATGTAAAAAATAAATATGAACCTAAAAATTGGTTAAAATTAACTGGCCCATCGTTATTTTATGAATATGCATATGATAAAAATATATCATTACAGCATGTTGATAATATGCCAAAAAGTCAAGTTATATTAAAAGATACAAAAAAAGTTTTCTTTAATACAAATTATTATGGATATATTAAAGAAAAAAATAAAATATATAATGATATAACAATTTTTTATTTTCTAAATTATAGAAAAATTGATAATACTGTGATACAAGTATATCCACATTCATTTCCATATACATTCGAATTTAAATTTATAAAATCAGAAGAAAATGATGATAATATAAAAGATAAACTATTGTTGATAGAAAGAACAGATGGTCACGAAGGATGGGATCTAGATCTTAAAATTAAAATAAATGAAAAAACTTATCATATAGGACCTTCACAATCTGCAAATTTTCAATTACAGCTACAACTTATTATGCATATATAAAAGATAAATTTAAACATTATTCACATCCATCATATTATTATGTGAATTACAGAAAAATTGATGATAATGTAATACAGGTGTATCCACATTCATTTCCAGATACATTTGAATTTAAATTTGTTAAATTAGAACATGATGAATTGTCTAAAAATGTTTTTTTATTGATAAAAAGAACAGATAGTTATGAAGGATGGGACTTAGATCTTAAAATTAAAATAAATGAAAATACCTATCACGCCGGTTCTTCAAAATACGTATATTTTCTATTACCATTATGATCAATTTGTATATTAATTTATTATTTTTTTAAATTTAAGAATTACAATTATTTAGATATGCATAGACCTATAATAAAACAACGGTGATTATGACTATAATACCGAAAAATATATTTCAAACCCATATATCTTATGAATATATTGTAAATAAATTTTCAAATGATTATATAAATATCGAGGCAGCAATAAATACTTGGAAACGTTTCGCTCCAGAGTTTGAATATAAATTTTATAACGATAATGAATGTGATCAATTTATGAAAACACATTTTGATGATAGAATTTATACAGCATATAATAGTTTACCACTTGGTGTTATGAAAGCAGATTTATGGCGATACTGTATAATATATCACTATGGTGGAATATATGCCGATACAGATACATTATGCATATGTCCAAATTTAAATGAATTTTTAAATACTATAAATAATATTGCCCAAACAACAGAATATCAGTTAATAGTTGGTGCAGAAAATGGTGCACATTTTTGTCAATGGATATTTTCCGCTCCTAAAAATTCACCAATATTAAAGTCAGTAATTGATCTTGTTATTGATAGAATATATGAATATGGAGTAGTCGATGGTAGCTACAATAATTATACAAGTAAAGATCATATGGTACATTATTTAACTGGTCCACAAGTTTTTACCGAAGGTATTGAAAAGTATCTAAAAGAAAATAATTTACCTACTTATTCTGATAAACGAGATTATACAAAAGAATATTGTGAAAATAATTATAATGAAAAACAATCAGTAATAAAAATACTCAATCATGAAAAATTACATAAAAAAATGGTTATTCATGTATATATGAGTATGACAAACGGAGGTTGGAAAGATAAACGGGATGCATTTTGTAAAAATTTAATATTATAATAAAAAATTGTCAATAAATAGAATAAGATATATGATTCCTAAAAAAATATTTCAAACTTATAAATCTTTAAGAGATATTGAAACATTAACTAGCCATATCCATAGTCCTATAAAATTTACAATAAAAGAAGCAGTATCATCGTTCACACGATTTATACCAGAATTTGAATATTATTTCTATGATGATAATGAATGTGATAAATTTATGAAAAAAAATTTTTAATCAAAGAATTTATGATGTATATCATAAATTACCTCTTGCTGTAATGAAAGCAGATTTATGGCGATATTGCATTATATATACGTATGGTGGTATATACGCAGATATTGATGCACTGTGTATTACAGATACCTTGGATTTTTTATTAGAAGATGGTCCATTACTTATTACGTCACCAGAAGCATTTGCTCCTGAAGAAAAAATAAGTAAATATTTTAATCAATGGATATTTTCTGCGCCAAAAAATTCACCAATTTTAAAGTTAATAATTGATTTAATTATTGATGCAAATGAAAATATAGAATATACATATTATAAATATGAAATTCATAATTTAACTGGGCCATCAATATTTACACAAGGTATAGAAAAGTATCTATTAAATAATAATATACAATTATTTAATAATAAAGAAGATTATATATATGCTAATATATCAGATTTAAAAATTATTAAAATAGATGATATGTATCATAATAAATTTATGCATGGATATTGTAGTACGAGTAAAAATGGATGGATAAGAAACAAAAATGAGCAACGTTTACGGTATCTTATGCGTGTGTTTCATTATGATATAAATTTAAAAAAAACGACTCGGTGGAATACATGATGGTAGTTCTGTTTATGCTATATTAGATGGTGAATATGATAATGTTATATCAGTTTGCATAACACTAGATAGTTTTACAAATGAATTTATTAAAATACATCCAAATATACCAGTGAATGAATCAGTTAATAATTCAAATAATATATTTGCGAAAATAGATTTTGAAGGTAATGAATATGTATGGATAAATAATACACAATTAGAAAAATTTAAACAACTTATAATTGAATTACATGATTTAAATGACGAATCATTTGGAGATTGGAATGGAATTACACCAGAAGGAAATATGAATACATTTGAATTTAAAATTAAATCAATTGAAAAACTGATGATGACACATTATGTTGTACACGCTCATGCAAATAATCATTCAGAAGTTAAAAATGGAATGCCAGGTGTGATTGAATTAACATGTGTACGTAAGGACTATTTTACTAATCCACCAGAATTAAATAAAATACCATTACCAATAAAAGATTTAGACTGGCCATGTAATCCAGATAAACCAGATATAAATTTAAATTTTTGGCCATTTGTTCAATGGGATTAATTGGTAATATTGCGTATTTTAATGTATTTTTTATTATTATTAATGTATAAATAAATACATTAATATGATACCAAAAATAATACATCAAACTGCACCTGCTGATAAAACAAAATGGCATAAAATATGGATTATGTGTCAATATACATGGAAATTATGTTTTCCAGATTGGGAATATAAATTTTGGTCAGATGAAGATTTAGATACATTTATAAAAACAGAATATAATTGGTTTTATGATACATATATAAAATATCCAAACCAGATATTTAGAGTAGACGCAGCACGTTATTTTATATTATATCACTATGGTGGACTTTATGCCGATATGGATTATGAATGTTTTAGTAATTTTGAACATTTGTTACACAAAACAAAAGTATCAATTGCAGAATCTAATTATTATGATAAAAAATATAAAAGTAATTATGAATATGAAATATATCAGAATGCACTTATGGCAAGTCCAATAAAACATGATTTTTGGACTAAAGTTTTTAAAAATTTAATTAAATATAGTAATGATAAAGAAGTTTTAAATGCAACAGGACCACAAATTATTATAAGAACTGCTCTTAAATTTCCTGAAATGGTTTATTCACTTGATAGATTCAAATTTACAGGATATGGTGATTTACGAGGAATATATTCAATACATCATGGTACTGTTATGTATTTAGATAAAGATAGTAATTATATAGATGATTTAAGTCATAGTAATAAAAAAAATTTATTGATTAAATATAAATTATATTATAATAAAAATAAACTATAATAAGAATAAACTATAATAAGTACGTTAATATAGTATTAATTATTATATTTATTTATAAATAAAATACATATGATTCCTAAAAAAATATTTCAAACTTACAAAACTTTTAAAAAAATAGAAGAACTTTCCGGATATGAAGATTTTCCTATATCAAAAGCTGTATCGTCTTGGACACGATTTATACCAGATTATGATTACTATTTTTACGATGATGATGCATGCGATAAATTTATGAAAGCTAAGTTTGATAAAAGAACATACGAAGCATATAATCGCTTACCTCTTGCTGTAATGAAAGCTGATTTATGGAGATATTGTGTTATATATTATTATGGAGGTATATATGCAGATATTGATTTAATATGTATATCTAATACTTTAGATTTTTTATTAGTAGATGGCCCATTACTTATTACATCACCGGAAGATAATATGCATTTATGCCAATGGATATTTTCTGCGCCGAAAAATTCACCAATTTTAAAGGCAATAATTGATTTAGTTATTGATAGAATAGAAAATCATGAATTTACATATACTGATCATGAAATACATTATTTAACTGGACCTGATAGTTTTACTGCTGGCATAGAAAAATATTTAATAGCTAATAATATATCAATACTTGATGATAAACAAGAATATGCATTTATAAATATTCCAAATATTAAAGTAATACGAAAAGAAATTATGCATAATCATAATACTATGCATGTATTTACTGGAATGTGTTATAAAAAAGGATGGCTAAGAAAAAGAGATGAATATCGTCTAAAATATTTATTACGTGTATATCATTATGATAATAATAAAAAATTCCGTTTAGGTGGTATACATGATGGTAGTTCTGTCTATGTTGAATTAGAAGGTGAATATGATAGTTTTATTTCAAATTGTAAAACAACTGATAATTTTAGTAATGAATTTATTAAAAAAATTAATATTATATCGGTAGAAAATCCAACAAATATATTTGCAAAAATAGATATTGAAGGCGAAGAATATGTATGGATGAATGAAACACAATTAGAAAAATATAAACAACTTATAATTGAATTACATGATTTGAATGATGTATCATTTGGAAATCAATCTGAAACAGAAAACTATATGAATTCATTTAATTTCAAAATAAAATCAATTGAAAAACTGATGAAAACACATTATATAGTGCATGCTCATGCAAATAATAATTCACCAATTGATAATGGAATTCCAGATGTAGTTGAATTAACATGTATACGTAAAGATTATTTTTCTGATCCACCAGAATTAAATAAAATACCATTACCAATGAAAAATTTAGATTGGCCTTGTGATCCAGATAAGCAAGATATTAATTTAAATTTCTGGCCATTTGTTGAATGGGAGTAAATTCAATAATTTAAATATAATAAGTTACAATATATTTATAATCTGAGTACAATATAATGACAATTCATGCTTTTGGAGATAGTCATGTTAGTTATGGATGGAATTCAATTGATCCAAAAATAAGTATTCACTGTATATATGGTAAAATATGTTATTCAATTGGTAGAGACGGAATTGATAAATTTAATATTAAAGATTTGAGTGTAACAGATTTAAATATACCTATTACACATAATGAATGTACAATAGATCCAATTAAAGATGGTGATATAGTTTTATTTAGTGCTGGCGAAATAGACTGTCGATGTTGTATTGATAAATATATAACTAATGAAAATTCTTATGAGAATATTATTACCAATATGATTGAAAAATATTTTGATGTAATACAAGAAAATATAAAACAATATAATGATTTAACAGTATTAATATATAATGTACTTCCACCATTGCGTAAAATTTATTCATCTTATTTTAATAGTCTTGGTATTATTATTGCAAATGATGATGATCGAAAAACATATGTGTTATACTTTAATAAAATATTAAAAGAGTATTGTTTAAAATATAATTATTTATTTGTAGATATTTATGATGATGTTTGTGATAATGAAGGATTTTTAAATAAATATATATCTGATAATATATGTCATATTGAATTCTCATATAATAAACCTTTATATAATGTATTATGTAAATTAAATTTAAATTTGAAATTTGCTTTACATTTTGGTGATTCACAAACACATTCTCATTATAGTAATTGGACATCAAATGTATCAAATTATTTTAATTTAGAATCAGCAAATAATGCTGTATTAGGAGATTACACTGATGGTCTTATAAATCGTTTAAATGCTGAAAAAGAAAAATATAATTATCAAATATATTATGCAAAATTTATTACAATACTTTATGGTACGAATGATTCTCGTAATAATGATCCATTAAAATATAAAGAAAATTTACGTTTCATTATTAATTATATTCGTAATATATCATTTACTGTTCGCATAATATTAATAACGCCACCAGCTTGTGATCTTATTAATAATGGCTGTGTTACTAATGAATCTTTATGTCAGTATGCGTCAACATGTATTGAAATAGCTTGTGAATTAGATTGTGATATTATAGATTTATATTCACTTACATTTAAACATAATGAATATTTTGCACATGGTGGCTATCATTTAAATGATTTAGGTAATAATTTGTTATATAATGAAATAATAAACTATACATATAATAATATATTTACTGTATTACCTCACGATTTTAATGATACATTTAAAATTAAATTATATAATGATATATTAATTGTACTGAGAACTGATTCAGATTGTGGTTGGGGACTTGATTTAAGAATATTGGCTAAAACACCTACTGGTAATAAAATAATTGATGTAGGACCATCATATAATAATTTAGTATGTGTTAGATATATATCACCACTAATAAATTATAAATTTTCAATTATTGAAAATGACAATATTAAATCTTCTTCTGCTATATTTAAAATTGTAAATTATGAATCTTCATTAATAATTTTAAGAACAGATACAGAAACTGGTTGGGACTTTAGTTTTAAAATTTTAGCTGAAAGTAAATATGGAAATAAAGAAATAAATATAGATCCATCATCAAATGAATATGCAATAATACCATTAAATTAATATTGGTAATATTATTATAAATTTTTTCTTATTAAAGGGTATACCCATGAATGACTCGATAACATCCCTTCATCTTACACCTATACCAGAAGCAATCACCGACTTGTCAAAATCCCCAGAAATCCCGAAGCCTATCGGTAAACATTGTCTTATCACCATTCGTGATATTCCAAATTCAAGCATTCTTGAAAGAATTGAAACTATAAAACCACTTTTTGCAGAAATTGTTAACGCGTGTGACTTACATGTTGTAAGTGAAGCCGGTTTCCAATTTGAACCAATCGGTGCGACTTATGTTTATGTTTTATCAGAATCTCATATGTCAATTCATACATATCCAGAAAACAATAGTGCATATATGGATATATTTTGTTGTAATCTGTCATTAGATGAAAACAAAGCTTATGAAATAATCAAAAAATTCTTTAATACAACCAATTTAGATACGAAAGCATTCCTTCGCTGATATAATTTTTTTATTCACATTAATAAATAATTGTGATAATAATTAATCGTGATAATAATTAATTACACTATAATAATAAATATAGTAATAGTAGAACTATGAAGATATTAATTTCACGACGTGGTGCAGTTATATATTTATTTGTTACTTGTATAATCTTATCATATATATTATACTATATGTATATGTCAAAAATATATAATCAACAATCTCAAATAAATAATACCGAATAGATAATTTCTAATAAACAATATCGAATAGATAAAACATATAAGAGTATAATATGTAGAATACTATAAGTTAATATAAAATGTCAATGATAACAACAAATATTTCACGAAAAATACTATTATTTGACGTTGATGGTGTGCTACTTCGTAATAAATTATTACTTCATAATGTGAGTGAAAATATAGTAAAATATGTGCAAAAAACGGCCCCAATGAAACACCTTGATGTAAATCAAGCGAGACATCTCACAAAATTGTTATATAAATCACATGGACATACGGCTCAAGGTATGCGTGTTCTCTTCCCACAGAGGAAGGATTTATTTTCAAATCATGAATTTTCAAAAGAAGTATATAATAATGATTTACTTACTCACTTACATAAATATATACATTATGATGATGAATTAACTCATTTCAAAGAAGAATTCAAATATATTCAAGATATGTGTAATGAACAAAAAATACCAATATATTTATTTACAAATTCACCATTAAATTGGTGTTATCCATTAGCTATACAATTAGATATTCCTGATACTCATATATTTCATTGTAATCATAGTATATTTAATGATTTTTATTTAAAACCTAATCCATTTGCGTATATGCGTGTTCAAGAAAATTTAAATGAATATTATATGAGTGCAAATAAAGAATTAAAACCACAACTCATTTTCATAGATGATTCACCTATTAATCTCTTACCATTAATGGCACAAGAACAATGGCGTCCAATATTATTTGCCCAAAACTATGAAATACGAAATGAATATAATTATATGAATACTGTATCTAGTCTTAGTGAACTTAAATTATATTTATAAAACTTATTATAAATTTATAAAACTTATTATAAATTTGTAGCTACTTTTTATTTTTATAAAATGGTATAAAGAAAATGTAGCTACAAATAAATAATAAAAACGGTGGAAAATGCCAAAGCCACTTATATTACGCCGACTGACAGGCCAAGGTGGTAAATTAATAGATGAGAAATCACTTCCACCAAATAATATAGTATTTAATCCAAGTATAGCATATCCACATGTGTATATGCGTGGTAATAAACAGACTGCAACTGATGAACAAAACTACATTATATTATATAATATTGAAACTAAAAATTCAACAACAATACAAGGATTAGAGAATATACTACAAAAAAATCAAAACCGGTATCGTGGTTTAGAAGACCTTCGTATATGTAATTATAAGAATCGTTTATGGTTTGTTGGTACATGTACACATGCAAACAATACAATGAATAGTGAATGTGTAATAGGTTATTTTAATAATGCAAAAACAAATATAGAACGCATATCACATATACCATTAGGTAAACCACCAGTTAAAAACATATGTCCATTTGTATATGATAATAAATTATGTATATTTGATATCTATAAAAAAGAAATATATGAGATTGAAGATCAAGTCGATGAAAAAACAGGAAAATGGGAAAAATTTGTAGCTACAAATTGCCGACAAATAACGGCAGGTGCTGGATTAGATATTGAAAATTTCCGTGGATCTACAAGTCCAGTACATTTACATGGTAGTACATATGGATGTATAGTACATGATATAATATATAATGATTCTCCAGAAAAACTCATACAATTAGCATATTTACATCATTGGGTAGAGATAGATATGAATATGGCACAAGTTACATATGTTTCGAGTCCATTTTGGGTAAATAAATTAGGAGTCGAATTTATAAGTGGATTACATATAGCACCTGATGGGGAGAATGTTGAACTATATATGGGAGTAGATGATCAAATTGCGGTAAAATATGTGACAAAACTGGCATTTTTACGAAATGGTCGTTAAAAATAAAATTGTGTACGGGTGTTTATTGAGATTTGACTACATCTAATTTAAGGTTTAATTTTTCATTTATTTTTTGTTCAATAACTGCAATAAGTTTTGCTTCAAGTTCTTTTATGAATGGATCAAATTTAGCTTCAACGACTGGTAAAATATCATTTACGATAATTGGTTCAATAGCAGGTTGAGCAATTTTTTCAGTGGCAGATAAGCAAGCTAAAACATTACCCATTGTGAATATATGATACTATTATATGTAAATATATAAAAATTGATTTGTACTATTAATTTTTAGGGTAAAATAGTACAATATGAGTATTAATAATGCTACTACCAAAGTATGTACTGGATGCAAAGTAGATAAGAATTTAGAAGAGTATTGCAAACAGAAAAATGGTTTATATGGTTTAAGAGCGCAATGTAAAAAATGTTGTTCAGAATATGGTAAAAAATATTGTGATACAGATCGTGGATTTCTCATTCACTTACTGAAAGCGGCAAAACGTCGTATTAAAATAATGTCAGATATTGGAAAACGTGAAGATGCATGTGAATTTGATTTAACATTGGAAGATATTTTAGCAATATATGAATATCAAAGTGGAAAATGTTATTATTCTAATATTCCAATGATACTTAAACGTTTTTCTAATTGGCAATGTTCATTAGAGCGACTTAATCCTAAAATGGGATATATATTATGTAATGTTGCTTTAGTATGTTTAGAATTTAATAGTCCAGACCAATGGACACCAGAAAAATATAATGAATTCATAGAATTATTGAAAACAGATCATAAATCAAATATTGCTTATTTGAAAACTTTTATTTAGACTTTATTTATTTTTATAATTTTAAAGTTAAATATTCTTACGAAAATAGTTTTAGCTTTGAGCTTCTGACCAGCTAATCCGTGATGATACAATATAGGGAGTAGTTGCAGATACACCTGCAGTATCTAAACATACTGCAGCAACGGTAACAATATCAGGACCATCTGGATATACATTATTGCCTCCAATAATACTATTTTGAATGCTACCTAATAATTGTAAATCTTGAGTATTTACGGAAGTCGAACGTTTGCCAGATGCATCAGTTGAACCACCATTTACACGGAAACTATATATTAATACACCACCTGTGATTTGATCATTCTTATTGTGTTTAATAAGTTGAGCTAAACTTGGAGTAGTTGCGTTAATCCATTGTGGATTATCAATTGTTGCATTGAGATAAATGCGACATTCGGTATCATTTGTAGTTAGTAAATCAACTGAATACATACGAAGTTGCATTTTATTTATTATTTCACGAACACCTAATACACCAGTAATAGATGAATCAACAGATGGTGCTAGACGTATAGATACAAGTGGTATAATTTGAGGGATAAGATCTGTGCCTGAAAGACCTAATGTTATTTGTGATGCTAAGAATGGTGAATAGACAGGTTTATTTAAGAAAATTTGTCCAGTATATTGCACTTGACCAAGAGAGGTGAAATATCCAGATGCATTACCACGTTGTGGAGTACCAATAGTGACTGTGCCTGGTTGAATATTACATCCAGATACAACTGTGCCAGCACGAATATTTTGTATATCTTTATAAGTTACATTATTTTGAATAAGTAATGGCAAGTTAGAAAGATAAATATTACAATTATTTGTTGCAGTTACATATGGTGCATTTGATGCAAGTTGTGCCGTAGTAAATAATGAATAACCTGTTACAGTAGTTTGTGTATATGCATCATAGAACGTTATAGGTGTATTAATATCTGGAATAGATTGATTCACTGCAGGAGTGCCAAAGTAAATGTTATTAGATGTAGAAGTTTGTGCATTATATACACTTAATGCGGTATTTTGAATATATGAATATAAATAATAATTTGATGATGGAATACTTACGTTCCATGGGGCAACACCAAAGTTAGAACCGGTTGAACCAACAAATGTAATAGAATCACCATTATTGTATTGTATAATATTTGCTGGAGCAGTGAATAAATATGCCTTGTCATCATCATAATTACCATCCATTATTGCCGATACACCCCAATGTAATAGAGATGGGACCCAAGAAGGATTACCTACATTTATTGCTTCATAACGTGCTGGTAAATTACCTGATCTCATATATGCACGTAATGCATTATTATTATGAATATATTCATGTACATATCTTACACGACCAGCACTATCTTTGAAACCATACCGAATTTTACCTGCACCATACCAACTGTAATCTAAATAAACCATTTGTATTTTATGAATATCGAAAACGTATCCAGTTGGACCAGTACCATCACAAGGGTCTATATTCCATTGATTTTGTGGAGTTCGGTAATCAGTTATAATACTAATAATTATATTAGATGAAGTTACTCCACGGTATGGTGGTTGAATATATATATTAGAATCATTGAGTACTGCAGCAACTCTATATGATTGACCACGAATAACTATATTTGATCCAAAAGCTAATTGAGAAGTAAATGTAGTATTAATTGTATTTTGTGCATAATTTATTGTTCCTTGTACTAATGCACTACCATTTTGAACATATGAATATCCTGTTAATTGAGTGACTGCTTCACGACGTACTGCGTATAAATTAGATCCATCATATTCGAAGAACATGCCATTTTGATCATCAAATAAACCACAACGTAATCTTGCATTTGACCAAGATGGCACATATATAATAGGTAATCCAGGTGCAGTAACATAATTTGATGCACTTGTATTTAATGTATTATTTGCAGTGTTTGAAGTAAAACCATATTGTGCCGGTGTACCATTCATTATAAAGCTAAATGTATTAGCGTTTATAATACTATTAATATAATATACACCTACTGGTGATGTATAATATAAACCATAATTAGATTGTCCAACTATGCCAGAAATTGTTACGTTTGAAGGAGCAGTCCATGGATATAATGGATTTTGTGGATAAGTACCGCCACTTGCTGGTTGACCAGGACTATTTGCTGTAGTTTGACCAACAAAATCAATAATGATTGGAAGATTAGATGTTAAACGATGCACTGTTTTAGTTATAACTATAGCTTGTGAAGAATTTACATTTGAAGTAAACATTTTATCAATTTCTATAGGTGCACTAAAGTTAGTTGAAAATGATATTTGTATACCTTTACCTGGTTGGTAACGGAAATAACGACGAGTTTGACGAACTACTTGACCATCTGTGCAACGTGGTGGAATGAGTTCAATACCACCATCATATGCGCGATGAATATTGAAACCATCAGTACGTGGATACAGACCAGTTCTTGTAAAATATCTTAAATTGCTATTAATATTAGAAGCAAATGTTGGATATAATACAGTTGCATTAGATGTTAATGGATAATTACATAGTGAATATGAATAGTTATTGTATGCAAAATTACCAATATTAGAGAATGGTATTGTTGAATTAAATTTGTTTGAACCACCGATGAATGATATTGGAGCTTCAAAAGTTATACCAGGAGTTACAACATTAAAATTAATAGCGCCTCCTGGTGTTGCTGGAATCGTTAAACCATTCGCGGTTATATTATATGCTGCATCTATATAACGATTATATACACTAAAAGTTGGCGGATTAGCTAATATTGTACGTAAATAATAATATTGATTAGAAGTGAAACCATTACCATTACCAGTATTTGTAACAGACGTAGTATAAATAGTTGATACTGCACCAACATTACTCATTAAATATGCATAATTATATGTAGATAAATTAATTACTATACTTCCAGGTGTTGTAGGTAATGTTGAAGCTGTAAAAGTACTTGTTGAATAGAAATTGCTTACACCAGGTACTTCAATACGTACAATATCGCCTACGCGGTAAAGTGTATTTACTAAACTACTAGAGTAAATCGTATTTAATGGATTTGCAGTACCTACTGAAGGTATATTCATTGTACCTTGTCCATATGTTTCGCCAGCAATACTTAAGAAGGTAACTATATTAGAACCATTGAATAGCCCATTTTGACCAATAAATAAACCATTTGATGCTGGATAATCAAGTGAGACTATATTTGAAATATTATAAGGTGCAGTATATTGAGGAGTTGTAGATAATTGTAAACTATATCCATCTAACCGAATTGCATAATATATATTCGATGCAACATTCGAAGTAGTAAAATTAAAATTAGATAAAGCAACATTAGTATTTGAATATAATATAGATTGATTACCTAAATTGCTATAACCAATAGGAGCTCCAGATGCTTGTTTATGAGGTACATTAAATGTTAAACAATTGTATTGTAAATTTACAGTACTTTTTGGTAAGAAAGTAATACTATTTGGAATAATTTGATTACTATTTGGTGATGTTAATTGAATTTGAGTGCTTGCAGTTCCTATTGCGCCAGTTACAATATTACACATTGTATATAATGAAGAATCAGTTGCATTATCACTTGAATAGAACATATTACATGAGGGGTATGGACCATTTGATATAAAACTTAATAAATAATTTGCTTGAATGGGTGCTGCATTCGATGTTAATGGTACAGTTGATAATTGGAAAGAATAACCAGTTGAATTATATACATATAAATTGCAACCAGTCGCTAAATAATTACTGCCTGTTACATAAGAAGAACCGCCAATAGTTGTAGGTAAATTGGATATAGAAACACCACTCACATTGGAAAATGTAAGTAAAGTATTATCACATACATCAAAATTTGGATATAATATGAAAGAGTTAGATGAATTCGTTGCTGGAATATATATATTACATATACTTGCACTTGCTACACTTGTATCAATTTTATATTGTTTACGTCCAAATGAATTGACTAAAGAAAATTGAGTTCCTTGATTATATCCATGTGGATATAATGTATTTACTGTTAAAGTAGAAGGAATATTTGAATCAGTAGTTATTGATGTAATATAATCTAATGTAAACCCACTTGACGCGTAAAAATATCCTTGATATAATGCAGTTGCATTTGGATCAATTATAGATGTAGTTATATATTGTACTTGTTTTGTTCTATATGCAAAAACATTAGTTGATACTATTTTATTTACAATAAAAGATCCTTCACAAGTTAAAAAACCTGAAATTAAACCTTGTATTACAAATGGTGAACCTGGTGTGAATAATGTATTCGAAGAAGCTAAAGTAACATAGGCATAATCAGAGTTTGAACGAGTTTGAATATTAGTGATTGGAATAGGAGTATCACCAGTTCTTGAGAAAATAGTAGGTACATTTGCAACTTGTTGAATTGTTTCCCATTTAACTGCTTGTAAACCATATTCAAAATCAGTATCAATTAACGATTGTGGTGTACTTACACGATATTTACTTACAGGATCCATACTCGTATTATAATCGAGTGAACTCACACGAATAAAATTTCCAATTACCGATGACATATTAAAGAGTGTTATCTAAAATAAGAGTATTAAATTTTTTGAATAAAAATAAACATCATCAATTATGAAAACTATTTATTTAAGAATTTAAATCATTATGAATATAATTGAAAAATAAATGTGTGGTATATGGGCATATGTTAAAAGTTCAACAATTCAAAATAGTGAAGTATCGAATGAACATGAAATAAATAAAAAAATACAAGCCGCGAATACATTAGAATGTCGTGGTCCAGATAAAACAATTCATTTATCGACAAATGATTATACTTTTATATTTCATCGTTTAGCAATTCACGATTTATCATCAAATGGTGATCAACCTTTTTCATTTGAGTTTACTAATAAATTTGGTGAAGTAACTAAAATTGACCTTATGTGTAATGGTGAAATATATAATTATAAAGATCTTATTAGTGATTATCAATTACAAGATAAATTAAAAAGTACTTCAGATTGTGAAGTAATTGGTCTTTTATTATATGAATTTAATTTTAATATTCGAAAAACTTTACTAAAACTTCGTGGTGAATTTGCTTTTGTTGCTCGTGCAATAGTTACGAATAAAGAAAATGAAATTAAAGAAAATATGTTATTAATTGGAAGAGATCCGTATGGTGTTCGTCCATTATATTACGGAATATCAAAAGATGCTATAATACTATCAAGTTTAATGAGTGGAATAACATTATTAGATGATCCAAATATAAAATGTTATCATTTCCCTCCGGGATATTCATTTCAAGGATCTATAAATGAAATACCATATGATGAAGAAAGATTTAAAAGATATTTTAGTGATGAATATAATACTTATCGTTGGAAAAGTACACCAATGAAGAGTATACAAGATAAAGATACATATGATATAATGGTATATTATGAAGGTATTACTCAACGTTTTATAGATGCGGTAAGAGAACGTTTAGATAGTGAAAGAGAAGTAGGATTTTTACTATCTGGTGGATTAGATAGTAGTTTAGTTGTAGCAGTAGCTACTAAAATATGTAATGTGCAAAAACCTCAAACATTTAATATTGGTTTTGAAGAAAATGCGCCAGATGTACAGTGTGCTTATAGAGTAGCAGAATATTTAGATACAAATCATCATGCAATAATAGTTGACACGAATGACGCAATAAATACTATACCAGAAGTGATTAAATCATTAGAAACATATGATATAACAACAATTCGCGCGAGTACTCCACAATTCTTATTAGCACAATATATTAAAGAAACGACAGATATTCGTGTAATATTAAATGGAGATGGATCAGATGAAGTATCAATGGGATATTTATATAATTATTATGCACCAAGTGATGAGGAAGCTCATGCCGATTCAATAAGATTGCTTACAGAAATACATATGTATGATGGATTACGTGTAGATAGAACTTTAGCGGCGCATGGTTTAGAAGCACGTTTACCATTCTTGGATAGAACATATGTGGCTTCATATTTGGAATTGCCAATTGAATTACGCAGACCATCAGTTGAGAAAAATAGAATGGAAAAACAATTTTTACGAGATGCATTTAATGTATTATATCCAGGTTTATTACCATTAGATATATTATATAGAAAGAAAGAGGCATTTAGTGATGGTGTATCACAAATGAAAAAATCATGGTATACTGTATTACAAGAACAAGCAAAATGGGAAAATAAAACAGAGCAACAATGGTATAAAGAGATTTTTGATAATTTATTTCCAGGACAAGATCATATAATACCAAAATATTGGATGCCACAATGGACAGCGGCAACTGATCCATCTGCGAGAACATTAGAAGTATACGAAAATCAAACTGAAAAATTAAAATAAACAACAAAAAAATAAACAATAAAATAAACAATAAAAAAAAATATTATAATTATAGAAATAAAAGATGGACGTACATTTAATATTATATTATATTGGTATTTCTATAGTATTTGTAACACATGTATTAATGTTAGTAACATCTGAAAATCCAAAAATGAAAATGCATGCAGTTATTAATGTAGTTGCTGGATTATTTATTGCTTATTATTTCATGGCTAAAGAAAAGTACATTACTTTTTAGAATGAAATAAAGCAAATCTACTTTTTTTGAAAAATATAAATATATTTGTTTTGAAAAATATAAATATATTTTTTTGAAAAATATAAATATATTTTTTTGTCCTATATATTTATCACATCGGGCACGCTGGCTACCTTAATTGGTACGCCATTTGCAAATGCAAATGCAAATTTAATTACAAATAAACATCATTCTATTGAAAGTTTAAATTCAAATGATTTTACAAATAAATTAGAAGAATATTTAGAAGAAGACGATTCTATTTATTTGTATGATCTGTTAAAATTACAAAATTTATATTTAAAGTGGGTTTCATTATTTCCATGTATAAAAGCACATTATGCGGTAAAATGTAATCCAGATGTAGAAATTATAAAAACACTGGCAAAATCCGGAGCATCATTTGATTGTGCATCGCCTTTTGAAATTGATATCGTATTAAAACAAAAAATATTACCAGAACGTATCATATATGCAAATCCTTGTAAGCGTATTCAAGATATTGCCTATGCTGCACAGAAAGGAATTGAATATACAACATTTGATACATTATGTGAACTAGAAAAAATACATAGAGTTGCGCCAGAAATGAAATTAATATTACGTATATATGCAAATGATCCAACTGCTCAATGTATGTTAAGTAACAAATTTGGGGCATTTCGTAATGAATGGGAATGTATATTAAAACGTGCCCATGAATTAAATATGAATATAGTTGGTGTATCTTTTCATGTTGGTTCAGGTGCATGTAATCCAGATGCATTTATAGAAGCTATACAAGAAGCTCGTGATTTATTCGATATAGCATCCGCAAAATATGGTTTTAATAATATGACTATATTAGATATTGGAGGAGGATTTAGTTTAGCAAATATCGAAGATATGAGTCAATCTATAAATCAAGCAATTGATGTATATTTCCCAAAACATCTATTTCCAAATTTACAATGTATAGCAGAACCAGGAAGATATTTTGCCGAAACAATAGCAATTTTACTTACAAAAATAATTGGAATACGTGAAAGAGAAGATACGGTTGATTATTGGTTAACTGATAGTTTATATGGTTCATTTAATTGTATAATTTATGATCATATACATTTACAACCAGAGCCAATGAATTTAGATAATGAAGGATCGGTTATAGAAATGAAGTCAACACTGTATGGGCCAACATGCGATGGTTTTGATAAAATTGTAGATAATTATATGTTACCAAAAATGTCATGTGGAGATTGGATTGAATGGAAGAATATGGGAGCATATACAATTGCCGGCGCATGTGATTTTAATGGTATTACGTTGACGCAACCTAAAAAACTTTATATTTATTAGAGTACCCAGCCTATATTATAGATGCAATCACAATATAATACAAGACAAAATGGAATAGAACAACCACCAAGTTTAATAGGATTATCAACACAATCAAAATATCAGCCAATATATGATGATACTGAAGATAAACAAAAAGAATTTGTTACAAAAGTGAAAGATAAGAATAAAGGAGAAATTATTAGATCAGTTATATTTGGTACATTATTCTTTATAATATTATCACAACCAGTTATTTACAAAATAACGAATAAAATTGCTCAAGTTATAATGTCATCTCCTATTAATATTGTTGATGCAGATAATTGTGCCACACGTTCAGGTATATTTGTTCACGCTGCAATATTTTTCATAATATTATTATTCACTGTGTTTTAATACATTTAGACTTAGATTTTTGAAATAGTATCAATAATTTATTTTTTATTATAATGATCAACCCATTTATTCCATCCATGTTTAATAATGTATTCCATTGCACGCATAACTAGTGCAGCTGATGCACCAGAATGTGTATTTATATATTTCAGTGATTTATATATTTTATCTGCTGTTTCATGTTTATTAAACATCCATGGTTCATCACTTGGTTTATTTTTAATAAAATCAATAAAATCTTGATTCGAATATACAGTATTCCATGCATCTTCATATATATCTCTTATAAAACCATATTCAATAAAAGAAAAATCACCTTCATTTATCGTAATACTATAAGTCATTTTTAATATTTATATTAACTAACATAATAAGAAAAATCATTTTTTTGATTTTTTATTTGAAGAAGATATAAATTCAATATTTAATAGAATTGATTCCAAATTATTTGGCACACGTTTAAATTTATTGTAAAACTTAAACATTTCATTAAATGTAGCTATCATTTCACTTTCAGGCGTTTGTACTTTCCATATATCATTCAATGAAAATAAAACTAAATCACCACGATTATATATCGATGGATAAACGAGTTTATTTAATACTTCTCCAATCACATAATCTTTGTCTTTATTAATTGCAATCACTTTTACCCAGAACATTTCTTTGAAATAATTTTGTATTTTGCAAATAGTATCCACGTTTATATCATTTAAATCTTTCCATTCTTTTTCTTCATTTAACGGTTGAATCCACACATCACGATAAACTTTTTTGCACCCCGAATCATTATTACTACCCACACTTTCATTCCCATTCCCGTTTCCATTCCCGTTCCCGTTTCTAGCCGCCATTTATCACAAACGTGAAACATATAAAAATGAATTATTTATGTTATTAATCAATTTTTATTTACTATTATTTTAAATGTATAATCTAAATATCTTGGTCTTGTTGGGCAAGAGCACATTTCACTGTTCCAAGGTTCGCGACTTGGTAACTTAATATAAGTGGATAGGTATTCTTGATATATAATTCAACAATATTACTTAGATTAGTACATTTTGTAAATGTAGTAAGATATTTAAGGCTGAATATACCTTGAATAATTTCATTATCACTACCGGCATTTTTAGATATTTGTATGCCTGTACTCTTTTCACCACCAATAGTGGTTTCTTGCGTACAGAAATCTCCCTTACAACTGAATGTTAGTTGGTTACCAACATTACGTATTTCAATATAATCAGCTAAATTATGCATATCACGAATAATTTTTTGGAAATCAACTGATGGCATGGTAATAACTGTTTGAAAATCAGCTGGTGGAATACTAATATTTAGTACATTGATATCTAACATAGATAATTTATAAGTGGTGTGAATGTTTTTATCTTGATTATCAATTTGTATACCAAGATGATTTGGATCATTACGTTGTATAAATAAAGTTAATACATCATTATTACTTATAGTTTTAATAAGTAAATGTAATTTAAGCATATTGATACCGACATACATTTTCTTTTCACAATGATATTTTTCAAACTTATCAGCATCTAATTTAAGATGAACAAGTACAACATGTGTATTATCTAAAGCCACAATTTTCATTCCAGTATCATCAAATTCAAGATTGACATCCATAAGAATTTCTTTGAGAGCATCTATAATTTGCTTAAAAGTAGATGCTTGTATTGTTTGAATTTCTAAAATATTAGAAGATAAATTGGCAGATGAAGATACATTAGAAGTAACATTAACTATTTCAGTCATTTTATTTTTAGTGTTAATATTAACTTGTTTTGCTAACCATTCCTTAAATAATTTTATTAATTAAATAAAAATAAAAATACATTTTATTTGATTATATTTAATTAAAACGACTTATTGTGTTTGGTTTAAATTATTATTTTCAAATTCTAGACTCGATTGAACTAATGGATCATTCACAGATCTATTTTGTAATCCACTTATATTATTTTTAATATTGTAATCATCTACTTCTTTAAAGAACTGTTCCCATTGTAATACTTCAAGTTTAGGATATAATCTTGTAGGATGACTTTGTTTTGGTATTACATTATCATCAGTTAATATAATTAAAACAGCTTCACAAATATCACCTTTCGTACGTTTTAAAGTTTGTATTATAGTATCACGAGGTACATCAGTTGATAATTGATTTAATACTTGATCAATATCATTATCATTTGGTTCGTAATTGTTTACTTCAGTAGACGAAGATGAAGACATGTTAGTTATAGTTAATATATAAAAATAAACTACTTTTCTTTATATCTATTATTTTTACACCAAGGAAGATTTAATTCAAATCTCTATATTTTTTATCAATTCTGTATGCAATTTGTTCAAAAGGATGTTCTAATTCAGGATGTTCAGCTGTTGTTATATCGTTTATATTTTCTGGATTATCACTTGTATAATATGCAACCATTGGTTTTTTAGTTTTTGGATTAAAGTAAATCCATGGATCTACATCTGGATTACTGCGAATACGTGGAACACCAAAACGTTGTTTCCAACGGTAATATCCATTATGTTCTAAAAAGCTCATAGTATCTTGTGGATATAATCGTTGATATATATGTACTTTCTCATGGACTAATGTAGCTGTTAAATTTTTATGACTCATATCTAATTTAGTAGATAAAAAGATTTTATCACCACGAGTATGCGGGAAACCATCTTCATAATCATTATCGCGTGTTAAACATATATTCCATGGTATTAAACGAATTAAATTTGTATCTAAACCATCAATTTGTAAAGATTTGAAAAAGTTATCAGCATCATATGCTGCTTTTTCAATACGTCTCTTTTGATCATCAGTGAAAGACATAGCTGCATTTGCAATTTTATTAATATATTCTTGGAAAGTAGCTACTTTTCTGGCGATAAGATCCCATTGATTTAAAGTATGTACATATTCATCACGATCATTCTTTAATAGTTCTTTTGTTTCTTCCGCTGATAAGAAATAAACGTTCGATTCTGGTGCATTTACAAAACCTTCTGTTTGTAAATATTTAATTGCATAATAAAACAATGCAACTAAAACAATTATTGATAATATATTTAATATAAAAGTTATAAATGAAGCCATAATTTATATGATCACCTCTATTTAATAACAGTAAAAGAAATTACAAAAATAATACATTATTTTTATTCATAAATTATTTGAAATGAATTGATGATAAATTTTGAAATAGTGTTATATGTGTTAAATTCATTTTTCTTAATTTTATTTGAGTATTGAATAATTTACTTCTTCTTGCCACCCTTTCCTTTCGGGGCAGGTGGCGGTGGAGGAGGAGGAGGCTCATCATCATCATCGTCTTCTTCCTCTTCCTCCTCTTCGTCATCATCTTCTACAATTTCTTGCTTAATTTCTAGCTTAGTTGTCTTGGCAGTGATGGCATCAGTGTCTTCATCATCATCTTCTGCTTCATCTGGTACATCAACATCAGAATCCTCAATGAAATCAACTGCAGTTGGCTTATTGACTTCAAAGCGACCACGGACGACCTTCCAGGTGCAGCCATAACGACCACCTGCAATCCAGATACCAGACAGTTGGATGATGAGACGAGCTTTGGCTCCCTTAAGACTACGCATGATAGTCTTGAAATCAATCTCATCACCGTTCATATCTTGCGCAACGAATGTGAAAATATCACTGCGAGTATCATATGGCAGCTTGGTCTTGAGAGTTGGTGGATATTTGCCAGTTGCCTTCTTGGTAACCTTGTCCTTATCATACTTGACGATAGGATTGAAGAGCTTGCTTACGACACTCTTGATGCCATCGAAATCATCATCGAGCCAAGCAATACGATTCTCGAATGCATCCTCCACAATCTTCTTCTCAATTTCTTGCATCTTATCCAGAAGCTCCTTGACCTTTGGATTCGAATCAGCTCCATCAAAGGAGAAGTTGAGATCATACTTCTTTTGTTTCTCTTCGCCGTTCTTATTGGACTCGGCGTTCTTATCATTCCAATCACCGATTCCATAAGGAAGACGAACGAGAGGAGTTTGAATGGTTAGTGGGGAACCTTCATAATTGACATATACAGACTTTGACTGATTCTCAAGGGTTCGGGGTGCAGAATACTTGAACTTGGACACATCCACATTCTTTGCAAGAACCACATTGCGTTCAGCCATTTTTGAGATTGTAAATTAAAAGCGGTTACGCTATATACACACTAAAGCTTTATATCATTTTCCACTAAAATGAAAATCAATTTTTATTGTTGTCATCAAAATTACACATTAAAAATAAATACTTATTATTAATATGATATTAATATCTTATAAAATTGTATAATGGAAAACAGACCATCTCCATTTTCCGCATCACCATTAAGATCACCAAGTATCATACAATGCGCCGAATGTGATAAAATATTAAAACCATTACAAATTATATTAGGTAAATGTAAATGTACAAAATTTTATTGTAATGTTCATATCATACCTGAAAAACATAAATGTACTCATGATTATTATGTTGCACATCAAATGAAACTCACATCCAATATGCCTATTATAAAAGATAAAAAACTTGAAAATAAAATATAAAAAATGATATTTTATTCAACACTAATAGTAGTGTAATGGCATCTGGATCAAAAAGATCAAAAGTTCATCAACCGCAACTGCAACCGCAACTGCAACCTGATCCAAATGCAGCTTCATTTATATATAAATTAGCAGATATACCAGAATTATTTATTAAAGTATTACAAAATCTTGATCAAGATGCTTTACTCATGTTAAAAGATTTAGGAGTTATAAAAATTCGTAAGATGATATTCGAGTATGTAAAAACACCTGAATTTTTAAGAGTTGCATTACCAACAGATATATTTGACTTTGTAGATTATTTTACAAAAAATACATCTCATAAATATGATGACAATATTTTAATAATCTTAAATTATTTAAATGGTCAAAATTTTTCTCGTTTAGATTATAATAATCTTCTTTCTCTAAACAGAGAAATTGATGCAAATTATAACAGAGCACGATATGCTCAATATATCCCTTATTTAGAAAATATTAAAAGGAATATAGATGCTGAACTACCAAATAGACTAGAGTATTATGTTTCACTTGATGAAAATGAAGATGAATTAAGACAAAAATTAGAAACGCGATTTTTCTCTCTTGAAAGTATTAATAAAATGATACAAAGTCTAAATGAAATGAGAGAACCTATTCAGCAAGAATATGCAACTCATGGTAACCAAGAACAAGGTATTGCTCTCAATGCAGCATTAACAACAATTGATCGTAAATTAGCTTTACTAAATGATCAAACATATAGACAAGGTTTAGTTGGTGGAAAAAAGAGAAAAATGAATAAAAATAAATAAATTGAGTTATTATTCTCTACATTATAAATAAGTGACACATGTCATCAACAAAAAGTAAATTACCTGATTTATTTGAAATTGAAAAAAAATATACTCATATGAATAAAGAATTAAATAAAGAATTTTATAGTTTATTAAAAAGAAAAGAGGTTTTATCAAAAAATACAGAAAATAAAGAAGCTATAAAACAACTTGAACATGAATTAGCTGATATCACAAAAAAAATGCAAGATAATAATATTGCAAGAGAACAAGAAACAAAAGAAGCATTAGCTAAATCATTGAGTATAGATGTCACACAACTGGATTATTATACCAAATATATGGGAGGTAAAAAGACAAAACAAAATGATAAAGAAAAACAAAAAACTAAAAAAAAAGACTAAAAAATTTAAAAATTGAATAAAAGCATTATTTTTATAGTAATAAGAATTACTTATTAACTTCTCGCTAAAATGAGTAATATGAATTTAGTTCGGTTTTGCTTTGAATCTCTCGATGGAGAGTTTTATAAACTAAATAATACAACCGATGAGTATCTTAAAAAAGATATTATAGATAATATCAAATTTATTCAAGGTTGTATGAAATTTCGAACACCACCTGGAAAACTTTCGTTTAGTGGAGATGACAATTATTTTATAGATCAAATGACTCAAGCAATTACTATTGGATGGAATAAAGCATATATTTGTAAAACAAAAGAAGAACAATCAATACTAATTAATCGAATTACATTTATTCATAAATGTTTATTCATTATAAAACATCCTGATCAGGATTTTATTCATAAAAATTTAGAATCTATTGATAAAATTTATGAAGAGAATAAGAAAAACTCATTTAAGCATTTTATGCCATATAAATAATGTAATACATATATTAAATCAAAAATTCAAACTTAATCATTGAAGTTAAAACTATACCTGCAAAATATCTATATCTAATCTAAATGGTATTTTTAGGAGAAAATTTAAATTCAAAAGAGACACTATCTCATGAATATAAAGAGTTTTGTCTTAAACACAATGTGTATGAATACTATTCTTTTGAAGAATTGGAACAGATGGTTTTATCTGGTAAACTACTTGAAAATTTCAATACGGTGATTCATGATAATATCAAAAACTATTTTTTGTGTTATATTCCACGATATGCGTCAGCTTTCAGTAATTCAACTGATTGTGAAAAAGGTATATTATCTATTGGTATTAATGATTATGGGGAAGTTACTGGTATTCCTTATATAGGCGAACTCGATGTAGCTACTTTGCAGACGTATTTACAGGCTACATATAAAAACATTCGCGCCGAAAATAATTCACTAAAATGGAAAAGAGAATATTTTAAACAGATTCGCATTGAAGTGATACCAGTTGATATTATTAAACCTGAATTATATTTGCATGATATGACTGAACATATTTATAATAAAATGAAAGTGCAACAAGATTTATATGATCGTGAATACAAACTCTATTTGATTGAAAGAGATAAATGGATAAAAGAATTCACTGATTATGCGTGTAGTATCAATGATATGATGTCGAAGAGACGTGATCTTGTGATTGATTACATTAAACAGAATGCACCGCGTCCAGAACCAATTGTTGATTATTTAAATAATCGGTTACCTATTGAATTAGATAATATAGAGGAACGCAAAGGAAATGAAGATGATTATTTACATTGGATATTTCAGTTTAAAGACGTAACAATTGAACGATTTTTAAATAATAAACCACGACCACCTTTGTATCCAAAAATATGTAATGCACCTCTTGCTTTAATGACTCATTTGAGTGATATGCGATTGAAATTTATCCAGAATAATAAAGATATGCGCTATTACTTAATTCGAGTACATTTTTCAGGTAAAATACAAAAACCTGGAGCTAAAACATTAGAATATTATAATTCTTATCGACAAATGTGGCAATCGCGTAATAGAATGTGGGATCCGTACATTGGTCCGTGTTGTGCGTAATTTATTCTGTTATATGACTGTCACATTTGATGACATATATTCATTAGAAAATACATATTCTGTTTCTTCTTTTTTTCGAATAAATTCATGCATTTTTACTTGACTATTATAATCATGTACATGTAATTGAATATGGACATACTGTGTTTCTTCATCTATTGTCGTTAATAAATAGATATGACCATAGCCAGGTTCTTTACGAGTACTTTGTCCTGCACCCATTCAGCTGCCACCGTAAATATAACAATATGCTTAAAGCCTTAAATATTTTAACCCCGGTAGAAACATGTCATATTATTAAATCTAATATATATAATATGAGTTATATACATAAAATAATTAAAAATATATTTATATTTTTGTTATTAGTGCTCGTTTTATATTCAATATTTTTGTATATTTATTACAAACAAGTTAACAAAGAAAAATTTATAATTAATGATGATGAAAATGAATTAAATTGTAAATGGGTTTCAAGTGAAGGTATACACAAATCTTGTGATATTTCAATAATGACAGAGGATGAATTATATAGAGCATTAGATTATAATAAAACAAACAATAATGATATTCCAACAATATATGTACACATTTGGTATTTAGGAAAATTTACAAAAATAATAGATATGATTCATTATAAATTTATATTAGTATCAGGTCATGATGATTATACAGTTCCTGATGACATTTTTATAAATGAAGCTGATCTATTAAATTTTATTAATAATAAAAAACTTATTCATTGGTATGCACAAAATTCAAAAATTAATAATGATAAAATAACACCGATACCAATCGGTTTAGATTATCACACTTTATCTAAAAAAGATTTTAGTTGGGGATCTAAAATGACACCTGTACAACAAGAATTAGAATTAGATAATATTCGTTCTTCTGCATTACCATTTTGGGATAGAGAAATTAAATGTTATGCAAATTACCATTTTCAAACTTATGGAAATAAATTTGGATATGATAGAGAAGATATTGCCAAAGTAATACAAAATAATTTAGTTGTTTTTCAAGATAAATTAATGAAACGTAAAGATTCATGGGAAAATCAAACTAAATATACTTTCGTCATTTCTCCACATGGAAATGGTTTAGATTGTCATAGAACTTGGGAAGCACTTGTTTTAGGTAATATTGTTATAGTTAGAAAATCGGAAATTGATGTATTATATGAAGATTTACCAGTATTAATTGTCGATGAATGGAGTGATATTACACAAGAACTATTAGAAAAAACAGTTTATGAATTTAAAAATAAAACTTTTAATTATGATAGATTACTTCTAAAATATTGGACTAATAAAATTAATTCATCACGTAACTTAGATTAATAATATTGCATCATGCACTCATTTAATAATTTATAAGTTTTATGAAGTTGATTCAGAAGATGAGTTTATTTCTTTTACTCTACGTAACAGAAAGGCATGGAATCCATTTATAAATTGTTTAAAACTTCCTTTTTTACGTATTTCTTGAACAGCAAATTTCTCTAAATCATTCCGATTTATGTCTGGATATTGCATACGCATATGTGCATACCATATTGACCAAATTTGACAATTACCAGCCGGATTTGCCATAAGTAGTTCAAGTTCTGTCCAATCTAATTTATGTAAATCACCAACACATGTATTTAACCGATCAATATATGTGTAATCGTATTTTTTGAAATATTTTTCAATTGCTCTATCTAAACGATAATCGTTATCTAAATTTTTATTTACGCGAATACCATTTGGTTCATAATGTTCAACAGTGCGTAATCGTTTATCCATTATAACAACATTTTGATGCCAACCAACATCACTACCACGAATTCTAAGGAAAAATACTATTAATCTTATTTTTTCATTTGATAAAGCTGTATTCATAAATTCATCAATATCATTTGGTGGTACTAATACTCTTTTTCTTTTGTCATTTATATCCCAAGTAAATTCATTACCATGTTTGAAATCCTTTGGTTGAATCATAGCACAATGTGGATTCTTTCTAATTAAGAATTCAATTAAAGCAGGTTCATACATACCAATATGATCATCTAACTCTCTAAAATTTTTAACAAAATGTTGTTTAACTTTTACACAATCTTTACCATTTAAATATTCATTCTTCACACATGGTTGTACAATACCTTGTACTTCTTGTCCTGCTTGACCACTTGCACTTACACATTTACCAGTTTCAAGATTGCGCACTTGTAAATCACCGCTACCGCTACCGCTATCTGCACGATCACATTTAGTTTTATTATCTAAATATTTTTTAGACCAGGTATCATGTGCCGCTAATACTTTTAATAATGTATCTGGTTTTCCAGTAAGACATTTTTTAGAACATTCTGTCATAGACTTATTTACATTATCACCACGTATACGATATTTTATATAATTTAATAAAAACAGTCTATAAATATGACCATAATCACCAGGATATCCTTTTTCAACTAATATATCATGTAAAGTTTTATATTTATATTCTAAATTTTTAGGAAATATAACTTTGCTTTCTTTATCAATGCCAAAAGTAGCTAACATTGGAATAAGCATGAGACTCATATTCTCAACAATTAAGTCAGTTAAATTGAAAAATTTATGTACATAACCAAAATTATCATCCCATAATTCAACACTCGCCGATTTAGTACTTAATACAATATATACCATATGTTTTTTAAAATCTCTACCTTTACCACAGTCATCATCTTTTTTAATTAATAACATTGGAAATATAACAAAATTAATATCATCATCTTGTATTTTTTCATTTATTTTTGCAACATCTTTAGTAGACCATTTTGGTGGTACTATTTTACGCATATTTAATTTACGAATATCATAATCTAATACATCTGCTTCACCTAAATTAGCATTATCTACAATCTTACTATATTTAGAGTCTTTTAAGCATTTATATTGAAATACTTTATTTGGGTCAACAAATACTTTCTTTTCAGGATTTTTACTTTTAACATTCGAGTTTAAATAACACCATGATTTTGGTACTGTCTCTAAAATATAATGTAAGAAACGTAAAGATGAATCCCCCATACTAATAAGAGAGTGGAAAAATAATCATTTTCGATTTATTTTAACGATATCATTAATAATATCAGTTAACATTGTATTAACTATTTTAAGATCAATATCATCGGTAATATCATTATTCATTTCTTTTTTATCTATTATTGATATATCAATAAATTTATCATCTGTTTTGTCATTTAATGTATCTACTGTTGTAGATTGTTTTGATACGTTACCTTTAACTTGTATAAGAGCTTCATACTTAGCTGCCAATTTTTTAACATTTGTGGACATACTTATTACTTATTACCTATTAAAAGGTAATATTGAATTTATTGTTATTGATATAAATAATACATCCAAGATGCAATAATAATAATAAATGCAAGTATAATTAAAGAACTACCTATAACTGGATTTTTCCATGAAGCTTCATCTATTGTAAAATTATTAGGATTATTAGTGTCATAATGAATAGCTATATTTTGTCCAATTGCATATATTGTATTTGTTGTTATATTTTTTTGTATATAATCTGTATTATTTACATTATATGTAATTTCAATATTACATACGTGAGATCCTGATTGACAAGATACATTTGATACTTTTGCAGTAGTTTGACCAGTAAAATTTGTAGGATGGAATAAAGTATAAAAACCAAATCCAAGTGGAATAAATGCAATGAAAGTCATTAATATTGCAATAATAAATGGCCATCTTGATTTAGATTGTGTATGTGGTTGAATAGATTCAGGTTCAGGTTCATATACTGGTTCTTCAACTGGAGCTGCTTCTTCAACTGCTGGCGCTGGTGCTGCTTCTTCAACTGCTGGCGCTGCTTCTTCAACTGCTGGCGCTGGTGCTGCTTCTTCAACTGGAGCCACTGCTGGTGCTGCTTCTTCAACTGGTGCAGCTGGTTCTTCAACAGATGGTGCTTGTACTGCTTCTTCAATAGCTGGCGCTGGTGCAGCCGCTGCTGGTGTTGCTTCAGGTTTTTGATTTTCTGGAAATTCATCACCTGCTTTCATTCTTGATTTTTGTTTTTTATTTGATTGTTTTTTTGTATTTGTTTGTTTTTTATTAGTTTTCTTTCTTTCACGACCCATTATACACTACTTAATATTTATGAAATAAAAATTACAAAAATAAGAATTGGGTATTATATATTATTTAAAATTTATTACTTAAATCATTTATTCATGGCTTCTTTACGAAAGAAGCAGAGAGGAAGCGTTGAAGATTGAAGAAAGTTACTTCTTGGTCTGGCTTCACACCGAGAATCTTGCGAAGCTTGTCATCTGGAAGGATGATGCGCTTGTTGGTTGGATTGTAGAGATTGTGCTCCTTGATGTAAGCATTTACACGGCGGGTCACATCAGTACGTGAGATTTCAGTACCCTTTGGCACACCGAGGAATTCATGCATTTCATCAGTGATCTTTGCTGGCTTGGCAAAGCCATTTGGGTTAGTGCGAGCATTAGCACGCTTGCGTTCAGTCTTGTCGACAGTCTTCTTCATGCGCTCATATTCCTTGGAAAGAGCCTTGAGAAGAGTTTGAGTTTCCTTGAGAATAGATGCAAAGGAATTGATCTTGTTGACAAGTTCATCAAAAGTGCTTACCACGATTGGTTCATCAGTGGTGGTTGCAGCTGGTGCGACCGCTGCAACTACTGGTTCAGCGACAGCCTTCTTAGCGACTGTCTTCTTTTCTACGGCATCAGCCTTCTTTACTGGTTCAGGTACTACTGGGGCAGAAGCTACAACAGAGGTTGCTTTCTTGGGAGCCATTGTGATTGTCGTGATGTACAATTTACACGCCTTATCCTTAAATACTTTTCAATTTTTACAGACCATTCTTCATTTCGCATTTTTATATATTGCGTTTAATGAATATAAAAGTTTTTCTTTAAAATCGGTATTTTGTCCATCCCATAATTTCTTATCGGGAAGATCAACATTTACAAATATATATAAATTTCCTTTGTCTTTTCGTAACCCTTTATTTTCAATTAAAATAGGATTTTTTAAATCCATAAAAGGTAATATATTTATAATAACTTCACTACCATCTAAATATTGTAAACTATATCTTTTACCTAATATATATTCAACTAGTGTTATTGTAATATCACTATACAAATCATCACTATCAAATAAATCATCATAACGAAATATCTTATGTTTTTTCGCTTTAAAATGAATCGTTATTTCTGCTTCACATCCATTCAATAATATTGCACTTTTTTTAATTCTATATGGAAAATTCCCAGTATTTACATCTAAAAAGACTGGTTCATCTACACCAGTTAAAAACAGACGTAATTTTTTATTCTTTTCTTGATATATTTCTTCAAGTTTCAAAGGTACGGTCACATTATGAAATTTATGCAAAGTTTTTGTAGCTACATCTTTTAATGTATCTGTTATTATTGTTTTCATAGATTGCCATAATTCTGGTTTATTGAAGAACTTTTCTACTGAACTCCATACACTCCGTATATCTTCATTTGTATAGCAAAAATCCCCCATATTCGATATATCACCTGTCTCTATTTTACGATATGCTACTGTAACCCTTTTAAAATATTCTTCATTTGTACGTTTCTCTTCATCTGTTCCCATAAACTTATCAGGATGATGAGCTCGGGCAATCTTAAAATATTTTACTCGCACATCCGCAAATGGTGTATCCCGTGGCAATTCTAAAATATCATACGGATTCATTTATATTAAATAGAATAATATGTTATATGGAATTAATTAAATTTACTATTACAAAAATAATGTTATTAAAATCTTAAATAATATGCACGTATATTAGAAATAATTATGTCAACGTCAACAAAAGATACTTATAATAAATTTGTAGAATTACGTAAACAAATGAAAGAATTAGGTAATAATGTAAGTTTAATTAAAGAAACTTATAAAACAATTCTTGAAAATGATAAAGATAACTTAAATCAAGACTCATTAACAGAAACATTATCTGAAATAACTAAAGAATTTGGAAATATAGAAGATATTATAAATATTCCAATAATTGGAGGTATAGAAAGAATTGGAAGGATATTAAAAACTCAAATGAAAACTCAAATTATGGGAGGTAACAAAAAGAAAACAACTGTAAAAAAAACAAGTGAAAAGAAGAACAAATAATTAATAAAATTCTACACAATATATCTATAATCATATATTCCAAATATAGTTCCTTCTTCTATACCATATTGTATAGTATTTCGAGTATTATATCTTTTTTCTACTAAATGTAATGGAAAATATGCATCACATTTTATATCACTATCTATATATGTTAATAATAAACGATTATATCTATGATCAGCCATAGCTTCTTTGTATAAACGTTCACCACCAATTACAAATACTTTATGAATATTTTGCATTTCTCTAATTTTTGCATGAGCATTATTAAGTGTTGGAACTACATATACATTTTTCATATTGGCAAATTCTACCATTTTTTCTTTATTAATATAATAACTTTCCGAAACTATAATGTTTATACGATTTTGAAGAGGTCGCATATTTTCTGGTAATGATTCCCATGTATTACGACCCATAATTACTGCATTTATACAACCACGTCTTGCATAAGATGTTTGAAATTTAAAATGTCTCATGTCATCACGAATACGCCATGGTATTTTCCCATTTAATCCAATTCCACCATCTACAGTAGTGGCTACAATTATAACATATTCCATTTATTTAATATTTTATTCTATTAATAATAAACAGTAAAATACTTAAGTATTATACTTACTAATATAAATTAATGTTTGATTCACTCAATGGATGAAATATATAATGAAGTTATTAATAATTTTGATAAATGTATGCCATATATACCATTTCACACTAATATTATAAATAATATAACTCATTTCAAATTTTCTTCTAATCCAAATCTGTTATTATATGGTGCAAAAGGGTTTCCATTTGATTTTATATGGGAAACTGCTTTGCAAAAGAAATTTGGAAAATATAAAAAAGTTAAATACACTTGGCAAAAAGATATAACATATTATGAAACTCCTTATTTCTTTGAAGTAGATTTACTCTATCCACATCAAACTAAAGATATGGAAACATTTTCAGAATTTATTAAAGATTTAGTTACACATCCTTGTATTCATGAAGACCGTCACATTATTATATTAAAATCAATTGATGAATTATCAAATCGTCATAAAGCAATTGCAATGCGTGTATTACTTGAAAGATATTCAAAAAATGCATTCTTTATATGTACAACATCACATATATCCGCTCTTGAACAACCATTAATTAGTCGATTTCTATTATTACGATGTCCTGCATTTACTCCTGATGAAATGGAAAATTGTTTTAAAGCACTCAATTTAACATATCATCCATTATTAAAAGAAGTAGAAAATTATGACTTTTATTATTCATTATTTATTGCCTGGTTTGTAAAAAATCATCCAAATGATATCACTGAATCATTGTGTCAATATAATTTACCATTTTTTCATGAATTTTTACAACCATATTCATCTTCTAATTTCTCATCAAATGCGACATCTACACCTACATCTACACCTACAAAAAAAACAAAAAATAAGAAAGATTCACAATCTCAACTACAAATGCAACCACAACCCAAACCACATCCACAACCTAGTATGGAAGATATAAGAAAAATTACACAAAAGATTTGTGTGAATAATGGTAATTTTAATATGATACTATTTGATTTATTACTATTCTATAAAGATAAAGATGTTGAATTTAAAATGTATATAATACATCAATGTACATACATTGATCATATATGTTCAACTACAGAAGAATATAGAAAACCATTATATGTAGAATACTTATTACATACTATTTTCTTCCCAAATGAAAACACACATAAACCTATTTAAGTATTATTTTTTATTATTATAAAACAAATGTCATATAATAAACAATCAATTATAATTAAATAATAAGTCATTTTACTATATAGGATGAAATGGAAGAATCATTAAAAGATCTCAATGTATTATCAATAAATAATAAAGAAATGCCTCTAGAAACACAAGCGGAACCAATAACGAAAATTGAACTATGTGATTGTCCACTAGACTATAAATATTTAACACATGGAGGTTATGGTGATATATATTATAATTCAAATAGTAATACGATATTAAAAGTACAACCATTATATTCTTTACCTGAATCAAATATTCTATATGAATCTTCATTAAGTGAAGCGATTATAACACAGTCATTATCTAAAATTAATAATATAGCACAATTTGATAAAATTGAAATAGATAAAAACAAAACAAATATATATTATTATATGCCTTATTATGGTACTCCATTAGATAAAATTCTAAATAAAGAAAAAATAATAGAAAATATAGTACCAATATTACTTTCACTTGTTGAAACATGTTATCAATTATATTTGAATGGTATTCAACATACAGATATTAAACCATCCAATATAATTATAAGTGATGATTTTCAAAAAATTACACTAATTGATCTAAATATATTCTCTATTAAAAGCTCTAGTAATAATTTATATGGATGGACATATGGTATTGGAACATGGTGTTATTGTGAACCGAGTATAATATATAATGATGAACCAACTGAAACAGCTATGGTATGGTCTATAGCTTTTATAATTGCATATATATATGGAAATCATCCATTATTAGAATATTATCCATATCTGTATAAATATGAAAAAAATAATTGGATACAAATATACAATAATTTAAGAAAGAGATTTCGACAAGGAATACCATTAACTAAAACACATACATCTGTAATGAGTGCAGAGTTATATTATATATTTAATATATCTACTCAATGGGAATGGACAAAAAGACCAACAATGAGTAATCTATATGATATGATTGTTAATAACTATGCAAAGAATACTGGATATATTAAAATTGAACGAGCATTAAAATATTATAACTATAAAAATGTTACTATTCATCATGATAAACAAGATAGAATAGAAACATTTAATACCATATTACAGTTATGCAAAATAACAAGTAAAATGGATATTCTTTGTAGAATTCTTATATTAATTGATCTCTATTCAAATGATCATACAGATGAGAGTATAATAGGTTGTATATATATAGCTCATATCATAAGTGGATATACTTTAACAGATAAAAATTTTAATAAATTAGTGAATAAGTTTTATAATGAAAATATAATAACATATAAAGTGTTATCAAACATTCTATTACATACATTAGAGACATTTCAATGGAATTGTTACTTTCAAACACCAGATACTTTAATTATTGATTATATTATACAAAATGTTAGAAATACTGATTCTACAAAAAATTATAAAGATTGTGATGAGTATGTAATCATGGATAAACTTTATGGTAGCTACAAATTTTATAAATTATTGTATACTATTATTAAAATACAAGAAAATGAGTATAATATCTATGATATAACAGAAATCGTATTTAAAGATATAAAACAATTGATAGAATAACATTTCAACAATAATGGATTTATTTTATAATTTAGTGAATATTAATAAACATATATTTCATTTTATAAGAAAAAAGAACACACATGATAATAATATTATAACAAATAATACATATCATAATGAAATTACAGCTGATGTAAATATAAATTATGATAAAATATCAAATATTTATATTGATAAATTAACTAAATTATCAGTTGAATTAGAAGATATATATTATCATAACTTATTGTTTCCTAAATTGCAAAATATTTGGAATGTTGAAAATAATACATATCTGGCATGTATTAGTTGTATAATTCATGTAATTGGTATAATGAGTGATCATAAATTTTGACCTTGTAATAGAGTTTGGTATTCGTGAATAACTTCATCATTATCTATATCTTCTTTTGATAACTTAAGATATTTTATAAACATTAAATGTAATTTTTCAGTGTCTTGTATTTCTTTCCAAGCATAACGTTCTGCTTTACGATTATACCATTTACCTTTATTGTACATTAAATATGTTTTAACTTTATTTAAATCTAAATCAATTGATTTTTTAATATTTGAATGTTTATTCTTTGAATCTATAATAGTTGTTTTTTGTTCTGTAAAAGTAGCTACATTTTTATTGTTATTTTTATTATTTTCAGCAGCAAAAGTAAATTCAAAATCAAGTATTTGACCTTCTGTTGTGTCTTTATATCCATGAATGACCAAATTACCATGATGTACTTTATCATGGCATTCGTCACATAATGGAATTAAATTATGTGATTTATTTTTATGAAAGTGATCTATAAAACCGTAATCATTTGCCATTTGTTGCTCTTTAATGTGATGTGTCTCTGTCGATTTATTCACTTTACATACTCCACATTTATCTCCAACAAATACGGCATGATTATAATGCGACGTCTTTGGGGTCATTAAAAGTGTTGGCATATCTTCTATTTCACATCGTATTTCATGTGCTTTTTGTAAAAATTCAGTCGGTAAATTTAAACCATAACATACTTCTAAACCATACAGACTTGATCCAGTTCCTTCACGAAGTTGTCGATCAAATATAAGTCGTCCATTTGTTTTATCCACTTCTACATGCATATGTGCTAACCGTAATGGTCCACCATTCTCAACCGCAGCCGCTTTTATCGTGGCTAATTTTGATAAATCATGTAAATGTGTGGCAAAGACAAAACTTGTTCGTTTCTTTATTAATGCATCTATACCTGCTGTTACAATAGCAAGTGCACTAATTGATTCTGTACCAGAACATAGTTCATCTCCTAATACAAGACTCCGTTCATTGCATCTCTGTAATATATTACGTAATTCCATCATTTCAACTGTAAAACTACTCCAACCACGATAGATATTATCTGCTCCTGATATACGTGTAAATATTGTATCATATGGAATATATTCAAACGATTGTGCTGGTACATACATTCCAGCTTGTGCCATAATCACTCCAAGACCAATAGCTTTCATAAGTGAAGATTTACCTGATGCATTCATACCAAATAGAAGCAATCCATCTACCGCTCCCACACTCACACTCTCACAGCCAAGAGAAATATCATTTGGTATATATTCATGTTTATTAATAATCCTTTCAAGAATAGGGTGACGCAATTTTATTGCCCGGACATATGATTTTGCCTGTTTTTCATTTTTATTTGTAGCTACATTTTCACAGAATCCAATAGTCGGTTTAATATAATTAAAATCAATTGCATTACGTGTATTAGTAACTGAAATATCAATATCTGTAATATATTGTATTAATGAACTTAAATCATCTTTAATCATATGTGAAAAATCTTTAAGAAACTCTTTATATTTTGTTTGAACTATATAAGATATCTTTGAAGTTATTTTAATCAATACATCTGATTCTTTTTCAATAAATGGATGATGAATACGTACAACTGTACTAGCTGTGCTTACTGGTTTCGCTTTGAAATCACCCATTTTTAATACTTCACCATTTGCTAATTTAATAGTACAATGATTCTTATTTAATTGGGCAAAGACTGTTTCCCAACGTTTTTTCGTCATTGTAATAAAATATCCATCGCGATCATTATTATCTATACGTGATGTTTCTTGAAATATATCACAAATTTCCTTTAATAGATTATAGTGTGTGCGAAATTCTGCATCTAATGAATCTATTTCAGTATATACACCGGATTGAAATATATTATTCTTAACATCATTTGTATTATACTTTGCACATTCTGTTATATTTAATATACAAGTGTATTTTGCTATAATATCATGTGTTATTTTTTCGATTAAATCAAATGAGAACTGTTTGTATATGAGCTCCGTAGTTTTCATAAATTCACATAGTTCTTTTATAATAGTCATAGATGAATCAAATGACGGCCACTCATTTGGTAAATATTGACCAAGTAACATACGCCGGCCAATCCTTTGAATATCTACGACTTGTTTTAAATAACTATGAATTGTTATATATATACTACTTTGAATCAGTGTTTCGATACGATTATAACGTGATTGAATATATTCTGGATCAGTAAATGGTTGTAATAATATTTCATGAAAATGACGAGAGCCAAATGCAGTAGAACATCTATTCAATATAACTGCAAGAGGTTTTTCAGCATTGTTATTTGAAATGATCTGCAATTGCAAAGAACTATTATAATCAAGAATACAACGACCAATTGTCGTAAATAATTGAGGCGGTTTCAAACATTCAATAAGTTTCGCATTATGTTCATAGGCAAATTGAATCATATATGTGAATGCTACGCGAGCATTCGCATATGTTTCTAAATTTAAATGTTCAATAGGAGATAACATACTTTTACAATCATTATATGCTTTCTTCAAGAATTCATTTTGATATTTGACTGATGTAAATTCTGTCAAGTTTTTATAATCCCACAATCTGTGAAATGATCGTGTATTATCATATTGAATACCAATTGAATCTTCAATATCAGCCCGTTCTTCCGCTGTTACATCACTTCCTAAAAAGACAATTTCACGTGGTTGATACATTTGATAAAAACGTAGTAGTTCATCCATTGCGTGGCCAGGATCTTGTGTCGTTGAACCAATTTCGTATATCCATGTTTCACCGGTAGATACATCGATACCAGATATACCAACTGATAGAAGTCGCTTTTGAAATGTATCTTTATGAACTGTCCAATAACTCACAAAAAGATAATTATTATAGGTCGTATTGGGCGTAATTTGAATACCTGGACTTAATATCTCGGTAATTTCACGTTTAGGATTCGGCGGTGGTGTGACTTGCCGGATAACAATAATAGTATATTGTTGATTCAAAAGTAATTGAACATGTTTGCTAAAAGCGTGTGTAGGAAAACCGGCCATCATTGGATTAGCCCGATTGTTTTCAATAATAGCCTTATTTTTACGACTCAAAACCAGATCGCAAATATCACATATTCCACGAATATCTGGTCCCACTGTTTCAGTCTCATTTTCCACACGATATACTTCCATGAACGAGCCTACTTCGATAATTGTTATAGTTTTACTACCATATTTCTGTTCATATTCCTTTTGCACATTAAAATAGTACTCATAAAGAGCCATTTTATTATAAAACATATAAATTACTACGAAAAGCTTTAAGTACTTTTATATAATTAATATACATTACGCGTTTAATAAATCAATTACATCTTGAATTGTTCCGTTTTCATATACATCTATTACAATATCTATATTATCTTTACTTTTCTTTGTATAATTCATAAATCGCATGATATCATGTCCATCGAGTTGAGCTTTGATTTCATCCATGATTTCTTTGGTGTCTTCCATTAGACTTGATATATATTTTTCACTTGGGAATGATCTTATTTTCTTATACATTTCTCTTGTTCTTTCATCTAAATAAAATCCTATTTTTTCATAGAAAGATACAGCACCTGGTAAAGCTGTTAATTTAATAAATTCTATATTTTCGGTTGCTATTATATTAATTATATCAGTACCAATTCCTTTGAATTTAGTGCGATTGGTTGAAGCTGATATTTCACTAATAAATGCATATTTTTGTCCTCCTTTATCTTTTGGTGTTTTACTAAAGAGTACTCTGGCCCATCCACATATAAGTGGTGCAGATTTGGAATGTGATGCAGATGAAGATGAAGATAATTTTAAACTATCCATAACTGGAACCTTCTCATCGTGATGTATTGCCACGTATAATATATCTCCTTTTTCACATTCTGTTTCCCACGGAAATACAGATATAAAATTATTTCTTTGGGCGACTGCAATACCAGTTAAATATGCTACTAATTTTGCATCTTTTTTACAATCAAGTGTTAATAATGTACATTGATAATTTTCCTTACCAATGCGATTCGTTTTTAATTGTTTCGTTCTATTGAACATATTACTATAAGTACATATTTTAATATACATATATATACATATATATATTTCCTATTAAATATATTTCCTATTAAATATATTTCCTATTCTTCATATCTAATACTAAGTGAAAACATAAATGGTGAACGATATCGTGGAATACCTCTCATATACATTTCAAAAGTAGCTACATCATCTAAAAATGTGAATGGACTAAATATTATATTTGTTAATCCATTTATTATTCCCATTTGCACGCGTTCCGTTATAAGAATAGGTCGTTTCACAAATTTATCTTTATAATTATATTCACTTACATGTGCATTCTGTGTATAATAGATAGTCCTTCCAAATCCATGTGATACTGCTAAACCTGTATATATATTAAATAATCTATTTATTGCTTCAACTGGTACTGGCTTCATTCATAAATACTATATGTGTGATGTTTTATTTCTTTATATCTATAAAATTTATCCTTTATATCTATAAGTAATAATTTAATAATCTTTAACTAATACACCGTGTACATATGTAGTTGTTTTATCTTCATAATATTCATGATAGAAATCAAATATATTCTTTTCTGCATGAGATGAAAAAGTTCCAATACCTTCATCTGTTGATAATGATAATACACCAACATAAATATCACACATTATTTCTGGAAGATTTTGTTGTAATCTATATATATTTATTCCATATTGTAAACAATATTTTATTTCCAAATCTAATCCATTGTGATCATCTGATATATGATCAGTACAGTATTTACCATAATATATTTTTTCATCACCATCAATTTTATAGATAAAACTAATAAATGGCATTTTAATTATTAGAAATCAACTATGTTTTAAGTAAAAAATGATTTCATTATGTTATTTTCATTAATAAAAACGCAACGCAAAAAGAATCGATTATTAAAAGTAAGTAAAAACGAAAGCAATTAAATGCCTGGCTCGGTTGATTCAGCCGATGAATATTATGAACGTCTTCAAGCAATCTTTCCAAGTCTCTACATCAACAATTCAAATCCAAGATTTTATATTTCAATGGAGTTAAGCGCTTTGAATCGTACTTTATCTATAAGTGATGAAATAATGGTATTATTTAAATACAATTGTGCCTGTTTTAATCATTGTAAAAGACCGAAAAATGATGTAATGTTACTCAAAAAAAAACCAAATAAATCACAAATTACAATTGAAGATGCTATTAATGGTATGATTATAGCTGGTTATCATGCAAAATGTAATCATTGTTATTTAGAAAGTTTTGAACAAAGAACAAATAATGAATATATAGCCATGTTTGGTAGTTAAATTTTGATTTTACACTTTAAATTATTATTTGATTTAATCTATTATGATTTAAGAAATTAAAACCATTCTTTTTGTAATATGGGTAGTAATACAGAAATTGACCTAAATACTATAGGTTGCCCAGTATGTAATAACACATATGATATATTTGATTTCTTTCCACATTTATACACTGTCCATCCTGAATTGCTGGCAACTTGGGCAGGTGTTGTATTTCCATCTTTAAATCCAAATAATGAAGAAGATTTAAATCATATATTTTTAAATTTAAATATCAATCAAGAAACAATAAATCAGCAAACAGTACATGAACAAAATAATCAATATATCAATCAAGAATATGATAATGATAATATGCAACAGTATTACAGTGATATGTTTGATGCAATGACATATGAACAACTCAGTGAATTATGTAATCAAATTGGTACTCATAAAGTTGGTGTAAATAATATAGATATATGTGCACCCTCAAAAATAAAAATGAAAAAGACGATACATGAAGAAATAAGATGTCCAATTTGTCTTGAAAATATACATTGTGCTTTATACATGCGTCAAATAAAGAAGTGTAATCATGAATTTTGTGGATATTGTATTGAAAAATGGCTGAAAGAAAATAAGACGTGTCCAGTTTGTAAAGTAGATGTAGAAGAAAATTTACCAGATGAAGAAATAAACGAAAATTCTATATTTAACTCATAATAAACAATTCTAATAAATATTATTACATATTTTTGATTATTGTTTCAGTATCACGTTCATCTTCGCTATCACTGTCACTTGGATACATTGATGTTCTATCTTTGTTATCTCGTGTATATTTATTATTTTCTTCGGCGAAAATGATATTATTATCGTCTTTCGTTGATGAGTCATTATATTTATCGGTCATATTCCATGCACGTTCTATACAAGCCGGTACTTCAAAAGTTTGAATAATATAATTCGCTTCTTCATAAGTGTATTTATGTAATACATCAACTTTATCTTCAAAATCACGTAAACTAACTAATATAAGATCATTCTTTTCAATTAAAATTTTATGAGAACTCTTACGTAATGACCCACGTATTTTAGCTACTCTTATTTGATTATCACTGCAAAGCGCACGAAGACGACCATTACCTAATAAATCTTGTACAATAGCATAACACTGACCTTCATCAGGTTCTTCTAAATGACGATTTTTAGTTTCACGATTTGTTCTTTTTTTACCATTAGCAATTCTAGATTGATACATTTTGTAATATACAATATATCATATATAGTTATATAAATAATTAAGTTTAAATAGTTTTCTATTATTCTAATTATTAAAGAGTCTATTTATACATATATTATTAAAATTTTGGGGCCCTATGAAAATTAAAAATTTTTATAAAAATATGGCCGGCAAAAAAAAATCTCTCTCTCTCCTCATTTTACCTCCTCACTTGCTCATTTTTCTCTCCTTACTATACTATAGTATAATACTATAATACTCTTACTATAATAATAATAAAATATATAAATATATAATATATAAATATATATAAAGAATAAATAAATATATTATCTAAATAATAAGAAGGTGAGGAGAAGTGAGGATGGCTCACAAATGTCCTCATTGCTCATATTACAGTGAAAAGAAGTATAATGTTGTCCGCCACATTAAAATGGTACATAAATCCCGAGAACCCGATTATGAGCCACCTGATCCAAAAGTTGAGTCTGATGCACCAAAAGTTGAGTCTCTTGCACCAAAAGTTGAGTCTGATGCACCAAAAGTTGAGTCTCTTGCACCAAAAGTTGAGTCTCCCCATAAATGTGATCATTGTGGTAAAGAATTTACAGCTAAAAGAAGTTTATCCAGACATATCAGTAACAACCGTTGTACTGGTGTAAAAAATAAATTAGAATGTAATATTTGTCACCAGATTATGAAATCAAAAAGTTCTTTATCTCATCATAAGAAAATATGTGAACAAAAACAATTAACCGTAATAAATAACACTACTAATAACAATAATATAACAAATAATACTACTAATATTACTAATAATTTAAATATAAATAACAATAATAACTATATTACTTTCAATATACATGACAGTGATCCAATACAATTTAATGATTCACATTTAGATAATAAAGAAATATTAAATGAAATATTTGATAAAGATACATTTATAGAAGTATTTCAAGAATATTCTTATCGAATATTTGATAAATTAGAAAATAGAATAGTTAAAAAGACAAATATGAGACAGAATACATCAGAAATATATGATCATACATTACAAAGATGGAAACAAATTATGGATAATATGATATATTATAAATTAGCCAGAGGTGTATCAAGTTCAGCACTGGTCTTAACACATAAAAATAAAGTACAAATGGATAAAGAATATAAAGATACATTACAACAAATACAAATAGATTGTGAATTATCACAAGATAATGCAAATAAAGATGATCAAACAAAGTATTCTAAAGATACAAAAAATAGTATTAATATGTTAAAATCAGTCGTAAAAGACATTTCATAAATGTTTGCGAACGTCTTTCGTTTGTTTATAAGATACAGTATGTGTTTTCGCTTTTTGTTTTTCTACAATCATCGCATGTTTTTGTGAAGGCGTGAGTTCTTTTGCTGTTACTGGTGATTTCATCGTAACCCGTTTAGCTGGACGACATGTAGGGTAATAATTCGCTGTTTTAACGGCACCACATGGTTTACCAGTTTTAATATCAATCCAATCTTCTTTAAACCAACGGGCTATTCCTGTTTTAGTATCAGGTTTTTTATTTGAATATGCTTGAATACCTTTCTTTTCCATGGCGCTTTTATATTCTTGTACAACTTGTCCAGATGCATATGCACTCGGCCATCTATCAACACGTGCTTTTACTTTTTCTACAATTTTATCATACAGTTTTTGATCTGTTGGTATAGGTTTATGTGACATTTAATCTCTTAAAAATATTAAATATTATTTTTGAATAGTTTACGTAATATTATTATAAAATAATTGATAAATATAAAATAGTGGAAAGATGTCATCATCAAATTATTTATACACTATGAAGTTTCCATTTACATTTACAACTATGAATAATACAGGTCCAAATGGTCCTGGTGTTATTACTTATGGTAATCAAACACCCGGATATTTAACAAATTATGAATTAACTTTGCAAAATGGTATACAACAATGGATAGTACCAGCAACATATGTATATAATATAACAATAGCAGGTGCAGGTAATTATTTAAGTTATATCGGGAATAATAGAGATTCAGTAAATTATTATAGTTACGGTACAATTGGAAAAACGAAAATTGCATTAAATGCAGGAGATGTTATAAATATATTAATAGGTCAACAAGGTACACAGACAAGTAATTGTGGTGGTGGTAATGGTGGTACATTTATGTATAATGCGACAACAAATCAAATATTATGTGTAGCTGGTGGTGCTGGTGGACATACATATAATAGTGCAAATCATATTATAACTGGTGATGGTACTGGAATAAATCCATATATATATGGTGATGGTAGAGGACAGAACGCAAGTATAGATCAATCCGGAAATGATGGTATTGGTAATCCTATGTCAGGTGGAGGTGCACAAGGTGGACCTGGAATTTCATATCCTAATGGGGGTCAAGGTGGTGCATCTTATCAAAATAATGCAAAAGCTGATAATAGTAGTAATGCTGCAATAGTTGCAGCACAAAGTTTTATAAATGGTGGATCAGGTGGTTTTGGAAGTATAGCACCTGGCGGTTTTGGTGGTGGTGGTGATTCATCTGGTACAGGAGGTGGTGGAGGAGGTGGATATGCTGGTGGTGGAGGAGGAAGTATTGGTAGTGGTGGAGGTGGAGGAGGATCATTTACATATAGTAGTGCATGGGATGAAATATATACTTCAAATATTGGTGATGGTTATGTAATTATTGACCCAATAACTACAATTAATTTATATAGTATCACATATCCTTTACAATTTTTAACTGGTAATACATATGGTAATTATGGACCAACTTTAAATTCATTGAGGCAATTCTATCAAACATTTAATAATTTAACAAAAATTAATACATGGATACAAGATACAACAAATAACTGGTTTAATATGTATAATAACTCAGGAATTCAAATATGGACTGTGCCAAAAACAGATACATATACAATAATAGCTGCCGGTGCAAAAGGTAGTGATGCAGTTGGTTCAAATGGACAAATTTATACTGGTGGTAATGGTATTACTGTTATAACAACTGTATTATTAAATCAATATGATAAAATTGGGCTATTAATTGGACAAATGCCAAGTAGTTCTAATATAGGTAATGGAGGTGGAGGAGGAACATTTGTTGTAAGAGAAGGTATAAATGTGTCATTATTGTTAGCTGCTGGTGGTGGAGGAGGAGCTGATGATTATATACCATATACTATATATAATAATCCAGGACATAATGGTTGTAATGCAGTTTTAACATATGCAGGTGGAGGAATAGTTGGAGGTGTAAATGGAAATGGTGGTGGTGGTCCAAGTACTTTATATGGATCATTAGGACAAGGAGGAGCAGGATATACTGGTGATGGTACAAATGGTGCAAAATCATTTATTCATGGAGGTATTGGTGGTTATTCTACTACAACCGGTGCAATAATAGGAATTGGAGGTTTCGGTGGTGGTGGAGGTCCAGATCAACGATTTACTAATAGTGTAACCGGATTACAATATAATATGGGTGGTGGTGGCGGTGGAGCTTCTGGTGGATGGGGTGGAGGCGGATCAAATTTAATATCAGGTGGTGGCGGTTCATATGATTATGCTGCAAGTTATAGTAATTATACTGCAACACCATATACACCAACAATATATTCTTCATCAAATGGATTTAATAATAATCAAGGATTTGTTATAATTACAAATGATATTAACAATTTAAATCAAATACCAGGAACAATCCAATATGCTATAGGGGGTAATTTAATTCATTATATTACTAATAAAATATATTATTATGTACATGTATTTACATTTGTTGGTACATCGACATTTACCGTTATTAATCCTATACCTTCTGCAACCGTTGATATTTTAATAATAGGCGGTGGAGGTGGTGGCGGAGGTACAAATAATAGAACAGCTGGTGGAGGCGGCGCAGGTGGATATTTATATTTTAGTAATCAAACAATTGTACCTGGTACATATCAAGTTATAGTTGGTGCAGGTGGAATTGGTGGTATTGGAGGTACCGGTACAACAAGTATTCAAACTTTGGGAGGAAATGGTGGTGACTCTTCATTTGGAAATTATTTAATATCGTTTGGTGGTGGCGGTGGTTCTGGTACAGATGGTATAAATGGAAGTTCAGGGGCTTCAGGTGGAGGTATACCAAATGGAGTAAATAGTACTCCAGGAGCTGGTACATCTGGAGAAGGTAATTCTGGTGGTGCAGGTGTATATGGAACAGATATTCAACCACAATTATATGCAGCTTCTGGCGGTGGTGGTGCAGGTAATATAGGAAATAATGGTACATTATCAGGAGGTGGTGCTGGTGGAAATGGTATTGCAAATAATATATATGATGGTAATTCATTAGCATATTACTCCGGTGGTGGTGGTGGTTCTGCCGGATATGTACCTCCAGGTGCAGCACCTATCAGTGGAGGTAAAGGAGGCTTAGGTGGTGGTGGAATAGGAGCAACAATATCAGAACAAAATAATTCATCAACAGCTATAAATGGTGGAAATGCAACATATTATGGAGGAGGAGGTGGTGGTGCAGCCGCGACTTCGTGGACAAATATAAATGCAAATACTGGTGGAAATGGGTATCAAGGTATTGTATTTATACGTTACTATGAATCTTTTAGAAATACATTAGCGACAATTGCTCCAAGTAATATTACAGCAGGAACAGTCACACCTACATCTATAGTTTTAAATTTTTCAAATGTAAAATATGCTTCAAATTATGCAATATTTTCAAGTCCAATAAGTTCAGTAAATCCTCAATATACACTACATTCACCATACACTTTTACAAATTTAAGTGGTGGTACAACATATACATTTACAATCACAGCAATTGATACAAACGGTATACCAGGTGCATCAAATATTTCTTCTCCATATACTACTCTATCTGGAGGAGTCACAAATATATACAGTTGTAATATAACTACTTCCAATATTGAATTAAATTTTACACCAGCATTAGGTGCAAATTTATATACAATTACATCGACACCTTTAACAACAACACAAATAACAAACGGATCACCAAATACATTTTCAAATCTTACGGCAAATACTGTATATACATTTACTATTACATCATCGAATGACAGTGGTACTGGTGCTTCAACAACATCATCTCAATTTGCGACTATACCAGGTCCATCAAATATATATAGTTGTAATATAACTTCATCAAGTATACAACTATATTTTTCACCTATAACTTATGCTATATCATATAAAATTATAGCTTCCAATTTATCAACACTCTCAACAATATCTAATAATATATCTACACCACCATATTCACCATATACATTCAATGGATTGACGTATGGATCAAATTATTTATTCACAATTATTTCATATTCAAATATAAATAGTACTCTTATACAAGGAGGTATAACTAATACATCATCATTTGCTGTTGTTCCACCTGCAAGTAATATATCAGCAGGTTTAATCACATCAACATCAATTCAATTAATATTTTCAACTATATCTAGTGCAGCAGCATATTATATATATTCTATACCATCAAGTAGTATAAATCCACAAATATCATATGTAACATCGAATGCAACATCAAATATATCTGGTTCACCTTACACATTTTCAAATCTTTTACCAAATACATCATACCAATTTACAATATTTTCTTATAGTAAAACAAGTCCAGGTGGCTCAAATATTTCATCTTCATTTATTACTGCACCTGATGCAGTAACAAATCTTATTAATACAAATATTACACCATCAAATATAACACTTGCATTTACACCTGCAGCAGGAGCAGCATATTATGCAATTTCAAATACACCATATACAGATATACAAGTAGCTACAAGTTCACCATATACATTTTCAAATCTTTTAGGTGGAAGAAATTATAATTTTACTATAACATCTTACAATGCACAAAATAATAAAGGTAATTCAAATACATCAACAACATATTTAACAACACCTCGTGCAGTAACAAATATTACAACTGGTATTATTACTTCAAAGAGTGTACAATTAAATTATTTAGCTTCATTTGGCGCAACAGCATATTCAATTACATCTACACCATTAACTACAACACAAATAACATCATCAACATCATATATATTTTCAAATCTTACGCCAAATACAACATATTCTTTTACAATTACATCTTCTAATTCATCCGGTTATGGTGAATCAAATATTTCCTCACCTTTTATTACAGCACCAGATGCAGTTACAAATATTACACAAAATAGTATTGGACTTTCAAGTATAATATTATCATTTACACCAGCAGCAGGAGCCACATATTATTCAATATCAAATACACCATATACATCAACTCAAATTACAACAGGTTCTCTTTATAATACATTTTCAAATTTATTAGCCGGAACAAATTACACTTTTACTATAACATCATATAATGCACAAAGTAATCAAGGTAATTCAAATACATCAGCATCATATTTAACATTACCAAGTTATGCAACTAATTTTAATAGTTGTAATATTGGCATATCAAATGTAGTTTTATATTTTAATCCTACATTAAGTGCTACATCATATTCCATTGTATCATTCCCAGCAACAACTACACAAATAACAAATGGTTCACCATATTTATTTTCAAATCTTACATCAAATACATACTATCAATTTGCAATTACAGCTTCAAATGCAAGTGGTGATGGTCCTACTACTGCACCTACACCAAATATTACAACATTAGTAGGAGCTGTAAATAATATAACATTTGATCAAGCAACATATTCATCGGCTATATTACGTTTTAATCCAGCAGATGGTGCAACATCATATTTAATAACATCTGTACCCAATAACATATCACATACAGCAACAACTATACCATATACATTTACAAATTTATCATCAAATACTTTATATTATTTCATAATAACATCATCTAATTATCTAGGTTATGGTGGATCAATACAATCTCCTACAGTATATACACCACCAGGACCAGTAACTAATGTAAGTATAAGTAATATTACTACAAATAGTGTAAATATAAATTTTACGGTAGCATCAAATGCTACACAATATGATATTATAGCAACTAATGACGCAGATAAAACAACAATAACACAATATAATTTAACACCACCATATTCACCATATGTATTTAATGGTCTTACAAATGGAGTAGCATATTCATTTACAATAGTATCTTATAATTTATCTATGACTACTGCTGCTGGAGGAAGTTATACTACTCCGTTATCGTATGCAATAGTACCAGGAGTTACAAATATTAGTGTGAGTGGAATTACATCATATTCAATGAATATAAGTTATACAGCCGCATCAGGTGCGACAGATTATATTATTAGAACTACACCAATTACTCAATCATATCCAATTAATGGTACAAGCTATACAATAACAGGATTATCACCAAATACATCATATATATTTAATATTGAATCAGAATTATATAATAAAAATAGTGGAAAATCCTATTCTGGAGGTTCTACAAACTCATTGTCATATACTACGACACCTGATGCAGTCACAAATATTTCTGGTTGTAATATTACTCAATCTAATTTAACATTAACATTTACACCAGCAGCAGGTGCGACATATTATTCAATTACAAATACACCATATACATCTACACAAATAACAACCGGTTCACCTTATACATTTTCTAATCTTTTATCTGGAACCTATTATACTTTTAATATTACATCATCAAATGTAATAGGAATAGGTAATTCAAATAATTCTTCTATATTTGTAACATTGCCGGCTGCAGTAACGAATATTTCAGCTTATAATATAACTCAATCATATCTTACATTAACATTTACGCCTGCTGTAGGTGCAACATATTATTCAATATCAAATACACCATATACATCTACTCATATAGTATATGGCTCGCCAAATACATTTTCAAATCTTTCACCAAATATATCATATATATTTACACTTACATCTTATAATTATCTATTAGCAAATGGTGGACTTATGAGTTATTATACTTCAAATAATGCACTATATTTTATAAATGTTTTTACAACTATTGGAAATTCAACATTATTAATAAATCAAACAATAACAAATGTAAATATATTAGTAGTGGCAGGTGGTGGTGGTGGTGCAAGTACGAATGATCGCACTGCTGGTGGTGGTGGTGCAGGAGGATATTTATTCTTTAGTAATCAAACATTAGCAGTTGGAACATATAATGTAACAGTTGGCGCTGGTGGTATAGGTGGATATTCACCAGCTTTTCCAGCTGTTCAGAATGGTAATGATGGTGGTAATTCATCATTTGGTAGTTATACAGTAGCGATTGGTGGTGGTGGTGGTGGCGGAAAAGGTAATTATGGTGATTCAGGTGGTTCTGGTGGAGGAGCAGCACATAACGGTGGTAGTGCTGGTACTGGAACAAGCGGTCAAGGTAATTCTGGTGGCACCGGTTCTTATAATGTTGGTTCTGGAACTGGAAGTTTTGGTGCAGGTGGTGGCGGAGGTGCTGGTGCGGCTGCTACAAATGTAATAAGTGGTGATTCATATGCTGGAGCAACTGCAGGTGGTATTGGTATAGCAAATTCAATATTTGGATCTAATGTATATTTCGCCGGTGGTGGAGGAGGATCTATAAATAACTCTGGTGGACAAACAAATTTTTATGCTGGAGCAGGTGGATTAGGTGGAGGAGGTGCAGGTGCAGCAACATATGGTCCAAATAATGCATCAACAACAGCAAATGGATGTAATGCAACATATTACGGTGGTGGAGGAGGAGGTGCAGCAGGATGTTCTGGATCAATTGTATCAGCAAATTCAGGAGGTAACGGCTATCAAGGTATTGTTGTAATACAATATATTGCAATAAGTGGTGGATCAGTTAATTCTTCACCAATTTCAACTATACCAGGAACTGTATCAAGATTAATTGTAAGTAATATTACTCAATCTAACTTAATTATAAGTTTTACTCAACCTGCAACGGGATCACCCTATTATTTAATTTTGTCAATACCTGCAACTACAAATCAAATAACAACTTCTTCACCATATACATTTTCAAATCTTTTATCAGGAACTACATATTCATTTCTTATTTTATCATCAAATTCAAGCGGTAATAGTCCACCATGTTATTCTCCATCATCATATTTAACATTACCTGCCGCAGTTACAAATATTTCTGTAAGAAATATTACTACATCAAGTTTAGTATTAAATTTTACTCCAGCAACAGGAGCGACATCATACTCTATATCAAATACACCATATACATCTACACAACTTACTACAAGTTCACCATATACATTTACAGGTTTAACTTCTGGTACTACATATGTATTTACTATAACATCATCAAATTCAACCGGTATTGGTGGATCAAATAATTCATCATCATATTTAACTTTACCTGCCGCAGTAACAAATATTACAATTACCAATATTACTACATCAAATTCAGTAATAAATTTTACTCCAGCTATAAGTGCCACATCATATTTTATTGTTTCATCACCTGTATCAACAACACAAATTGCAAGCGCTTCACCTTATACATTTTCTAATCTTTTATCTGGAACCTATTATACTTTTAATATTACATCATCAAATATATCTGGATATGGTGATGCAGTATATTCACCATCATTTATAACATTACCAGCAGCTGTAACAAATATTTCAAGTTGTAATATTAGTTCAAATAGTCTTACATTAACATTTACACCAGCTACGGGAGCAACATCATATTCTATATCAAATACACCATATACAGACACGCAAAGAACAACTATTTCACCATATGTATTTTCAAATTTAGCAAGTGGTACATCATATAATTTTACAATAACATCTTTAAATTCAACCGGTGTAGGTTTATCTGCAATTGGTGGGCCATTTATGACAACAACAACCACATTATATAATATGTCATTCCCATTTACATTTACAACATTTAATCAAACTGGATCAACTGGTCCACCTTTTCAATATTATCAACCATTAGCAAATTCACCAGGTTATGATCCAAATTTAGGTAGAAATTCACCATATATTGTTACATTAACTGGTGGTATACAAAAATGGTATGTACCAACAACCGCCACATATACAATTATTGCAGCCGGAGCAGCAGGTGGATACAGTACATCTGGTGGTGTTGGAGGATTAGGTATTACAGTTATAAATACCATTAATTTATTAGCAGGTACACAATTAAATATACTTGTTGGACAAAGTGGAGCGACAACAAGTACAGGTGGTGGTGGAGGAGCCACATTTGTTACATATAGTAGTACAAATATGCCAATTATTGTCGCAGGTGGTGGTGGAAATGCATGCAATGTTACAGTGAATACATATAGTTCAACAGCTAATGCAGTTTTTACAACAAAAGCTGCAGATGGAACCGGTGGAGGATATGGTGGAAGTAATGGAAGTGGTGGTACTGACATAAATGGAGGAACTGGTGGTGCAGGTTTTTACAGTAATGTTAACAATTTACCACTTTCACAAACAACTGCATTTAATGCACTAGCATATATAAATGGTGGTGTTGGTGGTTCACCAGGAGGTGGATTTGGTGGTGGAGGTTCTTTAGGTGGTGGAGGTGGTTATTCTGGAGGTGGAGGAGTAAATACAAATGTATCTGGTTGGGGTGGTGGTGGAGGAAGTTATAATATATATGGTAGTAATAATAACGCAACGTTATTTACAATTTTATATAATAGTAATCAAGGATATGTAACATTTGTGACAACATCTCAATATGCTGCATTAAAAATAGATTATGACGGAGGAGGTATAAATATTCCTCAAAGTAATATATCAGTATCTAATATTAATAATTACTATGCATTTAATTATGCTAACACAAATGTGATTGATTTTAATAATATGAATTTAACAACAAATACAACTGGAATTACAATATTTATACAATTTTCAATGACTTTACCACTTAATAGTTTAGGATCAACAAATTATAGTGAAACAGTATTATATATTGGTCCAAATACTACTGTTGGAACATTTAACAATACGCCAAATAGTATATATATAGGTCGTAATTATAATGAGAATGGATCATATAATTTAAGTTTAAATTTTACTGGAGCAACTACTAATAATTATATTGGAGCAAATAGTGCTACATATGGATATAATCCACCAAATTTTGCAATATCATCAAATATAATATATACAATGGCATTAACATGGTCAGGAAATACATCAAATATTAATACAAATGCAAATACATTAAAATGGTGGGTAACAAGTAATAATATACCATTTTCAAATGTTACATCAAATATATTAACTGATGCAACAGTAACAATACCAGATACTATTTTCCAATCATGTTTAATTGGACATAATCCAAATACAACATATCCAGGATATTTGACTGGAACTATAAATTCTCTTTACATATATAATAGTTGCTATTCTAATTCACAAATTTTTAATTTTAAAACAGATGGTAGTATTATAACAAGTAATACAAATACATTCAGTAATTTAAGTTTCAGTAACTTAAATGGTATAGGTTCATATGGTCCAATTTCTTTATCAGGATATGGTACAAATTATTATGGATCTAATACATTTTATCCATTACAATTAGTGAATGGAATTCAATATTGGTATCCTCCAGTAACTGGTCAATATTACATTTTAGCAGGAGGAGCAGCAGCATCAAGTAATAGTAGCGGTGGTGGATATGGTGTAGTTGTAAGTACTATAGTAACTTTAACGGCAAATACGTTAATTGGAATATTAGTTGGACAAATGGGTATTTCACCAAATGGCACTGTTAATGGAGGAGGAGGAGCTACATATGTTGTACAATTTCCAAATAGAAATACACCTATAACTTCTCTCACATCAAGCAATATCATATTAATTGCTGGAGGAGGAGGAGCTGGTAATTCAGCAAATACTACAACAAATGCGACTACATTAACAAGCGGTAATACAGGAATAAGTGGTGGCTCTGGAGGTATAAACGGTGCTGGTGGTGCTGGTGGAGGAACATCATATGGACCTGGTGGAGCAGGTTTCTTTGGTAATGGAGGTGGAGCAAATTGGGTTGGTGATGGCCCAACACTAGCACAATCATTTATAAATGGAAGCATTGGTGGATATTATTCAGGTAATAGTGGATATGGTGTTCAACGTACATATGGTGGTTTTGGTGGAGGAGGAGGATCTGTGATTACAAATGGAGGCGGTGGATCTACTCCTGGAGGTGGAGCTGGTTATGGGGGAGGAGGAGGATACTCGGGAGGTGGTGGAGGAATAAGTGGTAGTACTGGTGGTGGAGGAGGAGGAGGTTCATTTGATATTAATGGAACAAACAATAATGCAACAAAATATTTATATCAAATAAATGGACAAAATGGAAGTGGTTATAATAGTAATCACGGATTTGTTAATATTATAAATTTACAAAGAGCAGGATTATATCCCTTTGTGATTGCTACTTTCACATCTGGTGGTGTTACAGGTACAAATGGTCCAACACTTGCACAAGCACAAGCAGGAATATCTGGAACACCTGCACCAAGTACATGGTATAGTACTTATTTAACAATGACAACACAAGGAATTATGAATTGGACAGTGCCACAAACACGTGTATATCAAATAATTGCTGCTGGGGCAAGTTCACCAGTGTTTGGTACAAATACACCTGGTTATGGAGTAGTAATATCAACATTGGTAAATTTAACAATTGGACAAATAATAACAATATTAGTCGGCCAAGTGGGAACTATAGGACATGGTGCAGGTGGAGGAGGTGGAACATTTGTTGCTACAAATGCATATCCTACTCTTACAAATGCGTCTCCTTTGCT